CAGCACGCAAGATGGGGGGGGGGAGCCTAAAAAGTAAGTAGCGTGCTTTGCGCAGACGGAAATCAACGCGTTATGGAAGTTATGAAAGGTGAATACAGGTATCTGTCGAGCCGCCTTTCGTACAGAAACGAAAAGGTGCATAGGAATGCTATTGATGCCCGCCGGTATTTATCAGAGAGGGCAGTCAAGATATGCGTTATTTCTGTTCTCGTGGCTTCTCATTATAACGTAGACTAGGCACCCACCCTAGGTGGGGTAACTTTGAGAACGAAAAGGAGCTAACATATCGGCCATTAGCGACGAAAAAATTAATGAAAAAATCAAACAAATAGACGACCACACCGCGAGGTTTTCAATATGATTGACCAGATTATACACGATGATTCGATAAAAAAAATAAAAGCAATCCCCGATTGTAGTGTCCATGCTATTATCTCGGATATACCATATGGTATATGTTATAGTGAATGGGATATTTTACACGATAATAAGAATACAGCTCTAGGAGGAGCATCTATAGCACAAACCAAAGCAGGTGAAATTTTCAAACGACGTGGCAAGCCTCTCAACGGTTGGAGTAACGCAGACAAAAAAATTCCGTATGAATATCAAGAATGGTGCGCGTCATGGGGAAAAGAGTGGTTACGAGTTCTTAAACCAGGAGGCTCATGCCTAATCTTTGCTGGCAGAAGATACTCACATCGCTGCATTGTTGCATTGGAAGACTGTGGTTTTACCTTCAAAGATATGATTGCGTGGGAAAAACCAACAGCACCATACAGGGCTCAAAGAATTTCAGAAACGTATAAACGCCGTGGCGATTACAAAAATGCCCAAAAATGGTCAGGCTGGAGGGTTGCAAATCTTAGACCATTGTTTGAACCTATTCTTTGGTTACAAAAGCCATATAAAACAGGTGGAACACTCGCAGACAATATCCTTATCAATAAGGTAGGCGGATGGAATCAAAATGCTTTAGAAAAATACAATGGTTTTGGATATTGCAAAAAAAGCGCATCTTTGCTCAAATATATTTCGTATTTCCAGTGACAAAGATGACCATGGGCTTCACGAAGCACAAAAACCCCTTAATCTGATGGAATGTTTAGTATCTCTGGTTACTAAGCGAGGGGCTTTAATATTGGACCCTTTCGCCGGCTCCGGGACTACCTGTGTGGCAGCTCAAAAGCTAGGGAGACATTTCATAGGCATAGAAATAAATAAAAAATATGTGATGATAGCTAAACATCGCCTTAAACAACTACGGGAATGCTCCACCCCGGAAGTCATATAACAACCGAGTGCTGGTGCGGAATGAGGGAAGCGGAGCGCGACTTCTCGAATGCTGCTCTCAAGGACTCCTTTGACTTTAGCAGCCCTGAGTTCATCCAGCGCACCTTGTGCTGGCAGCTTTCACAAGCAGTCAAGGCAAGCCCTGCCGTATGCCGGGAAGTTCTCTGGTCTTGTGGCTTCGACCTCGACCTTGCCTACAGCAAACTCAAAAGCGATGCCCAGGAGGTAGTATGATGGCAATAATATTTTACGTCAATTCATTAGGCATAGTAGATGTGCCTACCAACCACGGTAGCTTCTACGCTATCACTGTCCGCGGCAGCTACCTTAAGGTTGAGGAGATATGTTCGGGTACCGTAGAAGGAACTGCTTTTGCTGGCATAGTTAAGGGTCTGACACCCGATTTCGTGTTTGACCTCTGTTCCTTTGTGACCAACTTTAGCGACAAAGACAGCCACAGGCGCCCGCTGTTTGGTGCGCTTGCCTGGGCAGTCAACAGCGCCAGGTCGGGCAGAGATTTTCTGCCGCCCCCTTACCGGTTCAACCTTTTCCGACGTGGGCACCCTCGATGTCCTGGGACCTACTGCCAGCGACCTCATAGCCTGTCTTGGTGAGAAGATTCTTAAGGCGTCCGAGGCTGACACAGTATTTCACGATGTTCACATATCGGTCGAATTTTCTCGCACACCTGCCAGAGAGTACAAAGCCCCTAAAATCACCTTTGAGGTGAACGACAGGGACATGCGTGTTGACGGGAAAAAGGCGTCTGACGCGCCCGACCAGGCGTTTCGCTGCCCTGACAAGTAGCAGAAAGCGCGTCAACGCTGGGTTTTTAGCTCAAAAAGATAGGCTTGACATTTCCCTCTCCCTATGATATAATGTAGTCACGGGGAGAGGTCTTCCCGTATCTCGACAAACTCAACGCACCCTAGGAGGGCGACATGGCTACTGCTGACAAGAAAGCAACTGCGAAGGCATTGGTGAAGGCTGCGAAGAATGCGAAAAGCCCCAGCAAGGGCAAAGAGCCGAGCGCACCGAAAAAGGAAAAGGGCACGCCCAAGAACCTCATGACGTTCTATGTGAGCGCGAAGGGCACGGTCATCAGCGGGCATGTGACCCCAAAGAACAAGGCCACTCCCTACTTTGAGTTCAGCATTGACGGCAACCAACTCCAATTGCGCTGGGCCCCTAAGGGGACAGCGGCGGTTTCGCTTCGCATATTGAAAGCCAGCCTGGCCAAGAACTCCGCGGATGAACTCTGCGGCCGAATCCGCGGAAAGCTTAGCCCGGATCTCTTCAAGATTCTGCGCCCCATTTTTGCCTGGCTGATTGAGCGCGTTAAGAACGACACCCTGGACCAACCGAAAGTTGGCCGCTGCTGGCGTGAAATGCCAAAAGCAAACCCAACGGCACCCGACTGCACCAAGCCTTGCTTGAAGGCTACGGTCAAGCCCGCAACCGAAAATGTGTTCTCAACAGCCGAGTTTGTCCAGCGCACGAAAGTTTGGCAGCTGGCTCAAGTGACCGGCCATGATGCCCTCGTGTGCCGCAAGATGCTTGAACGGCACGGGTACGACCTTGACGCGGCCTACGCTGAATTTCTTGGGTACGCAGAACGCACAGCCCGCGAAATTAGCGGGTCTGATAGCTAGCCCGGTGGGCTTGACATTGTCCTCTCCCTGTGATATAATAAGTCATAGGGAGAGGGCGTTCGCAAACCCAATAGGCATGCGAGGCTTGACATTCTCCTCGTCCTGTGATATAATGTAGTTGAGGGCGATAGGGAACGCTAACTAGGCTGACTGCCCGGGGCAAACTCAACAGCCGCTCAACCGAGCAAAATTAGCGAGGACGAAAGGGTTACGGTATTAGGGTTGACATTCGGAACGACCTGTGATATAATAAGTCACAGGGACAGGGACAGGAAGAGAGCTACGCTCAAAACGTCCCGCTAGGAATCGTTTAGTGATACGTTGCGAAGTTTCGCAATACGGGAAACAATTCCCGATTAGCTACCCGCAGGTAGCGGTGGCTGGGGCCTAGCAAACTCGTTTAATATGAAAACGACCACAGCAATGTGGGTAACATTTACCGAAGTCCAGGAGGACACCATGAGCGTTGACAAAATGCAGGAAAAGATTGTAGCCCTTAAGAGCCAGCTTGCCGAAGAACGCGAACTCCGCAAGGCGGTTCAGCGCGAACTCAACGATACCAAGAAGCTTCTTTCCCGCGCCCAGTCACTGGCCGCCAAGATGGGCCAGGCGTGCGCCGCCCTCAACGAAGCCATCAACGACGGCGAAGCCGCTGCGCCCAAGAAGGCCAAGAATGTCAAGGCCGGCGCAAAGACGCAGAACACGGGCGGCAAGCCCAGCAAGAAGGATGGCAAGAAGGTCAAGGCCGACAAGCCCAAGAAGGTCGTCAAAATCGTTGAATCTGACGAGGACGATGACGAAGCCCCGACCCCCAAGAAGGCCAAGAAGGGCGGCAAAAAGGCCAAGTCCGACAAGAAGCCCATCAAGAAGGGCAAGGGCGACAAGTCCGAAGTCAAGAAGGACAAGTCCGACAAAAAGGTCAAGGGCAAGGGAAAGAGCAAGAGCAAGGTCGACGACCTTGACCTGGACGACACCTACGAAGACTAGCGCACCATGCGCCGGCCACGAGGCAAACACCGGGGCCTGTTTATCGGGCCTCGGTGAAAAATAAACTCAACAATCACACGCAAACATTGCGGCCGCAAAAACAACAAAAGGCCGCAACAAAATCCCCAGGAGGGAACTCACATGGCTGCTAAGAAAAACAGGGGTATCAAGGGCACTGCTGGTTCTGACAATTTCGTTGTTCGCGTGTTCTCCGACATGCCGGTTGTCTCCGAACGTAAAATGCAGGTGCAACTGGAAGATATGAATGAAGAATACGTCATTCTCTCCATGCGCCAGCCGCGCTCGTCCAAGCGCATCAAACGCCTCATTCCCCGTGACGAATTTGTCGCGTTCTCCTACAACGAAGACTCCGGCGAAGTGTCCTTCATCTTGCCCTCGACTCGCCAGGAAGTGCTGACGGTTATCGGCACCGTTGAATGCCTGGGCGGCATGGTCTACGTCACGGCCGAAGACGGCACGGTTCACTTCTTCCACGAAGAAGACGTGGAAATTGTGGCCGAGGCCGACGACTCCGGCAAAAAGTCCAAGAAGGACAAAAAGGCCAAGGGCAAAAAGGGCAAGAAGGTCGCCCCCGTCGACGATGACGAGGACGATGACGAGGACGACGACTCCGACGAGGACGACGACGACGACTCCGACGAGGACGAGGATGAGTCCGACGAGGACGAGGATGAGTCCGACGAGGACGAAGACTCGGACGAGGAAGACGAGGACGACGACTCGGACGAGGACGACTCGGACGATGACGAGGACGATGGCGAGGACGACGACGACGACTCCGACGAGGACGACGACGAGGACGAGGATGACGAGGACGATGAAGACGAAGCTCCTCGCGGCAAAAAGGGCCGGGGCAAGGGCCGGGGTCGCAAGTAACCCCCGCTAGCACGCCTACTGCTACTGGCATCCAAGTCTGATTCTCTGGGCTGTCAAACTCAACATCGGGTTTGACAGCCTAGATTCAACCCAAGGGAGAACATTATGGAAACCCCGGTTCAGATTTTCGTTGAACCCGACAAGCTTGTGGGAAGTCTTGAAGATTTCCTCAAGAGCTTGCCTGCTGACACCAAGTCCGTCCAGATGTGCTTGTACGCTTACGTGGACAACTATGACGACTACACCGACAAGACCAAGTGCGTGGCCGAAGGCGACGCCTGGCTCAACCTTTCCGAAGAAGCCCGCATGGAACTCATTGGCGCGGCTGTCACTAATGCCTTGCAGCTTGCGGCCGAAGTCATAACTGCTCCGACCGAAACGGAAGCCGAATACGCCGAAGCCGCTGCAAAGTTGGACGCCCTGGGCGACAAACTCAAATCCCTCTCCCGCTCGTTTGTGCTGCACATGGAAAACGTGGACACGGCCGCGCTGGCCGCAACGCAGCTTGAGCGCCTGTTTGAAGGTCTGCTTGCCCACAATGAACGCACCATCTTTACCCTGGCGATGGGCACTTTCAAGAAGCGGAAGCCCCTCGCTCCCGTTATGGAAGAACTCCAGTGGAAGCTTCTGTCGCAAGCCCGCAGGCCCAAGACGCACGCCATCGGCAAGCCCGAAGTCGGCAAGCCCGTCGGTAAGCCCGTTGCCAAACCGGCCAGCCCTGCCAACGAAGCCTAGCACATCGGCGCCGGAAGGAAGGTAGCCCTCAGCCTCAGCATACGGGCTGGGGGCTTTTACCAGTTTAGTTTGTCAGGAGGACAATATGGCCGAAAGCTGCCCCGATTCGGAACGGGCAGGACAAGTGATAGCATTCTTGACAAGATTGCGCTATCTCTCCTTGAAGGAGAAAGTTCTGCTCCTAAAGAATTGCCCTTACAAGGGGCTGGTGAAAAGGATACTGGGTCTTGCTTTTGCTGGAAACATATTCCGCATTGACCTAGAAACCATCAACAGGAAAAAGACAACAGACCTGATAGGCGCAGATGAAAGGCTGGCCAGGTTTGTCATGTTGCAAGAGAGATTCTTTGCGGAAGAAATTACGGTGCCCGCCTTCTTGAAAAAACTACAAAAGCTGATGGCCGTCCTTCACGTTCGTGAGTTCGACTTTTACAGCGACCTACTGTCTGGCGGGACCTGCTATCTTGACTATATCTCCTACCGCAAAATAATCCTCAAGGGCAAAGATGAAAAGGACTACGTCCGATTCATGCGCCCGTGCGAAGCAAACTCGGACGCCGCGTGGGGAGGCAAACGCTTTGTCGTTCAGCCTAACTACCAGGGCATCCAGCTTAGGGTAATCCTCGAGAAGGGGAAGAAGCCTAAGCTGATAGGAAGAGACCAAAACTCCTACGCCAATCGGATGAAGGCTACGCTAAAGACCGCGTATGGCTTCCTTAAGGAGTCCGGTCTCAACCGTGTCGAGTTTGACGGCATCCTCACTTTAAAAGACAAACGCAATAGACCAGCGCACGACTGGAAAGCTTCGGAATGCTGCTTGTACATTTACGATATGGTGGATGAATCGCTGCCTTTGAAACGAAGGCTGCGGACAGTCAAGGCGTTCTGCAACTTCCTTAAGCTTGCCAAGAATAAGCGCATTATTATGATGCCTACGGACATCCTCTCTGGCCCTTCCATTCTTATGGAAGCTAAAAGCTTCTCACGGGGTGTTAACCCTTACGCTTCAAGGAATGGAATTATCGTCAAGCGCTGGGATAGTGCGTATGAGTTCAAACGCAGCCCTAACTGGTTGACGCTGACGGCATTTAAGGAGACCGAGTCCGGCACATTCCTGGGCAGGGCAACTATTGTTGGGTTTGCACCTGGCATGACGAAGATTTATGCCATCGACAACAACGGCCTTGAATTGGAAGTGGAAGGAGCACAGGCAACTATTGCTCCCCTCTCAAAATACGTAGGGTTCACCGTTGAATATGCTTTCATTCACGGGTACCTGAGTTTCAGGCGAGTTCTCTACGACAAGGGACGGGAGGTATAGAATGAAAGCTGCATTGTATATTGACCTAGACAACATGCTTGGTTACTGCTACTCTCTCGGCTATCGGTTTAAGCCGAGGAGCCTGGTGCAGTTTATTACCGAGCGCGGTGATACGCTCGAAATTGCAAAGAGCTTTGGTAGTATTAAGTCTGCGTTGTCACACCTCGGCTTCTTTATGAGCGAGGACGCCTGCCTTGGCCTTTTGAGGGCAGCCGGCATTGAGCATGTGTCCTGCGCCGGAAAGAAAAACTCGGCAGACTTGTCTCTTAGCCTGGAAGCCCTCACTGACAACGAGTCCTATGATGTCCTATACATCGTATCGTCGGATGCAGACTTCCTTCCGCTAACGGAAAAGCTCACGGCTCTAGGTAAGAAAGTAGTTTGCATTCGGATGTTTCAGCCGCAAAACGCTACCGAGTGCGCTGGCTTGACCGAAGTTTATTACCATGACATTCTCGGTATCTCGGTAGAGGAAGGATTTGACGTTAAGGTCCTGGTTTACAGGAATGTGGTTGAGTCAGTGCTGAAAAGTCCTCTTGTTCGCCCTGAACAGCTTGAGGAAGTAATGAAGGACGTACTTGAAAAGTTCGTTCCTGGCCAGACCCTCGCTAACCTTGCTTCTGCTATCGGCAGAAAGGACGCATTCAAAATCATACGAACGGCCCTGTACGGTAAGGCCTTTGTATCTGACCCTGCGGACAAGACCGTGCTTCTGGCGGTGCGCGATGGCCTTGACGGCCTTTTGTCTGCATACTACAGGCAATGCCAATTCATCCTGCGCAGGCATTTGAAGGGCCCCTTGGATGAGGATGCACTGAATAAAACTTTCATGCTGAAAAATAAGAGGTACTCTCTTACTGAAAGGCACCTCGAGGAGATTTAGGATGAACAGAATATCTCACGATACGGAACATAAGGCGGAGGGACTTGAAGACCTTAGCATACCCCTTCACGAAATGTTCATCTCTATAGAGGGCGAAGGGCCGGAAGTGGGTACTCCCACGATATTCGTCCGCACTGCCGGGTGCGATTTCAAATGTCCGTTCTGCGATACTCGCAAGTCCTGGGATTTGGAAAACTCTGACACCTTCACCGTTAGCAAGCTAGTTCGCATGGTTGAGCGGGGCTTGTGCTCCTGCGTTCGCCGGGTAAGCGTAACGGGTGGTAACCCCGCGCTTCATAAGGATGGGGTGCTTGCTCTTATAACGGCGCTTCAAGCTCCTGGCCGCTGCTTCAACCTTGAGCACCCTGGTGTTCATGCCTATAGCTATTCCGAGGAGTTCGAGTTTATCAGAAAACTCTGTGAAGCAACGGTGGAAGGCTCGCGCTTTCACCTTAGCATGGACGTAAAGATACCCCTTCTGAGCCGTGACTCCGAAGGTACTAAAGATAGCTATCTTGAAGGCGTAAGCTACCTTATTGCCCATAACGTGCTGCTTAAGGCAATTGAAGGTCACTCTGACCGGTGCTCTGCATCGGTCAAGGTTCTTGTCCAGAACGAAGGTGACTTCGACTTCTTTGCTGATAAGGTGGATTTTCTTACTGAAGGTCTGCATAATCTGAATATCACGTATTGGGTGGCTCCGGTACGCGGGCCGCAGAATGAAGTTAGCAGGGCTTTTATCGGTTACATCACCGATAGGCTCTCTTATCATCCGGCATTCTCTCGCGTTGGTCAGCCTCACTTTATTTGGCGTCTTAACCCTAACCTTCATATTCAACTAGGTATCCGATAGCACTACGGGGAGGTAGCTATGGCGGTTATTAAGCTCGGTACTGTCCAAAAGTATCACCTGCTTCGGTGCATGGGACTTATAAAGGCAATCTGGGAGTGGAATGAAAACCCACTCGAACAGATGAAGTTCCATGCACCTAGAATATTCAACAAAACAGTCAACCTCGAATGGGTTAAGGCAGAGGCCACCAAGAAGTGCGTTTCTGACGTGGAGAGCCTCTGCGACCTTATCGGTTCGGTATACTCACGCATAGAGCGTGACCTCCACGAATCCGACTACCTGCGCGTTACAATTCTCATGCAGCTTGAAAGGATTCTGGTGGATGAATGCAGCTTCATCTGCCCTGAATTGCGCGAACTCAAGGACTATACAGACTTTGAGGGCACGGTGGACAATGTCCTTGAATGGCTTGGACGAAAGCTCACGGACGTTGAGGAGCTTATAGCAGGCAATGAATCCGTCAAACTGGTGGATGCGTTTTATAATCACATAGTTTCACTTGACGGGGGAATGATACGCTGGTTCAAGGGCAAGTGGTATTCCAAAGAAGATGTCTACTATGAGGCAGTTCAACTAGGTTAGCGTAAGCAGTGCCCGAAACATTGGAGGGCAGAAATGAAAGCAAGGTCATTCTTGTCGGACAAAAGTATTTCATACTTGAAGGGTATTGACCTCTCGGCGGAAGCCGAAGAGTTGCATAACGCATTGGACAACCTTCTAACCGATTTGCCTCACTACCTGTTGAGGCTAGACACCGGCTCATTCTCAAATGAGAATGCAATAGTGGCATTCGGTCGAATGGTGTATACAGCAGGCGCAAGGTATAAGACTCCGGGTGTTAATCTCCGGTACCGCAAAACCTACAAAGACCTTGTTAATGCAAACTCATTCGACCTCGGGCGCGAACTCGCCTGCAATATTTCACCAATGCTGGCCAGCAAGGTGCTCCCTAAAGCGGCACTTAACTCAGGGCAGGAGGGTGCCGTATCTAAGGGTACTCGTACCTTTCAGCATAAGGCTTGGCTCCATTCTAAATGGGAAGGTGACGAGTTTGAAGGGACGGCTGGCTTTATCAAAGCCCTGAGGCAGACGGCTTTGATTGAGCGCAAGAAGGTTCCGACCGTTGCTGTAGGATCTGTATCCGGAACTATGATGCAGCAAGGCTCCTGCTTTCATCTTGCAGGCAAGTCCGTTCAAGCCGGCCATCGTATGATGGTCAATCAGCGGTATACGGTTTATGAGGAACTTCACGCGCTTAGTTCAGGCCTAGGAAGTTTCGTCTTCAATGAAACCAAGATGCCGATATTCAATCTTGATGCTCCGTGTGACCTGTACGTTGTGGCAGAGAATACAAAGGGGCTCAAATACCTTATTGGTTTTCCTGATACCCGGGTGATTGCAAAAGCAAAAGAGCTTAAGGTTGTTACCTGGACGCTCAACCGAGTTTGCACTTCGGACAACAAACTGCGTTTTGTTTTGGAAGGGTCTAATGAGCAAGGGACGCTTGTTATCGCCTGTCATGGAATGTCTCCCTTTTATATGCCCGAAATAATTCGCGGCTAGGTAACAAATGGCCAGTCCCACTAATACGCGGGGCTGGCCATTTTACTATGCTGACAACCTCAAAGGGGTTACCAACATGAAAATAGCCGTGACTGTAGTAGGAAACGCCAGCATAATAAACCTGCTCCCCTATCCGGTAGATATGCTGGTTCAATCCGGCAACTGCACCGAAAACATGGAACTGGCAATTACCTTGCCTCCCTGTGATGACCGGCTGCTTCCGTATTTTATAACGAACTCACGCCGAGAGTTCAACAGGAACTCTATGGAGGTGGAGGAGGAGCATGACCGCGAACTCCGCTATCCGTTTTATGCCGAAAAGGCCCTAACAAATCCCCAAGTAACTCATATCCTTTTAGAGGATAGCGTTCGAGAATATCTCGAGGGCCCTGAAAGCCAATCAACCGGAGAGGTTGAAAAGCCAATCTGGTTTCCTAAAGTGCGTCCTATTATCAGAAGCGTAAATGTAAACAAGGAAGGAACGAAAGCCTCACTGGGACGCCGATACTTTATAGTCCGAAAGGGGGAATTATGAAATTACGTACAGCCTCACACAGGGCAGTTACCGCTATTGTAGTGGTTCTGCTGGTCAATCTGGCTCTCGCCTTCTTCATACCCGCCGATACAAGCGAGCCCAACAAAATAGCAGTACAGGAAACTGCCAAACCTGTTGCTGTGCCTGAGCACTCGGAGGGCCTGCAGCCAGGGTGGCTTTCTGCTGACCCCACTCAGGAGTGGTCAAGCTCGGACGTGACAAGCACTTCACGGCTTCTTTCACAGCCTGAAGTATCAGGAAAGTACAGCCTTCAGGCTTACTTCAAGTTCGCCGAGTCCAAAGGGGTTACGCTGGATAGCGTTCCGGAGGACCTGCTTCTGTATATTTCGGAAGACCCTTACGGCGACCTCGTAATGGCAATCATGTTTGTTGAGTCTGCGTTCCAGCCCAATAACAAGACAGCCAACAACTACGGCCTGATGCAGATTGCAGACGTCCACTTTAAGGAATACGCCCGGGCGCGCCCGTACATTACGCAGTGCGGTGTGCGTACAAAGAAAGACCTGTTTGACCCGCATAAGAATGTATGCGTAGGAATGTCCTTCTTTTATGAGCTCCTGGAAGAGCATAACATGAACAGGGAGAAGGCACTCATGGAGTACAATGCTTCCTACCGAAAGAAGGCTTTTGCTGCTCAGGTTGACCAGGCTTACAAGGAAATAGTGGCGTATAAAACACGCCTCATGTGAAACGATTAAGGCATTAAACACGCTGAGGTATTAGCACAAGGAGATTTTATGCTTATCTCGAAGAAATTTTACTTCGATGCCGCGCATCGGCTTCATACTGTTCGACCCAACCATCCGTGCCGCAACTTGCACGGCCACCGCTACGAGGTGGAAGTGAACATTCAGGGCGACCTGGTCGGCAAATCCACAATGCTCATTGACTACCACGACCTGGCACCCATCAAAAAGTTCATCGACACCACTCTCGACCACGCTACCTTGGTCTCCGGCCTTGATAGCAGTCTTATTATGCTTGTGAAGGCAGGTTGCGGCAGCGAATGCCTCAACGGCGCCCTGACTGAAGTGTTCGGCAAGGTTGCTATCCTTCCTGTGGCCGAAACTACTGCCGAGTGCATGGCCGAATACTTCAAGGGAGTGTTCTTCCGCATTATCCGAAACAAAATGCCGGAAGACTACCTCTTGTCCGTCGCTGTTTCGGAAACGCCGAATACCTCGGCTTATGCTAGCCCGTACTAGCAGCTAACGAAAAGGGCAGCTTGCTATTTGCAGGCTGCCCTATTATTAAAAATAGCCGGGAAGAATGCCATGTTGAAGTCACAATTCACCGACCAGAAATTCGTTAAGGTTGTTATAGAGTTCCATAACTGCGACGGCAAAAACATAAAGCATGTAACGAGGTGGCCTGGCGGTACAAAGGTAATCCGCAAGATTCAGCGCCTGTGTTACACATGCAAGCGGTTGGGATTCACGCACTTCAAAATCTGCCTGGAAAAATGTCGTGCTGTATCGAGTTTGCAGCGCGTTGGAGGAAGTAATGGGATACGTTTCTGACTTTGTAGCCAAGTACCCTGGCGTGGCAAGTACCGCTACCGACTTGGTTGTCTACCACCGCACTGACATGGATGGCCGCCTTGGTGCTGCAATTGCCTATCAGGCCTTGGACGGCAAAGGCGCTCCTGCCCCTGGTAATACCTACTACCTAGGCTTGAACCGGGAAGACGTTACTGTGGACGACCTTCTCGCTGCCTTCCCTAGGTTGCAGCAGGTGTACCTCATTGACTATTCCTTCAGCCCGGACATGGTGTTTACTCTTGCCTCCCGTGAAGAAATCGGCGTATGCCTTCTTGACCACCATGAAACGGCTCTCAAGGCTATTGGCAGCGCAATACGTGATTGGCATTGTGCAGCCAAGAAACGGCTTTGCGGCGTCCTGCCTGTTGAAGTTTCGGACGATGCACTTTGCTGCAAGTACCTCGATGTACTGCCCGGCGGTCAGAGCGGCGTTTCCCTTGCCTGGAGGTTCTTCTTCCCCAATGAAGCCGTTCCCCGCGCCGTTGACCTCATCCGCATATACGACACCTGGAGTCAAGATGACCCGGACTGGGAAGATGCACTGCACCTCAATACCGCTCTCTGGTCCACCCTTGATTCCTTTCCAAACTTCGATTCGGACGTTTTGGAAAAGCTCCTTGCAGACGACACCTACTGCAATGACCTTATCAAGCAGGGAGTTCTTGCGGAACGCATCAATAATATTCGCAATACTCGGGACTCCGAGTCCTACGGTGGAACCCTCGAATGGGAGGGCATTACGTTTCTTGCCCTTAATGCCTCTGGCAACTCTCTGGCCGCGGAACCTGCTACCGTTGATGGTGTGCATGAGGCTGTTCTTCTGTACCGCTGGGCTCCCCGTGCAGGTCATTGGAAGGTATCCCTTTACAACTGCACGACTCTCACGGCAAAGCCGCGCCTGTGTGACATTGCTACCAAATACGGCGGTGGAGGCCATCCCGGTGCTTGCGGCTTTCAGGTCAAAAAACTTCCTTTCAACCTCGAAGATATTAAGCCACTGTAATGGCTAAGGAGAAGCCGGGTTCTGCGCCGCGTAACTTGCAGGCCGAGCTTGCATGGGAAGAGGAAAAGGAAGTCACCGATGCTTTGCATCGAGAGTATCTTCTCCTCACCCAGAAGGTAGGACGTAATCCACTGGCCAAAGGGTACTATACGCAAATTAAGGACGTCCTCGAAGACCTTCTTATGCTGGAGCTCGCGCAGAAGGCTGCGGAAGCTACACTGAAGTTTCAAACGAGGGACAAAATCCTCGTTGTAAACGATAAGTCCCTTGCCCCGTTTCGTGCAGAAATGGAAAGGGCAAAAACCCTCAAACTAATTTCAGGTGTCCTTTCCCTTTCAGGGCACCTTGACGTTGACGGTGCAGTAGATTTGGCTATGTCTGCTTTGTACGGTCCGAAGGACAAGGACAAGCCGGCTGAAAAGGAAGGGAAACTGCTTACGCAACTCCAGTCTATGCTAGACGGCTATGCTAAGAAGATAGAAGCAACCATAGTTGCGCAGGCTAAAAGGTCTCCAAGGGGTGGACGCCACGATTGACAAGATTCGGGGCTTCGCCAAGCCGCCCCCCCCCCTATTGTTCAGGAGCAGGACCTGGCAGATACCATTATGTCCTCTTGTTCCAAAACACTCAACCAATCCAAGCCCTAGACCAGTTTTCTCCAGTTTAGTGGTCGCTCGAAAGTTGAGGAAATAGAAGCCCCTGCGGGTGCCCTGTGTGGTGTGTACAGCATGCCTAGGAGCATCCGCAGGGGCATTTTTCTAGCAGACGTGTCAATACACACGTTTTGCTACCAGGTGGCAAATATGCACAAAATCACCGGTTTTCGCTTATGTCTGGCCTACACATACAAAGGACGTACAAATGGAAAAAGCTACCGCGTATATGACCCTGTGGGCTCGTTGTAATGTTTCTCCCTGCGTGTTCTGCGTCTTAGGGGAGACCAGCAAAAAGAAAGAGCCGATAGTAACCAGCATCAAAAAGACCGTGGATGAAATTGAATTGAAGCTTGCTCGATTGGACTGGGACAAGCACGATAAGGTTTTCTTTACTGGTGGCGAGGCTTTCAACCACGAAGAACCGATGCGCAACATCGAGCCCTTTTGGGAACTCCTAGGGATACTGAAGGAGTACGTTACCGGAGGTAAGTTGAAGAAGATTATATTCAGCTCCTCATTCAAGTTCGACTTCCGTGGTTCTATCCTGGAGATGGTGGTAGGAGAGATACAAACAAAATACCAGGATATGATTCCCTTTATTGAGTTCAACACCTCTTGGGATATTAAATACCGATTCTTCGGTCGCGACCGGGCATACTGGTTAAGCTGCGTTCGCTGGCTACGAGGCCAGGGGTTTCGTGTGCATGTTAGCACCATCTGTACGCAGGCCTTTATAAAGGGATACGTTGGCAATAGCCTTGCTGTGGGCATGGTAATGCGGGAGTTCCCTGGAGACCTATTTGACCTTATACCAGTTCGCGGAAAGTATTCAGCCCTGGACAACATGGCGGCTTTCTTTCCGAAGCGCGACCATTTCAGGGACTTTCTTGAGGTTATATCCGAACGGGATACACCTACCTTCCTGCGTTTTATGGGCCAGCTACAGGGGACCGCTCCTATACTGTATTCGCGTAGCTGCAAGCAGGATGTACTGCGCCTTAAAGCATGTGGCCATCCGCCGGGTCTGAAAAGCTACGCCAACTCTGACAAGTGCATGGTATGCGATGCCGAAGAGTTCCTGAAAACATTCAAGGACGGTAATAAATGAAAATAGCAACGGCTGCCGTTAAGTTGAGCAGCGGTCTTATAGTTTCTCTTCCTCGACCTGCCCGCCACCACGATATAATAAATGCGCTGGCAAGGGTTAATGTCATTTGCCTTGAGCAGGGATTCCTTACAAATGAAGGCAATTTTGTTACCAGGTCAGAAGGGTGGCACATAGCACAAGATGCTGGGCAGATAAAGTATGAATGCGGTGGGCCCTGCGGGGAATTGTACAGCGATAACCTCTGGAAGAAAACAGGAGACTAGAATGCTCCTTGAAAACCAAAATGAAGTATTTTGTAGAGGATATAGAGCACCCTCTAGCGCACCCGTTCACCGCCCATAGAAAAACCCCCGTAGAGCTTATGCCCTGCGGGGGTTTTGTTTTGGCTATTAAATGTGGTTTACACGCAGTGCCTACACGAGGCTAAACGTAGCCCCCGTGCTGTTAATGGTGATGCGGCCCCTCATAAGCTCGCCAACCCTTGCGGGCTGAATAGGAACGTCCACGACCATTTCATTGTTGTCAACGACTTCAGGCGTGTTGTTCGAGGTATCGCAGATGACCTTGAAGTCATACAAGCCGCGGCGTGCCTTGATGGAAGCAAGGTACGGCGTAAGCTTCGACACCAGCATGGAGCGGGAGAACTCGTCGTTAATCTCGAATGTGAAGTCCATCAGGAGGTCCTCGATGGCCGGTTCGATAACGATAAGCAGCATACGCACGTTGACGCGGTCAAGCGCCGATGCACGGTTAAGCAGCGTCTTCTGGCCCCAGATACGAATACCGAAGGTTTCGTGGAAGTCAATGGGGTTGATGCCTGCATCATACAGAGCATCCTCGTCCCCATCATTGAACTCCCGGCGAACACCGAGGACATTCAAAACACCACGGCGGTTGCCAGCAGGGGCAAACCACGGTTCATAGTTTGCAGCCGTGTAGCTGATTTGTGCTCCAACGTGGCCTGTGGGAGACACCCAGATTTCCCGGTCGTTGTGTTCATCGTAAATCTTCACATGGGGCGTATAGAGCGCCGCATGCGAAGTAGACGTGATAAGGGACTTCCGCCGGTAAGCAATGAGGTCTTCCAGGTAGTTGGAGCTTACTTCGTGTTCGATGGGAGTGGAGAGGATGCCGAGGGTTGCACCACGGGATTCGCATACGTCGATAATGGCCTGCTGGTACGCGGGAATACTCCAGCCAGCATCCATGATGACGGTGATGGGGTACCGACGCTTGTTACCAAACAGTTTGAGCGCAGTGACGCACTCTCCCGTGGTTGCGGCGTGTCCGATGGAACCACCGGTGAGCTTGGCATACGTGGTCTGGTTGCAGGGGAGGACATTCTTGTTCACCGCCTTGTTGTCTTTCCAGCGGGCATAGTTGGAAGACTCAAACACCTTCTCAACGTAGATGTTCTGCCCGTAGCCATCCTTGTGGGTTTCGTCACGGGAGCAGGTCTTCCGTTCCACTTCCAGGTACTGGTCGCCGTACTTCTTGTACAGAATGACGAGGAAAGCACCGGGTTCCTTGACCATATCCGCGCAGGCCTGGTCAAAGTCATTCCAATCCGCCTCGTCGCCGTAGGGGTAGTGGAACAGCTTATAGTAGACTTCTTCATCCGTCGGGGTGGACGTATGCAGGTAGCCAACGCGGCGCTTGTAGCCGGTGTACAGTTCATTGTGGGTATCCAGAATATGATGATACTGGTTCTGCAAAGCATCCAGCGTACCAGCATTGAGGATATCCACAGGAATACCAGCTTCGGCGTTACCGGCTGTAGCGGCCAGCTTGATGGTATTCGGCGTACTGGTCTTAATGACATAGTACGTTTGACCAGCAACGAGGCCGCCAGGAAGAGTACCGTCAGAAGACAGCGTAACCGAATAGCCGGTCTCGGTGATGCCATAGAAGGTTTCCGAAACGGCCAGCGAGTCCTTGGACATATCAATCTTCGGACTGCATGCAACCTGCTTGTTGGTGCAAGTAAGAGAGAGGTCAACACCAGCGGTTGTCCAATCAATAGGCGCACCGCTTTTCTCAAGCGAAAGAGCAATGCGGTTGGCTGTAGGGGACTTGATAACGTAGAAGTCCGTATCAGCCGCCATTGCCGGTTCAGGGGCTGTGGTAGAGGCCAGGCGAACCACATCGTTGTTTGCAACGGCAGCGTAGAACGGAGCATCGACCGTAAAGAGGTCGGTGTCCACGTCCAGCGTTACGTTGGAAGTAACGGCTTTGCCCTGCAAGGAGATGCCGAAGGTTACCCCGCCAGTGCTGTTAAGGCCAATGGGCTCTTCGGAGAGGGCGTTGGCTTCAGTACGCGCAAGCTGAACCTTGTACTTGTCGGCATTCACGCCATCCTGCGGAACGACAATGAGGTAGTACGTTTCCGTCAGTTCAAGAGGAAGGCCGCTATCCACAAGGGGGAGGTCCTGGGCATTACCGGTAAGCGTAACGGCATCGCCAGTGGCCGCTGTGATATAGAATGCCTTGGGCACATTCAGGTAGTCGCCTTCAATATCCACTGTGAAGGTGGAGTTGAAGCCGGATGCTTTGCCGTCGCTGGTGTCAAGTTCGTAACCATCAGGGTCGGCGACTGCATACTGCTGTTCACCGTTCACATCGTCGGGGGTGAGCTTGATGGTGACTCCCGTGCCAGGAGACGTAAACACAATGTAGGTACCGTTGAGCGCATCAGCCTGCGAAGCCGCTACACGGATACCGTACTTGTCTTCGGAGAACTTGACGACAAAGTAGTTGGTGCTCTCCGCGAGAGGAGCAGGAAGGGAAGCGCCTTCAAACTGAATCACATCACCGTCAGAGAGAGTTTCATACAGGAACTTGCTCCAGGCAGCCTCTGCATCCGTTGTGGTGCGGAGAAACAGAGAAGACAGGCCCTGATTAACAGAAACAGGCATGGAGGTGACGGGAATGTCCTGGGCAAGATACGCACCACCGTAAGTAGCACCGGTGTCAGGGCGGCTAATCCACAGCTTGTTCGACTTTTCCAGGAAGATGCGGGCTTCAAACAGCCCCAGCGGGTCACGGGGAAGAATCTTGTCCGTAGACAGAAAGCGCCGGAAAAGTTCGGCTTCCGATGTAACCAGACGGGGAGTAAGCACGTCGCCTTTGGAGGTGTTAAGAACCATAGCACCGTAGATACCAGGAAAGCTGGGAGTACGGGAACTGAGGTCAATCTCGATAATTTCAACTCTTGCACGACCGTTCATACAGATACCTCAAGCACCTATTGTACGCATTCTTAACTGCGCACCTCTATGCTTAAAGGGTTATAGTGTTAGCGGATGATAGAGCACCAGCCAGCGGAGACCGCGCCCTGCAAGGTCATTCCGTTGACGGTAACAATGTCGCTTTGTTTGTAGTCCTTGCCAGTGCGGGCAGAGGGAGACAGAACAAAAGAATCACGTTTCAAAACAACGGTAATGGCGTGATTGCGCCGGTTGACCAATCCGATATTGGTATCCATTGTTCTTGTCGCAGGAGCTGCGCTCACGGTGCTTTCAGGCTTCGCGCCTTGGTTCTTGTTGCCTGAATCCTGCTTGTTATCCTGGCCCGTACCAGCTTTGTGGCCCTGATTGATGCCGGGCCCGTTGTCTTTTGCCATAGTATTCTCCTTTACGAGGTTACTTCCTCATATTAGGTGACTTGTTTCCATCGGAGTCAACGCTAATGATTCCACCATTAAGGGCCTCCCCGTTAAGTTCTTTGCCGTTCACCACGATACAGCGAACCAACTTCATCTCGTCGGTGAAGAGGAACTGCGATTGCACGGTGAATGTAGCTTCAAGACTGTAGAGGCGCCCTTCCGAGTCATAGGTGTTTGTATCCCGCCCACCGGGTGCTGGTGATAACTCCGAAAACTCCCCCACTGTACTTTCCCAAATTTCAACCACATCCAGGCCCGGAACGGTTACCCTGTATTGCAGCTTCGCAGCAAACGCAGCCATCTCCACGTACCGGTGTATCTGGTCAAAATGGTCGTTCTCATTGTCTGCAATCATACCAAGAGTAATGGTAGCATTAAACTTGATAGGCTTTACCCGTAGCGCCTTTGTTTCAGACGTGTTTGTCTTACCAAGAAAGGAGCTTCCGTGTGTAGTAAGCCCATGAGGGAAAGAGATAGAGGTAGAGCCGTATATCAAACCCGGCGATTTCACCTTCTCTGCACCAAACTTATTCCAGAAGGAATCCGTTCCACCGTATCGTACATTAGACGCATCATAGTGGAAGTTGGTACAGAGGTAATTGCCGATACCGGTCATTAAGGCTGCATACATGCGACCACCTAACCGTAGTAGAGTTTGTATCCAACCTTGTCGGCAACAGCAGACTTAACCGTTAAGGACCTGAGGTTGGTGGAGTTCATCATAAAGAAGTTAGTCTGGGTGAGGCTGATAGTTTCCCCGGTACCGTTTACCAAATCCACATCGAATGGGTCACTGCCATCATACACGTCCCCAATAAACAGAACAAAGTTCGTGTTTTCGAGGTTATAAATAGCATCCCCGTTCTCTTCAAGATAGGCATACGGAAGGGTTTGTACGGCATTCACCTTAATGCCTCGGTAGAACGAGTCCAGTGTTTGCCTTGTTTTGTCAGTGGACAGCGTTACCGAAACATCCATTCCAAGAGTAGGCATATACGCCTCCTAAACTAAAAAGCCTCCCAGTATTAGGGATACCGGGAGGCTTTAGTAACCGTGTCGTGATTGCTGAGGGCGCCGTTACACGAGGGTGCGGGCAGCCAGGCGGGCGACCGATTCAGGCAGTTTGACATTGGCTTCGAGCGGAGCGAGGTCGTCGCCTTCGTCTTCTTCTGCTTCGCCACCTTCGGTGTCGTCGTCCAGGTCTTCAAAGTCGGTATCGTCCAGCTCTTCCGCACTCTGGGCAACGCCGTCCATCACTTCATCCAGGTTGCCGTCTTCGGCGGCCTGAACGAACAGCTTGCCAGCCGGGCCAGCCTGCCCGTCTTTGGCAAAAGCATACGCTTGCGCAAGCAAGGTCAACGCATTGAGAGCCTGTTCCTTGGTAATAGCCATAATATTTTCCTCCCGTATATGGGATATTTGTTAATCTTTCTAGTGCAAGGGCGGTAACCGCCCTATGCAACTAGATGCGCTGGCCTTTGACAACGGAACGGTTGTTCACAACGGCCATCGAGGTGGGCTGCGTCAGGAACCAGCCTTTCTTGGCTTCGCCGAAAGCAGCGCGGTCAACGGGAGTGGCGCTCAGGGGGCGGGTCAGGATAACGCCGTGGTTCACAGGAGCACTGACGAGGTAGAACTCGCCGTCTTCAATGACGCGGAACTGCGGCTGACGCATGTAGTCCGAGTAGATTTTCACGTTGTACAGGGAGCCGATTTCGCCGGTTTCCAGGATTTCACGCTTGGTGACAGGGTCGAACACTTCCTGGAAGGCGGACGACGTGATAATGTCCTGCATAAGAGTGGAGGACAGAATGCACGTGGTAACGGGCAGGCCTTCGCGGTCAATGAGGTCGCGCATGTGGGCGAAGAACTGGGGCGTAAACGCAGTGGTGGTCTGCAGGTTGTGACGGGAAGCAGCGGCAGCGTCGGCGCACTTTTTCCAGTAGCGGTCTTCATGCACCATGATGGCTTCGAGGCCTTCTTCATACTTTTCTTCAAGAAGGTCTGTGCGCGAGCGCGACATTTCCTTGTTGTCGATAAGCAGGAAGCTGTTCAGGTCGAACTCGTCCAGCAGCAGGCGCTTTTCGCGGATTTCGGAAGGAACAACCTGAGAGGCCGAAGACATAAGGTATGCAACGACCTGCTTCACCTTCACGGTAACTTCGGGGAAGTCGCCGTTGCCGAGTTCGCTGGCGAGCAGCAGCTGACGGCAGAAGCCTTCACGGTCGGTGGTTTCTTCAATCTGGGCGGCAAGAATACCACCGAGGAGCTGCATCTGCTGGCCGGAATTGTCGGCCATAGCAGCGGCCAGAACGGCCTTGCGGTTGGCGGATTTTTCCTGGCGAATTTCAGCAGTATTTTTATCCAGCGGAGCTTCGCCGGAAAGAATTTGCAGGGCTGCAACAATCTGCTGCATGGCGTCCTGTTTGGACGAAGCATTCAGATTCCCTTGGGCGTCAAACAGGGGAGACGCGGAATGCGCGCCGCTGGTCACGCCAGAAACGATGCGGGGAGACAAGAGGTCTTTCATATGACTGGTACTCCTTACGAGTCTTTTCTTGTTGGCAAAGCGGCTTCAGGCCCTTAGGGCTTAGAAGCGGAGGCCCAGGAAGCCGTTGGTGCCGTTGGGCGTGCCGATGATGGTAGCGGGAATCGCGAGGCCGGTGGCCGGAACTGCCGCAGCCACCGCAATATTGCCGTCGGCATTGATATGCAGAAGCAGCGTACGGTCGTCGAAGTCGGAGCCCAGGTCGATTTTGTCGGTCCAAACTTCGCCTTCAAGAATGACGCCGGTAGAGCCAGTCATGGCCGAAGAAGAAACGGAAGGAATCAAAACGCGGTGCTCATAGAACGCCGTTTCCAGCGTGGGCAGATACTTGTACACGACTTCGAGGTGAGCGTTGGCGGAACTGTCCACGGTGATAAGGCGCGGATTGGTCGAGTCCGGGGTAAGGTCGGCCGCAGCGATACGGGTGCGCACGCCGTTGACTTTCTTCCACACGGAAATCTGGCCGGCAACCGGTTCGTAAGGAAGCAGAATTTTGCTGTCTGCATCCGCAACGATGGTCATGGCCTGGGTGGCGGTCACGGGGGTCAAAGTTTCAGAATACGAAAAGCCGGCGAACTTGGCGCCGAGAGCGAGGTCAGCCGCGCCTTCAAAGCCCTTCACGGCCTCTTCGTTTTCAACCAGAATGGAAACCAAGGGAATGCCTTCTTCTTTGGCCTGGTAGCCCGGGACGAATTTGATTTCCCGGGACTGATGCGCAAGAGTGCGAGACATATTCAACATACTATTCTCCTTAACCGTATCCGGTGTATGCTGGGTTATAACGGGTAGTGCAACAGCCACGCTTACCCGTTAAAACAGGTTCTTACGCATGGTGTCAAGGTCTACGCCGCCGGGCTTGGCGGAAGCCGTCATGTTGAGGACGCCGAAATTCAGGGTAGGCTTTTCCATCTTCTGCTTGGTGGCGAAGTTTTCGCTTGCAGTAAGAACGGCGTTGCCTGAAGCCTGCTGGATAAGAGCTTTGGCTTCAACCCGCGCGGCGTCGGTTTTCGTAAACAGTTCCATAGCCTTCGCCATGATGGTGCCGAACATATCGGAACCGTGAACGGCGAGGGTATTGGAAACAGCGGTCACAGCGCGTTCGCTGTCAACGCCGGAAGCGACAAGCTCGTTCACCAGGGAGCGGTGCAGAGCGGAGTACACTTCGGGATAGATGCCTTTCGAGCCGCCTTCAACTGCAATCTGGCAGCAGTCAATAAGGCGGGGAATTGCAGTTGCCTGCAACTTGGCAAGAGCAGCCTGCTCAATGTCGGCCGGCGAAAGCGCCTTTTCCGAGAAGTAGCTGCCGCCGAAAGCTTTTACAGCTGATGCCATACCTTCTTTTTCGGCTACTTCACTGAAGGCCGAAACGAACAGGGGCTGGGCGAAAAGGGGCTGCATGGAAGTCGGCGCGTTTTCCTTGCGGAAGATAGCAATAGGGTTGCCCGTGTGAATCGAGGATGCAACCATCGCTGTCGCTTCGCCGGCATTCGTGTCGAGGGCGCTCCATTGCAGGTCGGCGTGAGTGGAAGCATCCAGTTCGGAGTAGTCCGAGCCGCCTTCACCGTCGCCGTTATTGGCAAGAACGCTATCGGGGTCTTTGCCTTCCCCGGCCCCTTCTTCGTAGCCGTCTTCGGAGCCGTCTTCGAAGCCGTCACCATCATCCATGTTTTCCGGGTCAAGCCCATCGTCGCCTTCACCATAGCCGTCGTCGCCACCTTCAAGGGTAGTACCGGCCTGGTCGCAAGCAACGAGTGAGTCACCAGCGCAGTCAGGGCAATACTTGCTTGCAGCAAAGTCGTCCGCGGTTTCATCGGTACCGTCGGCTGCAAACACTGTATCGCAAGAAACGCACTTGACGTAAATCAGGGGTTTTTCAGGGCTCGCGGTGAGTTCCGCCCGGGAAACAGGTGTGCCCCTTTCAAGGGGCTGGCAGCAGTGAATGCAATAAGGGTCTTTCGAGCCGCTTGCAAGCACCATCGCGCTGCCGCAGTGGTCACACTTGTAACTCTGGAAGTAGGAATTACCGCTTGCCTGAATAGTCAGACGCTTGCTCACGTTTGACCTCCAGTTAGGGTTTTCAGGTTATCGCCAATGCTGCGTGGTAAGCCGCTGCATAAAGCTTTTCGCAAATCTTTTGACTGTAACACCTTAGACTGCCGTAGGGCCGGTAGCCAGTCTACATATACTCCTCCACGAAGGAGGGAACAGGGAGGCCAAGGAGTACCTTCACCCCCGCCATCCCAGGTTACTTGGTTTCCAGTGCAGCATATGCAGCCTTCGTACCGCGACGGATGGGAAGGGTAATAGAAGCCATCGGATTCTCCTGATTTTGTTAAATTGTCCCGATTTAGGCTGTAGGTGTAGAACCGCCCGATACGGCTGTATCGGTATAGTCCTTGGCCTCGCTAAGGACATCGGCATCCTTAGTATCAATTTCTTCCCGTGTATAGGTATCCGTAACCGCCGGGTCCGAACTCTCGGTAACGGAACCGTTTGAAAATGCTGGTAGTGTTGATTTCATCCTATCCGTCCTTTACAAAGCCGTCAACAACGGTGCCGGCTATGCTGAAGGTAAGGTCGAGTTTGCTTATCTCCGAATCGGAGCCGCCGACGAAACTGGCCTCACCATGAGGAAACACGGCGTAGGTAACCTTTCCAATGAGGTTAGACACCGAGTTATAGTGGATTATTTCAATTGGGCGGCAAGCTTCAGACAGGGTAAGAACGCCGGTAGTCTGGTCTACCATATCGTCGCCCCAATCCTTCAACCATTGGTGCAGTTGCAGCACATTGGTAGAGGGGCCCCTTCTCCTTGAACCGTCAACAATAGACAGGGTAAGAGGCGATATAGAGGTACTCTTGGGAAAGTCAATTGCGCCTAGACCTGCTGGAAACTCCATCTTGTCTATCCAAAAGAAATTGTACTGAACGTCAGTTGCCGGAAACCACTCAAGGAAATCACCGGGAGTCCTGTAGTCCGGAAACCGCACAGCCCAGTTGAATGACCGTGCCCACTCAATCAGGCGAAGCTGTTCTACAGTAACGTGATACATACAGAACTCCCAGTAAACGTGCTGCTAGGGAAACAGATACTTGGTAGGGAATGTTCCCTGCGTGTTACGCACCGTGAAGGACATACAGGATGAACTGGCCCAGAGCACGGTTGCCATCAAAGTCCTTCGGGCTGTTCTGTTCAACATGGAAATAGCCCTCGGAAGGGGAGACCCTGGCATAGCCCCAGTTCTTGCCGTAAGACCACTTGTAGTCGTCATACGGCTTCATCTGCTTTGCCACCTTTTCCAGAGGCTCCTCAGACCAGTCGAACTTGACGACCTTGCCATCGGCTTTCTTTATCCAAAAACCGCTGGCACTGACTACACGCTTTTGCGGGGCCGCTGTAACGATTACATTTACCATTTTCATAGAGTTACTCCTAACCTTTAGTGCTACTGCTGTAGCGGGTGAAGGACAGATGGTTAGCACCGAGGGTAACAAGATACCGATAGCCACCAACGAGGCCACTCGTGGTTATTGCTTGCGTCTTAGTGCTTGCATACCACGGGCCGAATTTTTCGCGCAGGCCGCCGGTCTTGTTAAGGGTCTCGATAATGTCCATGGCCCTTATGTTTGGAAGACCGGGCTTTATAAGGCCAACAAATGACCCGGAATCTTCTTTCGGGTTTGTAGAGGCATCTTCGGCATTGAATGAGTACATACCTGAAAGGGCCTTCACTACAGGGTCGGCCTGAATATCGGCATTCATGTAGGTAAGAGTGGCTTTGACCACGACTTGTTTCATTTGCATAACTACCATCCTACCCAAAAGCGGTATTGCCCTCGTCTACAAGGACAAAGATGTAGTTGGCACCAAGCTCAATCATATAGCCGTTTTCGGCTGTCTCACCGCGAGTAACAAGCTTGCCTGCGCTGTCCAACTTCCACGGCTTAAACTGCTTCTTGAGGCCCGGAAGAGAGTTAAGCCAACGAATTATTGCCGGGAACTCTATCCGGCCAGGCTTAGGCTTCGTTTTGAAGGAGCCCCTGAATCCAGGAACACCATCATCGGTAACCTGCTCAAAGTCATAGAAGGTAGAAAGACGGCGTACGACAGGGTCGGCAGTGACGGCTGGCACTTGCGCTATTACCTTTACTGTAACTTGCTTCATTTACACACCCTCACCCTGGCAGGTGAACTCTGCCGGTATGCGCACGATAGACGCTTCAAAGAAGACCGGAGCATGCGCCATCATGTAGTGAAGGACACCGTTTTTCACCTGCCCGTAAGAAGCAAGGTCGGTATAGTTGCAGTCATAACAAGTGCAGGTTCTTTGAACCGCAGGCCCCTGGATACCACCACAAATGCTGCACTCAAGCTGCAAGGAAGCGCAGCCCATACTGTAGCTGGTGTTGGGGTTGAGGCAGTCTTTTGCCGCCCGTGCATTCTTGGAGCGGTCATACGCGGCCAGAATCATAAGACGTGCAACGCCGTATTTTTTGACAGGCAGGAGGCTTGCATCCAGAACAATGCCGAGGCTGCGTGTTGGGTCGTCATTCTGGTGTTCCTGAAACAGGCATTTGCCAACGTAGGTCTTGTAGCTTTGGCACCCATGCTCAGGAAGAAACCGCAAGAGTTCCCGTGTAGGAACAGCCTGCATATTGACATTCGGCATGCCAGATACCAGAATCGGTATAAGAGCAAAGTTGTAGTCCTTAATGTCAGGACTGATGTGGTATTCCGAAGCGGCCGCCTTAAGGCAGGACGTAGACACCGTGGACATGCCAGGAATAAGCTTGCCCATTTCCACATGCGTAACCTGACGGTTACTCGATATGACGGGCAACTTCCTGATAGGCATTTCGCTTGAGGCTACAGAGTTTACAGCCGCGCCTGTAAGGATAGCATATTTCTTGCTGTTCATATTTACTCCAGGAATGAAGGCATGGTGGATATAGGACTTATTGTATTAAGCCTATATCCACCTAACAGGGCAGCTGGGCCTACTCTTCATAGAGTTTGTCAAAGTCCTTGTCAAGGCCGTACAGCTTTCCTTTGTATTCGTAGACCTGAAGGTTATGCAGGTCTATGCTGTCCACGCTAATCCAGGCTACCTTCATCTTCCCTTTGCTGACAACATCGCCCATCGAGGCGTTGACGGTAGAACCGTTGGCGGCGAAAGTATAGGTGGTATTCTGATTTATCTTTTTCAGGTCCTGTTTCATAGCTTCAAGGTCAAGGTCAACGTGGTTGGCGCTTGACCACTTGAGGTGGTCTTTTACGGTCTGGAGGGGAAAAAGAGCTATCTTCTTACCCGCAGGGGCGGCTTTGGTTTTCTTGCTCGGAGCAGCCGTTATAACTACGCTAACAACTTTCATGGTACACCTACTTTGCGGATTTAAGGTTATTCGGGTTCTACGCTGGAAAGACCAACGCTTACGATAAAGCCGCCGTCGTCCAACGTGAAGGTAAACAGCTTACCGGTGAGGTGCCGCATAACGGTGTTGAGGATAGACAGGCCGGAGATGAACACATCGTCACTGTCTATACGGAGTACGAGGTTGGGGTCTATCTTTTCCATAGAAAGCAGCTTCTCACAGGCATGCGGGTCGCACTTTTTTCCAGGAAATAGGTCTGAAAAATGAATATGCGAAACACAAAAGATGGCATTGAGGATATCCAATACCCGCTGTTCTGTGGCAGTATCCATTGATTTCCCCTAAGGATTCCTATACGCAAATCTTGAGTGAAAGGGCCCGGCATCTCATGTTTTGAAACGCCGAGCCCTGTTTAAAGCCTAGCCAACCCGAATTTTCAGGTGTTCCCAAGCATCGGTTTTGACCTGGTCAATGTTAGCAATCGGGCTAACCTTCATGACGGCCCTAAACTTCGCCCTCAGCGCCGCCAGAGTAGGCGCTGAATAGATGTAGTAGCCTTTCTTTCTCTTGAACATGAAGGTCGTGAGAGTAATGCCCGGATGCTTATCAACATCTGCAACAAAGAACAGGTTAGTTCCAACAACCAAGGGGTACAGGCGCAGTGTGCCAACGCGTGCCTTCTTCCTGTTTTTAAGCAGGAAGGATTTGAGTCCCTCTTCAGGGAAGGCCGTCTTGTACACACCACGCTTGAACTCGGAAAGTACCTGCTGAATGTTTGTAGCACAGTCCTTCGGCAGCCTGTACTTGTCGGTGATGTTCTCAATCATCCTCTTGGCGCGATTCAAGCTGGTTACACGGAAAGACCAGTACTTGCCAGACCAAAGGAACCCGAGGTCTTCAAGTTCCTCATTCCCTTCAGCAGTGAAGGACACCAGTGAGGGTATGTTGTTATAGCTGGCTACCTGCACGGGCAAACCGCTATCTGCATCCTCATGAGTAACGGAAGCTTTGCCGGCCTTATCCATCTTCACGGATACTTTGACTGGCTTACTGGAAGACCGGCTTGCCCTGCCCTTCTTGGGAGTTTTCTCCTCAGGGGTAAAGAAGTCAAAATCATCGTCAAGGTAGGCATCAAGGGCATCCGCTGCCTTGGTTTCCTTAACAGCACCACCTGCGTCCTTAACAGGAACCTTAGGTGTCTTGGGAGCCTTCTTCACGACTTCCTTTTCAACCTTAGGCGTCTTGGTGCTTGTATTAAGGTTATCCTTGCCAGCCTTTGGCTTCTTGACGCTAGGCGAGGTTGCCTTGGTTTCTTTCGCCGGGTCTATGATACCAGTCTCGCCGCCGCGTATGCGGTCAGCGTAGTCCATCCAAGTACCTAGCGGCAGGTCTTTGAAGAACTTCGTCTTAACCGCAAGTTCGTTACCGTCGTATCGAAGTATGCAGCGGTTCTCGCCAGTGGTCTTAGACTGCTGGCGTGCATATTTGACACCAACCGACCTGAGGTAGCCCTTAATGTCGCGGGGCTCTCTGGAGTCTGTAGGCCACTGGCCAGGGTCTGTATTGACCGGTGCCTTCTTCAGTGCTTTCGCATTCTGCTTCTTAATGCGGTCTGCAATCTTCTGCGCCAGTGTTTCCTTGCGGGAAATGCCAGTACGTATTTCCTTACGGGTGAGACCCCTTGCAACCGATCCTATCTTATGCAGAACGAGGGCAGGCTTGGCACTTACATTGGTGCCGCTATTGAGGCGAACAAGAACCGAGCCCTTACGCACGCTGTAAATACGTCCTTCACCCTGCTCCACACGAACACGAATACCCATAAGGTCTGCTTCGTAGGAAGTAAGGTCAACGGAATCCGTATCAACTTCGTCGTCTTCGTCCTCATCCGTGTCCACACCAAGCGTATCCAGATAAGTGAGAAGGGGTTCTTCATCATCCTTCGCCGGGAGAACCATGCCCTTAATCCAGGGCACCTGAATTTCTTCAGTACCGATGTTGCTCTTTGCATGCTTCACAGGACGGAACTTGAGGTCACCCTTCTTAAGGGCAGTATCAATCTCTTCCTGATTCCAGGCATTATATTGGTCAATCTTGTCGAGCAAGTCATTGCCATTGATGATTGGGTCAGTAAACTTGGCCGACAGGGCATCCTCAGAGAACGGAACCCGACGGGGCGTATCAACAGGGCAGCCCTCCATAATAATGGAGTTAAGCACCTTCTTGTAGGACTGGAAAGCATACTTGACGCAGTCCGCAGAGTCGTCCGCGATAACGGTGTCAATGTAAACAGTCTTGCCCTCGTTGAGGTTAACCACCTCGCCGTTTTTGATTTTGACGTGCGGGCGAAAGATACGAGCCTCAAGCTGCTTCAAAGCGCCAGGTGTCCAGTCAACGTCTGCCGTAATGATACGGTTGGCAACCTGGAGATTCAGGCCTTCCTTGATGCTCTGACCAACGGCAAACAGAACCTTCAGATTGGACTTCGGGTCCTGGAACTTTGCAATGAGGTCTTTGCGCGAGGCGTCGTAGTAGGCCGCAATGTTCTTGTGTTTAGAGTTAGCCAGCAGGTGCCGAGCGCCGGACTTGTAATGGACGGCAACAATAACCTTATTGTCGCCAGGCATCTTCAAGGACTTGTCGATAAGCCGGTCTATTTCTGCAATCTTCGGCGAAACGCCACCGGCCTTTGCATACTTCAAAAGGCGTGAGCTATCAGGCGCCGTAAGGAATATTTCAAGGCGCGCAAGCTTACCAAGCAGCTGGGTAGGAACGGTTTCAAGGGAGTCGCCTTCATCCTGCATAGCCTGCCAGGCTTTAGCAAGTTTCGGGTCACTCTTAATCTCGTCCATTACCTCAGTTACCAGCATCTTGTAGACTTTGGCCTGCTCAGGGGTCTGTTCGACACGGCTGAAGGAATACACCTTCTTAGGGAGCAGGGGAGCCCAGTCCTTTTCGCGGAACATAATGTAAGAAGAACCAGAACGCAACCTGGCACGAATTTCTTCTGCCATGTTTGCCTTGGGGCCCTTCTTCGGGTTGCCGTCCACGTAGTACCGCTTTTCAAATTCAGCACGGGTGCCGACGAGGAGCGGGTCGAGGAACATAAGCTGACCCACAATGTCTTCAGGCTTATTGCTGATAAGGGTACCTGTTGCAATGCGCTTCCGACGCACGCCACGCGAAACGGCTTGGACAGCCTTAAAGGCTTCCGACTTCATGTTCTTGATATTCTGACTTTCATCAACCGCAACATAGTCAGGGTTGATATTCTGCTTCACCCAGTCCGTGGCTTCATAGGTCTTTACCACGTTACCGTCAAGGTCGTAGTCGTCAACGCTGCCGCCCTTTGTAAGCCAGGAGAACGAGGTAACGAATATCGTGTTCGCAGGAGCATTGCGCACCCTGCTAGCGAGGTCGTCAAGGTCGTTCCCTTTTTCAACGCTGGTGGTCAGCGCAAAGCCGTTCACCTGGTTATCTGTAAAGAACGCAATTTCCGAAAGGAATTGGCTAACCAGGGAGTTAGGCATGATAATCAAAGGACGGCGGATGCGCCCGTCATTGAGCAAGTTCAGGCAATCCTGAATAAGGATACCAGCCTTACCGCCGCCAGTGCCTACGTCAAGAACCGCAGAGTCCTCCGCAACGTCAAGCTGCGAAAGAGCAATAGCCTGGTGCGGGAACTGGATAGCGTCCTTGCGCATATTCGGGATTGCAGGAGCATCGTCAGGAGTTCGGCTGTCAAACTTGGTTTTCTTTGCGTTGACTTCCTTGGCAATGCCCTTTGCATCCTTACGAAGGGCGCGAAGGGTGTGAACAAGGCCCATGAAAGTCATCCAGTTGGAGAGCTTTATGTTCCCATAGCGCGAATGACCGTATTCAATGCAGGCATCAATGAACTTGAGGAACTTGGGGTGACCGACAAACTCGGTAAGGTCAACGTCTCGTCCCAACTCCATATAGAAGGCATCCATCATGACTGCCAGCTCGTCGCTGTATGAGATAGGCAGGTAGGAGGAAAGGCCGCCTGCACCGCTGTCAAAGAAGAATGTGATTTTCTTGTTGAGCAGGCTCAACTTGATTTTGTTGTCGGGAGGAACCAGGCCAGCAATGCTGTAGGAGCACAGGCCACCCTGCATATCCGTACACACCAGAGTGTTGGTGTCGGCATCGGGGAACAGAATCACATTCTTAGGAAGGTGAAGTGACCTGCCCTTTGCAACTGCCAACTTCCCGGAGAGCGCATCCCGAATCTGCTGGACAGCGGTAGCCTGTTCTTCCCTTTCCATGTCGGGTATGTATGAAATGCGACCCGACGGACTGACGTAGGAGCCAGGCTTGAAGCTGTTTGTGAAAGAAATCTTCTTGGAGAAGAAGGGAGGAACAGGGCGGTCATTTACCAGGTTGTGGTATATGTTGGACAGTACCAGGTCAGCACCGGTGTCCTTTGCCTTCAAGGAATTGAGAGCAGCCTTGAAGCGGCTAGGGTCAGCCTTGATTGCAAAGTAAGCGGATACCTGGGGGTAGTCATGCTGGTCAAGGAAGTAGACCAGGTTGAGGTCAACTATCTTGCCCTGAATAACGCTTACGCTAGCCGGCTTGCTCAGGTCAATAGCCATCAAAAATGGCCGGATACCGTCGCCTACATCGGACGCGATAACTGGCTTGTTGGTGGCATAGTCACGGTAGATAATGCCACTTGCATATAGCAGGTAGCCGAAGGTGTACTTTTTCGGATTGAGAAGGTCTATATCAACACCGTTCCACTCCGACAGAAGCGAAAGGGTAGGGAGGCTCTTCTCTTTGCGCGCGTAGAAGTCCCGAAGGATAGCGCTTCGCGTCAAGAGCCTCTTTGTATCGGTAATGCTGCGCCGACGACCACCGCGAGCCTTTGAGGGAACAGGGGTATCTGCCTGGCTCACGAACATCTTCGTGGTCAGGAAGTCCTCTATCTTGGTAATGTCAGCCTGAATAGTAGCCTGCAAGGAGTCTTGAATCTTCTCCTTTGCCGCTACTAATTGGGTCGTAAATATATTCATCCCCTAGTCCTCCATGCGGGTAATTTTGTCCTCAAACAGCGCCTGGGGATTGGATACGAGGGCGTTGAGGTCGCTGGGGCAGAAGGATTCTTTGGACGGGAGGCTGTTGTAGGTAGCTACTACCTCCTTCAAAAGACACACAGCATACAAGGGCGGCTCAAGACCGCGGATGTATGAGGCATCAATCGCAAAGAACATCTTATTCTTTAACGAATTTTCGATGTGCTGTTTTGCATCTGCCAACCATTCCACAGGAAGGGGAAATTCCGAGTCCGGAATATAGTACCTGCCATATGCAACAGGGAAGCTCTTGCTCACCGCAGCAACAAACTCTTCCCTTGAATAGTTCTTCGGGTCAAGGCCAATAGCGCGGGCAATGCCCAAATCACTAAGGGTAATCGGGGTAGTTTTCCCATCGCTGGGTGTGAAACAGTGGAAGGTCAGGGACACCATGTTGTCCACAACCTCTTTCAACTGCACGGAGTCGTCTGTAAAGTATTTTTCAATCATTTAGTCCCCCGTTACCTTAATAGGAACTACTACCCTGTCCCGGTTGCAGTACATCACCTTACGGGTTTTGGAAGCAAGGAATACTTCGCCCATAAGATTACCGCAACGCGGGCACTTGTGATTACGAATGTTTTCCAGGCTACTGCGCATCGTGAGAGAACCAGCATTGGATGCACCGGCAGTAAGGAGAGCCTTTTCCCAGGGATTCTTCGTTTTAGCCATTGTGGTCTCCTTATGTAAGGTCACGGATAAGAGATTTCCAGTACTTGATAAGACCGGTTTTCACTTTGTCACGGTTGCCCTTACTAGCCGGAATGCCAAGAAGCATTTCCGCATATGCAGCAGTCAGGGTATTGCGCAGAAGCAGAACCGGGCGGTTCAGTTCTTTATCAAACTGGACAATGACGTCGGTATTGGTCTTGACCGGACGGATATACCTTCCCGCTTTACGCTGGAAGTTGCTCTTGACCATAAAGGCACGAAACTCCTTGGAGTCAAATTCAATGCCCTTTTCCAAGACCATAACGCGCTTTGAGGTTACCACAAGAGAACCGGGTTTCGGTTCATCAATAGAGGCAAATGTCTCCTTGAGGAACTTAGAAACGATGCCCTTTCGCGCGCCCTTGCTAAGGAGTGAATCAATAGCATTAAGCTGGGCTACGCGGGCATTTTCAGTCCGGTCTTCAATCCTTTCCTTCGTTTCCTGTGTAACGGTGGCTGCATTCGCATCAAAGGGCTGCACTTTCCTTTTCAGGCAGTAGTTAACCCAAATAGCAACACAGCAGGCCCATTGCCGCTCCGGTTCCTTCTTGTATCGGCCCCACACAGACGCATACTTGGTAACAAAGGCTTTCCAATACTTGTCATGTGCCTTAGGGTTTATACCTTCAGGGGGAACCTTCAAAGAAGGAACCGGTGCCTTGGCTTTTGCAGCAGTGAGGATACTGACTCGGCCAAGGGCAGCAATAAGGTCCGTAAAGCTAACACCAGCAGGAAGTTTCATATGCACCTCCTGAGGATGTTATTTCAAGGACTTGAGGGCCTTCACGTATTCAGGGCCGTAGCATTCAGCCAGGAATTCAAGGATGTCTTCACGGGAGGTGCTGCCATCAAGGGCGGCGGCTTCGATGATGTTGACGATGGAAGCGGCCGGAAGATAGGCGCTGGCCTTATGGCCACCTTCTTCGATGGTGATGCCAACGGAACTTCCGGTAATGTCGGTAACTTTGGCAACGTCAATGTAGGGCTTGATGCCGTCTTCTGTTTGCTCGGTAGCAAAGAACAGAACGGTATCGCCAGGGTGCGCGGTCAGCACAAAGCCGTCAGGCTGAACGCGGGCTTCCTGGGCAACGGAAGCGGTGAGAGCAATGCCCATCACTTCTTCCAGGTCATCATCATTGGCACGCATGAGGTACTGCTTGCCACCGATTTCCTTGCGTTCCCACACGTTCTGCATTTCCACATCCAGATAGGTGGACGCGGTGATGGCCTGGCATTTCGCCATGTTGGCTTCATCGGCCGGGCGAACGTGATGGCTGCAACGGTAACCGTGTACCGAAGCAAAGATAAGGTTGGGATGCGCTTCGCTCTGCAGGGGCGTAAACGAAGGGGCAAAGGGGATGACCTTGTTGTGCAGGTTTTCGTGAATAGCGGAAACGGCGTCAGCAGCCGTGAAGGGAACCAAAGAAGCCACGATAATACGGGCTGTAACCTTGCCGCAGGGAGTAGCAGCCGCTACCCAGCAGGTGCGGGGCTTGGAGCCGCTCTGATTGCGGAGAGCAGCGCCCATCTTGTCCAGAATGGTATCAGCAACCTTTTTCATGTGTATCTCCTGAAAGTTTGAATGCGTGTGCGGAAGCCTAGGCCAAGGACTTTTTGAGCAAGCCATCAATGTACTTCTGCAGGACCTTGGTGCGGGAATCGTACTGGTCAGCACCAATGCTGGCAAGGAGAGCCGCCGGTATGGTGAGGGTAAGGTCAACAGAAACAGACGGCTTCGTTGCAGTGGGCATGGTCACATTGTAGGTAACCAGGTCCCTGTATTCCTTGCGGAGTTCAAGGGAGAACGCGCCGGACATTTCCGAGTAGTCGTCACGGGCTTCCGTTTCAAACGGAATATGCACATCCACGCTGGCCGAGCCATCGCGCTCAAAGAACATATTGGTGATAGAGGCTTTGCCCTGCGTAAGGGCGTTGCCCAGGTTGAAGTTCGCCATTTCCACAAGGCTCTGGACTTCGCGCACGGCAAGACCGAGATAGTAGGCCTGCTTGTCAGGCTCCATCGTTTCAATGCCGCTGGTCTGAAGCTCTTTGGATTCGGCGTCTTCCGCCTTTGTTACGCTTTCAACAATAGAAGAGGCGACCAAGGCCGCAATATACGACCGCTTTCGCGCCGGCTTCTTGGTTTTCTTTTCGCTTCCCGTAAGCGCGGCCTTTACGTTAGCCGAGATAATGGACTGTACACTCATAGCAACCTCGATATTATCGGTTATAGGCAAGTGTTTATGCCATGCAAAACTTTAGGATCGGGCAAACTTGATAATAGACTTCTTCATTCTCCCCCGCATGCCTGTAATTTTCCCTTCAAGGGAGGCGCCGTACTTTCGATAGGCTTCTGTCATTGCCTTTTCGAGCCGTTTGTACTTCTTTTCATCATCACCAGCATGCTTTTCGAGGGAGTCCTTGATGTGCGAACCGAGGTCAAGGAGAGACCGGTCTAAGAAGGGCTTCATTACCTCCTCGAAAAGGGAGTCGGCAAGCTCCTCATAATCAAAGGCATCTTCAATTGCCTTTGTGAGGTTCTGAATATCAGAAACCAACCGAGTCAGCGCATACACGTTGCTCGGGCACGGTTTGGCTTTGAATGCACCTCGTGCCGTAGCCAGCGTTGCAATCAATACCTTGCGCATGGCTTTCAGCAGGTCCAGGTTGGTAACGACATCGTCCATCGCAAGGTCGGAGAGCTTGTCGAGTGCCTCTGCATACTCGGTACTCAATTTCTCCCTGTCGCCCTTCTTTTCAAAGCGGTTCTTGCCAAGCCGCTTCTTTTTCTTTTTGCCAGGTTCCCCTTCCTCGTAGTAAGAAGGTGGAATAGAGGATTCAAAGTCAATCTTTCTTGCAGCCATACATTCCCTCCCTGAGAGTATATGCTCGGATTCGTAGGGCCAGTTAGGGCTTCACAAGAGCAACAGCCTTATGCAGGTCTTCAATGGAAGCTGCCTTGGCATCCGAAGAAACCACTTTTACTGTAACAACTTTCATGAGGTCCCTACTTGCCGATGCGCTCTTTCTTCGGCGCATGCTTGATATTGGAGAAGCCGCCCTTCTTGCCTTTCTTGTCGGTACGGGCACCCAAGGACTTCGAGAGCTTGTTAAGGGCGGAGGTCGCCTCTTCAACAAGGGCCAGGGCTTCTTTGGACTTGGCCTTTTTCAGCTTAGGGCTGACACGGGTATAGGCCTTGAAAAAAGCCGACACAGTATCGTTGGCCTTTGCAGTAAGGTCTACCGAATCCACAGAAGCAACCACGGTAACAGAAACGGTTTTCATAAGGTCTCCTTTTGGTACGCAAGGATATGACGTAAAACTTTCATAACCCATGAATGCGAACATGATACTCAAATCTTTTACAACCTTAGCCCTTTCTGAAAAGTTTTGCTATAGATAACAGGTTATATGTCCTGTTTATACCTTGTCGGCTACTACTCCAGGAGGATTATATATGGCTCTGTATGTGAGGCTTGCTTCTCATGTATTCAACACATTTGAAGCCTTTAAGAACTGGATGCTGGTTCAGCAGATTGATATAGCCAGCAATCCAACGCGGGCTCCTATCCTTCTTGCTGGCCAAAAGGTTACCATCAGCGATACGAAGACCGTGTATGCTGCGGTGAAGGAAATAACCAAGGTAGAGGACGTTCTTGAGCCTGACCTTAATGGTGGCTTTCTACCGAAGCTGCTGGCTGGCCAATCTTTTCTTTTTCCTGTATTTGCTCCCGGTGTTGCCAACCTTGCTATCTACCCCGCAAGCGCTCCTGGCACAGTACCCCTGAAACTGGGCGAAGAGCTTATGGTTCATAATGCAGCCATCACTCTCGCCTTCGATGGCCAGGAAGAAAACTGGAATCGCACATCTAGCATTCATGTTCTTGATGAAGGGAACACTACCCTTAACACGGGCCCGTTTTCCGTGTATGTTCGCACGGGCACCGAAGTAGCAAAATACCGTGAAGGTAAGGTAGTTACCCTGCAAAAGAACAGCAGCTACATGCTGGTCCTGCAAAACGCAACCAACGTGCAGCTTGTGGAAACCGGAAAGAGTACAATGCCGTTGTCTACAGCCATTCCGGACAACCCGAATGCTGCTCTTGATACCAACATACCATCTGAAAAGGCTGTATCGACTACCATCTTCAACCTTAATGACCGGTTGTCTAAAGCAATCAAGAGCAGCACCGGCTTCCTGCAATATACAGGCGTTGACCCGACCACCGATACCGTGGTGAAGATGGCAGAAAACGAACTGGCAGTTGACATTGCGTATGCAGCAGGCTCCCTGGAAGAACTTCCGGCTCCTAGCATAGACAACATTTATGCCCTTACGCTGAACGACAATACCACAGTGAACGTACTTCGGTCAAAAACCGAAGTGACTCCTGTTTTCAGCGTGAATACCAACTATCTTGGTGAAGGTCACTTTGGAACAGTTGGTGTTCCCCTTGCTATTATTACAGCCTACCCTGGTGCGGTGAACAATAACATCGTGTCCAACCTGGATACAAACTCCGAATGGTACTACAACGGTATTACCTGGATTGAAACGATACGCCCAGCTGGTGATTCAAAGTACCTGCACAACCTCAACTACAAGGGCGTCTACGACTTCCGCAGGACTCCTGCTTACATAGCCCAAGCCATTCAGATGATTTTCCCACTGTCCGTGAACGGTAACATTGTGAACAACGCAGTTACCAATACAGAGTGGGAAAAGGCTGCAGATACCTGGTCAGACTCTGGCCGCCCTGTAGGGGCTACTGCCCAGATAGACAACCCTAAAGTAAGTGGTACGTTTGCTTGGGATCCTACAAATGCTGACCAGGTGAAGAGCGTTCTTATATTCAGGTACGGCGATACGCACGACGATGGGAAAATCATCCTCGTGCAGGGCGGTACCGAATGGAAGTATGACGCTTACAATGCGGCTAACCCCTGGTCTGACCTTGGAACACCGGCTGGTACGCACTCTGACCTCCCTAACCCGATGTATCTTGGTACTGGAAGTTTCGGTGTAGGTGCAGCCGCAGCTAATAGCATTCTTCTTGCGCATCCGGAGGCTGTTGAAGGTAACTACATAGGTAATACAGACACCGCATCGGACTGGTTGTTTGGCGGTACGGTCTGGACAGATACAGGTGTGGCACTCGGCTACTACAGCAAGATACCTAACCCGGCCTATGGTGGCGAGTATGTGTTTGATGCAGGTAACGGTGCTGAGGTATCGGCTGCTATTAGCGGCACGTATCCGACTGCTCCTGTATCTAATGTAGTGTACTCTATGATGACCAACTCTGAATGGGTGAAGAGCGAATCTGGTCTGTGGGAAAACACCTTTAGCCCTAACCAAACAACGCCGCCTAAGGTTGATAACCCCGGACTTCTAGGTACATTCAACTACCTTGAATACTGGGCGCCACCGGCTGAAACCCTGAAGCTTGTTTTCCCGGAGGCTACGTACGGTTGCTTTGTAAACAACACAAGCTCCGGCACGGAGTGGGAATACTCGAAGGACTACCTTGCTTGGGTTGATACACTGCGACCGTCTGGTACTACCCCTACAGAAGGTAATGACCACTATCTGGGTGCGGCCCCCTACAAGACCAACCCGCCTACGGATACGCACATTCTGAATATGCTATTTCCGAATTCTTCGGAAGGAACCTTCGTCCATAACATTACGACAGACTCCTACTGGTACGTTTTGCGCGGCACTTGGGTGAACACTAAAGAGAAGCTTCTCAATCGGTGGAGGTACGACCAGGTAGGCGTGTATTCCTGGGAGAATCGTGGAACGTCCGTTATCCTTCCCGGTAACCTGTTTCACCTTACTACCCGTTATATCGACACAACAAAGTCAGAAATTTACTGGTTTGCAAACAGTTGGAACATTCTCGACTTTGATTCGGAAGCAGCGACACCGTTCACTACGGTAAAGCCTGGCTTCCTTACAGGTAAGAAAAGCTTCGGGTTTGTTGAGCCCTTCGTTGACGAAAACGACGTTACGTTCGGTAGGGTCAACGGTCTTGTAAACAGCGGTGCTGGTAACCGCTTTCTGGATGACTCTGGTAACTACAGTACGGTTACGTCACCTCAGGTCTTCACTGCTGCAACCGACGTGTATGTTGACTTTGCCAACGGCAACGATAGCCGGGAGGGCACTACGCCTAGCACGGCATGGAAGACGCTAGAGAGGGCCAAGTTGTTCTTGGCTACCGTGAACGCTAATTATGATTACGAGGCTGGCGGTTCGGCTTACCCGTCAAAGGTAGTGCTGCACTTTATCGGCGAGAATGCAACCCAGGACTTTACCATTGAAAACACCGCATTCCTCACTGTGGTTGGTCATGGAAGCAACCCGGTTGCAGTATGCAAGAAATTGAGCATTATCAATAGCTCGGTTACCTTGCAGGGCGTCACCGCGACGGGCATAATCACTGCCTGGAAATCGAAGATGCAGTTCATTGACGGCCTCACTTGCGGCGGTCTGGATATGATTGAATCTTCGGTGGAACAGAAGTCCAGGCTTACCATACCGCAAGCAAGCAGCGGTTATCCAACGATAAATATAGATGAACGGTCTTTGTTCTATCATACTGCCCTCATTGAGAGCGGTGTTAATCTCAACGCTACCGTTCCGTTCCTCAACGTGCTTGGCACTTACATCAAGGCGAGTGGGGCTTCTTTCAATAGTCTTACTGGAATAAAGCTTCGGGGCGTTCGCGTTGCAGTAGGTAGCCTGGGCCGCTTGGTGGGAACAGATATTCCCTGGCTTAATAGTGCAGTACCCTATGTGACGTATGCAGATACTACCTCGGCTGACCCTGTCCGAATGCCTACCATCCGCTCTATGTACGGTACGGATGAAAAGACCGGTTTTCAGATTGCTGACGGTCGTGACCTTGCAGACGTTATCGGTGCAGGCCACACAGGTCTTACCGTTAAGTCCACTTTCTTGCAGGCGCTGAGGGAAATACCTATTGAAGAGCGCAAGCAGGGTATGACCATCTTCATTCAGCAGTTGAAGGGGCTTTACTACTTCCGCGACGGCATCATGGATAAAGACCTCGTAAGGATGGTGGTTCCCCACTACAACATTACCTATGAAGTACAGGAATGCTGCACAGACAACTGGGCTGACCAATTCCCGTATGACTTGGTAGACGATGAAAACTTCCTTGGAGAGAACCCAATTCCTCCTGTGGAAGAGCCCATCGAGGACTATGTTTTCAGCAGCAGTCTTGATTGGGATGAACTCGTTACAGCTGGCAAGTTCTACTTGCAGAGTGTGATGGACGTATCCCAGAATGCTCCTGTTAATTCTACTGCTTGGTGGTGGCTGGAAGTAGGAACCCATGCTTTCAACGGAACAGAGTTGCGTATAATCCAGAAAGCCAAGCAACAGGATACATTAGGCTATACTCTGACCCGCGTGTTTTCTAACGGTGCTTGGAGTGACTGGTCGCATAACTATGCCCAGTTTGCTGGTTAACAACAACGAACCTTAGACAAGGATTATGCTATGAATAACTGCGGTCCTCAGGTAATCAAGGGCACGACGGCTATTTGGACCGTCAACAACAATGTGATTGCCCTCGGTGTCTTCTGTGTGGAAATCCTCACCAACAACAAAATCGCTGTTCGGGTAGGCGATGGCGTAAGGAAGTTCTTGGACCTCCCTGTCATTGCTACCAGCGAATCCTTCAGCGAAGTTATGACCTGGACGTCTGGCTCTGCATACAGCGCCAACTCCCTCGTTGCCTACAACGGCGACATTTATGCCGCGAAAGCCGACATTGTGGCCAGCCCGGTGTTCGACCCCACGCAGTGGAACACCCTTACGTCTACTGCGCTGGTTGCCGAGGTGGCTTCTAAGTTGAGCAAAGTGGAAGCTTCTCGCGCCCTGCTTGAAGACCTGCAGGTACAGACTTCCCCTACTTCCGTTATCCTTAAGAAGCACTCATACAGCCTGGGCACTGCAACTGCCAGCGAAGCCGATGCAAGTATTCCGCTTGCGGACGGCGCCAATGCCGGTGCTATGCCTCCGTCAGCTTTCAACCAGCTGAATCAGAATACGGCGCGCATTGCCGCCCTTGAAGGGCGCATTACGGTGTATCTTGTTCCGTTTACCGGCTTTGCTGACCCCGACGCTCCTACGCAGCTTGAACTTACTGATGCATACCAGACCGCAGCTGGCGTTGATACTATTCCGTTCGACGGCGTTACGCTGGTTCGCGAAAGCAACGTGGCTGAAACGTACCGCTACTATGCCAATGCCGACGAATGGAAAAAGAATGCCACTGGCAGTCTTTCTATCGCACAGAACGGCGCACTCGGCATTGTGCAGGGCGATACCGAAGCTGGCAAAATCTTCATGGAAGCCGACGGCACAATGTCCCTCGTTGGCTACGATGTTATCGTTGAAGGAAAGACTTTCCCGGCAGCGGGCCTCACAACGAAAGACCTGGCGAGCGGCCTTACTCTGCAAAAGACCGCTGCTGTTACGCGCAAGGATACCCACAACGGCTCCCAGGAAGAAAAGGATATCCTGGAACTGCAGGTTACAGAAGGTGGTGTGATGAAGCAGGTTGGCGGCCTTGCCGTCAACGGCGTTCGCATCGACTTTGACCACAAATCGTTGGTCATAAAGACCAAAGGCGAAGATGCCTTTTACCAGCTTACAAACGGGCCCTACAAGATAACGTCGGCGAATGCTTGCGTGGAAATGTATGGTCGCCTGTTCATCTTTGATGAAGCGGTCCCGGGCAAGGGTATCATACGCAACGCGGATGGAACCATCAGCGAAGTGACCGACCTTGGCATCTACTGCCCTAGCAGCACTGTCAATGTCATCCACGTGTTCGACCCTGACGACAAGGACGTATGCTTCATTATCAATGAAGCCACCCAGTCTACCACCCTTTGCGTGTATCCGGACGGCTCCTACAAGACCTGCGATTTTGGCACCGTTGGACGCACGCCGCAGAATATCTCCAACATCGAGCTTCTTACCTCCCTGAACGGAGAGCGCCATTCGTACTACATGAGGGAAAGTCATGCCCTTAATACCGCAGTCAACACGGCACTTACAGAACATATTCTGTTCCAGTTGGAAGACTGCACATTCAAAATCCTGGATGCTACCACAAAGGCCTGCGACGGCGGTGATGAAACATTTGTACCGGGTGCCAACTTCGGCGATTACAGGATTTTCTGGGAAGGGCACACCGACATTGACGACATTGTGCCCAACTCCAAGAACTCCCTGGACATGTTGTATGCCGACAACAAAATCGGTAACCGCCGATTCCCCTTCAAGACCGGCCAATGGCAGACTGAATCTGGTTCTGTTCGCCGTAACAAGAGGATGAGGGCGCCGCATAACGGTCTGTATACCTTCAGCAAGGGTGCCCAGATTTTGTGGGGCCAGTTCAATACCAACTTGCAGGCCATGCTGATTACCCCGGAAGGCTTCATTGGCTGGTTTGAGTGCAAAGACTCGCTGGCGAAATGGTTCAACAAGGACTTCCGCGAGTTTGAAATTGAAAGAGGCCCGTATGCCGGTAAGCGCGGTATCATCTTGTACTCCATCGACGGCGGTATCAAGACGATGGTTATTGTCAACTCCTATGACAATGACCCTGCGCATACTCTCTGCACCGGCTTGCATACCAATACGACCAACTTGCACCACGTTTCAGGCAAGAATCCTATTGCAGACAACTTTGCGTTGAAGCCCAACATGGTTTACACAGATGGTATCCGCGTGTATCTTGGCCAGGACACCAAAGCCGTTGCTGCAAGCAAGAGGTACTTTGTGTACTTCAACTTGTCAGAAATGGCGCCGAATACCTACAATGCAGGAACCGATACGTGGACGCGTAACTTCGACTGCCACTGCATTGACTCGCTGATTGATACCACGTTGACCACTCTTATTTTTGAGTGCAATGCGTGGAACACTACTTATCACTGCGACTTCGGCACGGGTTCCGATGGTGGCACAGGCACCCTCGTCAAGGGCGAGGGCACAGTATCCATGTTCCTCCCACTGCAAGAAGATACGTGGGACGGTGCAGACGGCATACGCCCCCACTTTGTGCGCCATCCTGGTGACATTAACGTGTACGCAAGCATCGGCACCGGTGCTACAGGTGCTTCCTACTGGATGAACCCAAGCAGGGTTGCTGTAAACTGGAATAATCACCATATCCAATGTCTGTGCGCACCTACTCCTGCAGCGGTTACGCAGGCTTTGGACTTCTATTACGATGCAGCCGCTAAGAGGATGGTATGCCGTGCAATTAACTTTGCATCGGGCAAGATTCATCTTCCTGTTGTCATTGACAATAAGCACATGCTGCTGTGGCCTTCGGACGGCACGGCCCGCTGCGTTGCTCTTACATGGGACTCCACTGCGGAGGACTACACGGTAATAGACGGCGGTGCTTGGTTGCCTCCCCGTACTACATCCGCGCATCTGACGTATGTGAAGTACCCCTCTGAGGCTGAAGCGGCCGCGGGTGTAAAGACCAAGATATACTTCTTTGATATGGGAGCGGCGCGCACAGACTATTTGCGCCTTACCTACACAGAAGATGAAGACGGATTGTCGATTCCTGCTTACACAACCTTCGCTCTTCCCAAGAGCATGATATGCGGCAGGCTGATTGCTTACGCCAATGACAAGATTCTTATTACCCCTGGCGCTGCTGACACGGCTGCATACTACTTTACGCTCGAAATGTCCTCGGCTATCGCAGTCACTTATCCTGACTCCGGCATAATCCAGGACATCTTCGACATAACCAATACAATGAACCCGAACGAAACGGCGGACGGTGCATACCTGGTTACTCAGGGCGATGCAGCCTTCTTCTACGTTCTCGAACGCGATTCTCAAACGGGTGTGCCTACTTTTACACGGTACGCCAAGCGATTGGGTGTAAGCAGAAGGTTGTGGGCCCTGCCCAATGGTTCCAAGGGCGGCATACCCACGCTGCGCTTTGCTCTGGGTTGCAATATTGCGGCTGTCAGCACGGAGAGTTCGCCCGTTTCTATCATAGAGCGCGTGGGCGGAACAATCAATGCAACCAACCCCAACCCTATCAACTATACACTCGTCCGTGACTTCGGCACTGACGCTAATGCCGCAGCCCGCGCTGACCTTGCAGTACCTGCAAAGGTGTGGGGTGAACCCCATTTGATTCCTGGAACCACGGATGCGGTTCGCTTTATGTCTACCTATACGCAGCATGACGGTGATGCCCTCTCGCAGCACGGTGACTGCTCACTTCTTGGTTACAAGAACCAAGTGCCCGTCTACGGTGAAGCGCACTACGTCAAAAAGGACATTTCGCACCTTCCCCAGGAAATTGCAAACTCCGACCAGTACTGGTTTGAAGTAGGTCCCACGAAAGAAAAGGACGGCCTTATTACTACCCCCACGAACTTTGGCGTGGCCTACCGCATGCAGGACCATTGGGAAGCATTCCCTACCGATACAGAGTATGCTGTGGGCAATGTCTTCCGCGGCGGCAACAAATGTCGGGTTTGGTTGTGCGGTCAGATTACGGATAACTACTACGGTTCTCCTATGCTGACCATGCTCATTGTGAATGAAGTGGTAACAACTACCGTTACAGGCCGCGTTCCTGGACAGTTCGTGCAGATGGGTTCTTTCAACCTTAAGGCTGCCGTGCTTGCAGGTGGTTCGCTTACAACGATGGGTTCACAGGGCGGCGCCGGCCATGCGTATGACTTCCGATTCCGCAAGCACCGCATATTCAGGCGGGATTTGTCGCGTGAACAGAACGTAGCAAACTGGTCTAGCAATGAAGCCCCCACGGTCATTGACATGACGCGCAATCTGCCGTATGCAACCCTGGCCGCTGCTGACTACGGCGTAGCTCGTGGTGCTCCGGTGGTTCCTGTCATGCAAACAACGGCCCGTCAGCCTATGTATGCCTTGTATGAAAACCAGATTCTGCCTGGCATCTACGCTCGCCGCAACAACCAACTTGTTCCGAACTATCCTGGTGCTGAATTGAACATTGTTCCTTACTTTGAATTTACGGACGAGAAGTGTTCGATGGTATTCAAGGACATTGACGGTACGGTACTCCCTGGGGTTACCCCGTTTACTGGCCAGGTAAGGGTAACAAACCAACGTCAGGGCTTGGATGCAAACACGGTGTTCATGTCCAGGGAAATCTACGATGCAGCATCCGGCGATGCCGTTGTTATGTGCTTCTACACCGAAGGTGGCGTTAGCAAGTACAAGGACATTGTGATTCCGAAGGCTCAGGAATATATTGAACAGGTGGTTCATCGTGGAAACACGATGGAGTTCTCCGGCCCCACAAAGAAGTGGGTGCTGGACTTGGCTACAGGCCTTGTAACCCGTGCAAGCACTCCGCCCTATTCGGTTGCTGCTGTGACTTTCGATATGGGCATCGACCTCGCTTCCGCAAGACCGGATAACGGCTACAAGCTGTATGTCTATCTTCCGCAGAACTTGGTCATGGAATACCAGGGCGAAACGTACTGGTCTGTTCCTCTTGCTGACCTCGTGCTGCGCGGGCAGACGGTGGCCGAGGACCTCACAGTTACCAACTCGGTTCGTGCAAACACGCTTGAAGTGAGCACCATTCTCTTGCAGAGCAAGTACCCCAAAGTGAGCTACTAGCCGGCACAATAGGGCTGCCTTGTATAATGCAGGGCAGCCCTTCTTGCTTTCACCAGGAGATTCAATATGGCAAATATCAATTTGGTCAATCTCAATGACGCTGTTTATAGAATGCTCAATCCTGCGTGGCCTTGGAACGGCTTTGAGAGTACGGCCCTTAGCCCAGCCAACTTCAATGCCGTAAATTGTCCCTTGCTTCATAACCATGACCGAAGGGAAGTAGTAACCTATAAAGACTGGGTATCTATCCTTGCAGGCAACCCGAATGTAACCAACACAACCTCAGATGCCGCTAGCCGCTGCCTTGCTCTTTGCGACTCTGCCCAGAGGGCAGGCCTGAAGCCGTGGGCTCGTACTTTCGGTAAGTTTGCAGGACCCGGCGGGAAGCCTCTTGCTGAGGTAAAACCCCTGGATGAAATGTTCTGGTACTACGATGCTTTGGACAGGCAGCTTCGTTATACCCTTAACAACGTAAACAACCCGTGCCGAGTAATGCACTGGTATCATAACAACGGATGGAAGTGGCGCTGGGCAGAAACTGGCATCACGGTAGAGCCAGGTGCTCGCGTAACCCTGCAGCCAGGCGTGTATGGTGCCAGTAGCATGGCCTACAGCAATGCTGGTACTGGCTTTAGTATAAATGACTCTACCGGGCCTACCCCAGGCAGTTACCTCTTGCAGTATTCTGACCCTAACGGCGGGGTGTGGAGATACATGAACTCCATCTTTTTTGTGGACTCTCCAGTTGACATAGAAATCATGTGGTCTGGCAGCGGTTCCCATGTCATGCAAGGCATCGTATTCCGCATTACGCCCCCAGGGTATTGGTGCTAAGGAGCTAACATGGCAAATATCAACTTGGTCAACTTGAATGATGCAGTCTACAGGATGCTTAATCCGGCTTTTGTTTGGACAAGCGGTGCCAATAATGCAAACCCGATGACCGAAGAGAACTTCAACAAGATAAACTGCCCTCTTCTTCACAACCACGACCGCAGGGAAGTGGTGACCTATAAAGACTGGGTATCTATTCTTGCCGGTAACCCTGACGTTACCGATACCCGACCTAACAGGCGTAGCAGGTGTCTTGCATTGAGCGATACACCTGGATACTCTTATCTGAAACCTTGGGCTCGCACGTTCGGTAAGCCCGCCGGCCCAGGCGGAAAGCCCCTTGCCGAAGTAAAGCCGCTGGATGAAATGTTCTGGTACTACGATGCTTTGGACAGGTATATTGCATCTACCATAACCAATGTAAAGAACGCTTGCCGCGTCCTGTATTACTATTACCATACAACGAACGGTTGGTCGCCGCAGTGGGCGGAAGATGGGTCGAAAATATCCGATAATAAGACCTCGCAGCGCCTCGAGCCTGGTGTTTACGGTGCTTGCAGTTCTTCCTATTCCAGAGATACTGGGTTCGATATTTTTGACGAAACTGGGCCGACCCCTGGTGTCTTTCCGTTCCTTCGAGTAAATAATGGCGGCTCCTGGGGCTTTCAGAACTCCATCTTCTTTGTAGACTCTCCTGTAGAAATTCGGCCCTGGTGGGGCGGTGGTAGCCATTTTCAGGGTATGGTATTTCGCATTACACCTCCGGGATACTGGTGCTAAGCATGGTAGCTCTATCCAAGTTGAAGGACCTATATCCTGAGGATTGGCCGGAGATTGCACGCCACTACAAGAAAATGATGAACTACACCTGCGAAGAGTGTGGTAAGAAGTACCCTAAGAACAGTAAGTGGCTGCATGTCCATCATATAGTACCCCTGTCTAAAGGCGGCGATTGCGAAGATGATAACCTGCAACTCCTGTGTTTTTCATGCCATCGAAAGAAGCATAGTCACATGGGAGGGTCAGCTTCGTCTAAGAAGACCCGCTACTCAAAACCATTCAATTAGAGGTCAACATGAATGACTTTTTGACACCTTCCGAAATAGACCTTGTTCTTTTCTTTCAGGAAGAGGACTTGGATTTGAAGCCGACTGTTACGGCTGGCGTAAAGGATGCCTTCATAGACAGCAAGGCTCGCCCTATTCTCACCTACCTGTGCTGCACTGTTCCTTCCCTGCTGAAGTCTGCCTACGGTGTATCGGCAGATAATAACCTGGAGAAGAAACTCATTGGCACAAAAGCCAAGTATGACGTTCTCCTTGAGGAGTTCCTCGAAGGCTTGGAAGCCCTTAAGGTATCGAACATTGAAGCACTGCGCAATGTTCTTCCGTATACAAAGTACCCGTTCGGGCCGAATGCCTGGTTGAAGATTGAAAAGGTATTGCAAACCAATCAGGCTAAGATAAAGAAGCAGCTTTCCGTTTCTGGCTGGAACTACTTGCAGCACCTGCGCAATATTATTGCAGGCGAGGAGCTCGACGAAGATGACCTTACCTTCATCCAAACGAAGGCCCGGTTCATTCCTGACAAGCTCCTTGCCCGATACTTGCAGAGCCTTGAAACTGACCCGAGCCGCGATGATGCTGCAAAAAGCTTGCAGGTTGCCCAGAAGTCCGAGGCATCAATCACAAAGAAGTATTTCAAGACCGCAGAGCCTAAGGCTGCTGACCTCAAGGCTATGCAGGAAAAGTTTCCTGAAAAGTACAAGGAATGGAAGAAAGCTACCAATGCAACCAAGAAGGCCGCAAAGTCTGCTGTTGTGGAAGCCTTCAAAAAGAACGGGTACAGCCTCGTTGACGTGAAGGTAGCCAAGAATGTCCTAAAAGACCTTAGCATACCTAACCCTATCGACCCCGGGTTTGTTGGTAAGGTTGGTCTTGGTGACACAAAGGCCAAGATGTTCCTTTACTATACAAAGGATGGTAAACTCCTGGACTCTGTTGTAGGCCAGAATGTGAAGATGAATCCGAAGTATACGAAGGACAATGATACCTACTACTGCACCCACATGCCTGCAATCAATAGCGGCATACCGGTTAAGGTGTACACTGCGGAGCATCGGAAGAAGTCGGCACAAAAGCTGCACAACGGGGCGCGAGAGTCTGTAAACGGACTTGAGGACTTGCGCTCAACTCTTGCTTCCGATATAAAGCCTATCCTCAACGGCAAGTTTAATAATGTGGATGCTCTTGCAGCCCTGGTAATTCGAGTCATTGACGAAACAGCCGGGCGCATAGGTAACCCTGGTTCAGAGAAGAAGGCCAACACCTTTGGTATCCATAACCTCAAGGTGAAACATGCCAAGAAAAGCAAGGGCGGTTTCCTGCTGAAGTACATCGGCAAAAAAGGCGTACCGCAGTCACATAAGGTAGAAGATGCTATTTCGGTAAAGGCCATCACCAAGTTGATTGCTGACCGTTCCGCCTCCCAATACATCTTTTCTCGTGACGGTGAGCGTCCCCTTAGCCCTACTACGGTAGGCATGTATCTTAAGGGTACGGGATTCGGCGGTTCTCCTCACCGCTTCCGTAAAATCTGGGCTAACAAGATTTTCAATGAGCTTGCTTTTAAGGATGCCAAGAAGAAAATGACCAAGGCGCAGGCCAAGGAAATCTTCGATAAAGCGGTATCAGCCGTGGCGGCAAAGCTGGGTCAGACAGAGAATAACACCTCTATCCGCTCCTATATCGACCCGCTTCTGATGAAGAAGTTCTGGGATACGGTAGGCTTCCCCGCACCAGCCGTTGTCCTGCGCGTTATTGAAAACATGGGACTGCAAGACCCGGACAGTGACGACTAACAGATAAACCCTGGAGGTAGCCGTGAAAGAGTATAGACTCCTAAGGTTTACTCCGAGGAGAACGCTTACTTACAACAACCGTTGGTGCCGGCACGTTCTCCCAAAGCATACCCTCTTCTTCATACCTGTTGAAGAGGAACAGGTGATGGCTTGGCTGAACTTTCTTTGCACGAAGCACCACAAGACGGCACTGTACATCCACACTATAGTCCTCAGGGCGCGCACGGTAAGCACCAGGGTTCTTACAGTGTGGAAAGGTGTTCCACTGGTAGAAGTAATGATTCGGGACAGGGATTACCACAAACGAATGAAGCACGGAACACAAAGAGTTCTAAAGGGAGCCGTTAAGCCTCCCACTATCGTGCGCAAGTTTTTGCAAGAAATAAGGCTACATCGGTAAGAATCTATACGCGCTGGAAATGTGCGGAAAAGGAAGCTCCTATGATACCCCAGGATACACCACAGGGTACCCGTAGGAGCTTCTTTTTGGGCAAATTTTCGTAAGACGTATCTTATTATACCCCAAAAATACCTTCATATAAAACAATAGGTTACATGATGCTCTTCCTGAGCCCTATTTTGCATGTATTTAGGGTAATTAGCCACAAAAAAGCTGCCACAGTCAGAAGACCGGGCAGCTTAAACAAGCTAAACGCCGATGGACTTACAGGTCCTTGGTAAGCTCAACGAGGGCAGTATCGTAGCCCGGGTAAGGGCGACCGTGCTTGCTGTTGGCCCAGGCGTCGCGCACAAGCTTGGTGCTATTCTGGAGAGTCCAACCTTCAGGCATATTGTCATGCCCCATCACCTTATTGAACAGGAGAGCAATAGCAGCCTGCCCGTCTTTGCCTGTAAAGGAAGCGACCGGCGTAGTCGGTTTAGCGGGTTTGGCAGCTTCGTGGGGCGTATCCAGGTCTTCAAGACCACCTTCGCTGGGCGTGCTGCCTTCAGCTGGCGCACCGTTCTGATTGCCTTCAGCAGGCGCATCGTTCTGGGTTTCGTCGGTTTCCGGGTTTTCCATGTTGGCCCATTCGGGCTGGTTTTCATCTAAGCCCGTGTTAGCTTCAGGCTGGCCCTTGGTGTCAGTCTTACGCGGTTTTGCCATGTCAATCTCCATAGAAGTTTTTGTGCCTTACAGGACGTAGCGCAAATCACCTAAACGAATGAAGGTAATAACAACGCCTGCAGGCAGTTCACAGTTGAACTTGACGGTAGTGCTAGTGGACGTAGGATCACCAACCTCGTACCACGAAGGGGTTCCCAATTCATCCTCAGCCGTTCCCTGCTCAATATACACACCGTCAAAGAAAGCAATCATAGACTTTCGGCCAATGTCGTATTCCATTATTTGGAGCGGAGCTCGGGCAGGTGTAGTCTGCGCCATTACAAGCTTGTAAGGCTCGTAAGTTACATCCTGCTTTACGCCACCCGAGCCGTCTGCCGGGTCAATGATTTCCTGTATATTCTGCTTAATCGCAGCCGCAAAGGACTCCGAAATGTTAGCCGATGTATCAGAGTCCCGAACAGGCAGACCTTGGCTAGCTATGTACTTTGCTATGCCAACTACCACAAGGGACAATTGACGGAGCATCTTGTTGTAGGAAAGGGGGTCTGCAATAGAGCCAGTCAAGGCCCCGTCCTGGCGAATTGCAGAGTCTATGAACTCCTGCAGGGAAGGAAGATTTTTGTTGCCAACCTCTCCGTCAGGCATCCATTCTTGCATCTCCTGAATGCTACTCGGAGTAAGGGCTTTTCTTATGGTAGCCATTATGACCTCCCTAGCTCAAAGTGGTGATGGTCATTCCTGCCGGAATTTCATCCCAGAACATAAACTTGGTGCTCGGGTCACCTGCAACGCCTATTTCAGCGTATTGGCCTAGGGAGTCATTGGTGTCACTTTTCGTGCAAAGAACGCCGTCCAGCCACACGGCAAAAGATGACCCTACGGTGTATTCAGGAACAGTGAGAACCGTCTGCGCAGGAACGACCGTCCAAAACACTTGGTCAAGGCGCGTGCCCTGCAAGCCGCCGGCTGTTGTAGCGCGGGTACTTTGTACCGTTACCTTCCAGTCCTCGGTGATGGAGTCGTAATAGAAGCTATACAGACCATAGGGCTTGTCCATCGTGAAGTAGTTGGCGGAGTTCTGAATGGTATGACCGTTGCCATTGACCTTCGGCGGATTCTTTTTGAAGTTGCCGTTGCAGTCGATGAACGTAACCCGGTCACCGGCCGCTGGTGCAGCCGGAAGGTTAAGGCCGTATACGGGCGGATTATCCTCAGTAACGCTGGGGTCACCGGTCTTGATGAAGATAACATCGCCTATTTTGGCCGTAGTTTCACCAGGGGTATTGATGATAACCGTGCCGTTCTTGCCGATGTATTCAGTGTACAGCAGGGTAGTCTTTGTTTCGTCGTAGGCGTGTTCAAGGTCTGCATAGAAACGACCGCCTACGTCCACGCACCAGCTCTTGTGGTTAGGCCAATAGAGGAAGCGAACGGATGCACCCTTTTGGTTAATGACGAATTGGGCTGTGCGCTTGTCAATCTTGTGGTCAACTGATACCACAGAGATTTCCTTTCCTTTTGTATCGCACTTCCAACCTACGTCAACAACCTCAACGCGGGAGCCCTGGCGAAGACCAGTTCTAGGAAGCTGAATAACAACAGGGCCACCGGAAGAGTCAACGAAAAGAGTCTGGCCTTCCGATGCGACGTAGTTGTTGAAAACAACCGTAGGCTTACCGACGCCTGTAGCCAGGGCAGACAGGTCAGGGTGGGCATTTGGGTCGTTGTTATGGTCTTCAAGCTCTTGTGCCTGCGTGTATTTGAATACAAACAGGTCAGTGAGATTGAGGTTCTGAATGTTAATCAAAATACGGAGCTTGGTAGACCCGGAGGGGTCATAGGAAGCAACGCCGTCAATACCGCAGATGCCGAGCATAAACTCGGTACCATCCGTTGTTTCTGCCATAAGGTAGATTTCACGGATATACATGAGGTCTGCGGCAACGCCAGGCGGTATGGTGCAGAGGAACTCAATGGTTTCCGCGGACTGCACAATGCGGCCAGAAATTGGGGCCTCATACCAGGTATCAAACCTGTCCAGCGTGGTTCGCGTGATGGCAATTTCGCCAATCACGTCCGATATGCAGAACTTCGTAGGGTATATATGCCAGCCACCATTGCTGGCCATACGAATGCAGTTTGCAAGGCCCTCTGAAGTCAAAAGACCTTTAAGAACCGAAGGGCTATCAGCCATGTTCGACCTCCTCAATTATTAAGCAAAGCTCGAAGGAACCTAATCCTCGAGTACCTTATTTTCGTCCAGCCCAGAGACCAAGGTCTTAACCAACTTAGTGAGGTCATCCACCTGCTTTATGAGACCGGGCACCCTTGGGTCATTGCCATCTGATAAAGCCACAAAGTCCTGCATGTTCACCTTATAGGTCTTTCCACCTATTTCGATGATTCCCCAGACGGTATTATCCGTATCAAGGAATATTTCTGGGTTACAGGTATCCAGTTCCTCAATAAGAACGATGCGAGAAAGTTCACCAGCCATACATAACTCCTTAGACCCTTAGTACGGGGTCACTTTCTGCACATAGATAAGGGCATAGTAGGGAGGCATCATGCCCTTGCCTTTTGCCGGGTCAGCATCGGTTGTATCCACAATGTCATGCGTATGACCGATACCCTTGCCAACTGGTGATGAATATACCCGATAGCCCTGTTCGGACTCTGTACCGATGTAGGTCTTTGCAGACGGCGGAGCACCGTAAGGCCACTTCTCTACGGCCAGGGCCTCGCCTGAGCCAGGCACCACGTGCCGATGCTTAGGAAGCTCGTCCTCGGTAAGAGCGTGTTCCTTTACAGCGAGCTTATCCGAAGTCCTGCTGCCACCGGCCTCATGAGGCGGCGTGTTAGGGCCAGCACAAATGATAAACTTGTCCTGTAAGTTGACCGTTCCCTTTGTACCGTCACAGACGGCATAATGGGGATAGTCGATAAGAAACTGCGCAAGCTCCGCTTCGGTGCAGGAGATTGGCAGAATACCCCTTACAGGAACGCCGTGGTATGCAGCAGCATACGAATCAATCTGCGCCTGCATGCGTTCCAAGATAGGGGTTACAGCAGCCACTACCTGAACATTTATCATGTTAGACAGGGCCGCAGTAAGACCGTCCTGTATCTCCTGGGCAGTAACGGTCTTCGATACATCGACACCATTGGCCGCAATTACATCGGTAAGTCCTTTCATGGACGCCGACAACTGCTGCAATATGGTGTTCATAAGGGTGTTATCCGCGGGCTCGCCTGCAACAAAGCCTGACTTACGCCGAACATTGCTTTCGTAGGTTGCCGCATCCATCACAAGCTCAGGGTTTGTTATACCCTCAGCAAATGTAAGGAACGAGTTCACACCGGGTGTGACTTCAGCCATCTTAGTCCTCCCGCTTATCTGCAACGGTTATAAATGCGAGAGCATCCGGGTCCGTTACGTCTGTACTGGCTACGATAGGAGTCCGGTTGCTTGTGTCATAGTTGTATTGAATCCACTGACTTCCCCAGGTGCCGACGTCACCAAAGATAGACTTGAAGCCGAACACCTGACTAAGGAATGTATCGTGTTTGCCAAGAATAGGATGAACGACGGCGCTAAGGCTAAAGTCGTAGGACTTGTCCCGGTAGCCTCCTACACCGTGCATCATCATCAGACCGCTTTGGGCAGTAATGGAGTAGGAAGTATCTATGTAGCCGCCAATAGTAGCGCCAAGCTTTATGAGGTCAACCGAATAGGCAACCTCAAAGTCCTGCATTACAGGGTAAACGTATTGGCGAGTAAAGTTAATGATTTTGTCAGCAAGGGAACCTGACGCCTTTGCAATGTCCAGGTTCACCCACAGCTTCCAGGTATCTGGAGTACCCTGAGGAGAAGATTCCCACCACTCTTCCCATCGCGCATCGACACCAAGGAGTTCAAATACGAGGGAGAGGCCGGATTCATGACCTTTTAGGTAGTGAATCAGGGATATGTATTCCATGGTAGACTGCAACTCTTTTGAAGTCAGCCCCAGGAAGTCTGTAATGTAGTTATAACCAAATTCTGCCACGACCTCTTTAACCGAGGTAGACCGAAGGCGCACCTGGTCTGCATACTTGTAGGTAAGGTCGTCGAAGAAGGTTTCTTCATGCAACTTGAGGAAGTCCAGAATCTCAACAAGTTCCTGGAACATTGGCTCTTGAAGCCGCGCAGCCGGGAGAAGCTTTCCATAGGAAACGCGGCACTCCCAGATAACGGTATTGTCCGTTATGTATTCCCTTGGTGTTCTCGGCCAGTCAACATTGACCACAATCTTCTTCAGCCTGAAAACAAAGTACTGGTCTTCTGAACCATGCACTATGATTGGGCCAGCAGACGGGGACAGGAGAGCCCCTACTGTAACGTCCATTCGAGGGGACCAGGTCTTAGCAGCAAGGGCATCAGCCTGAGGCACCTCTTCTGGAACAAACTGCAACTGGTTGTCATAGGTGTAGGTACTAAGCAAATCCCAGGCAGGCTCGGTGAGAGAGGTCTTCCCGTATGTATCACCCTGCGTAACACCTGCAGTGGTAGCAACATACAGGTAGCCAGGATAGGTAGGGACATAGACGTAATCGTCCACGTTGTATGCAGCACCAGACTGGTACTCACCGCGAAAGGTGTACTTAACACCAGTAGCCGTTGCCTGCAAGTTGCGCACGATACTTTCGGTTTCTGACGCGGATACAATAGGGCTAGCCATTATACCATCTCCTCACCGCGTAAGGTAATCTTGAACTCGGACCGGAAGATGTAATACTCGTTCCAGGCGAGAGGAAGGATTCTCTCTTGCGGATTAAAGGACAGCCAGTAAAGCTCGTTATCCCGTACCATCTTGTTCGCTTCCTGGGGCCACGCAGGTTCATTGTAAGCAATGTCTGTTACCTTGGCAACAAGGCTGCTGAACAGGATGTTTACTGGAGTAGCCATGGAGCCGAGGAAGTATGTGGTACCTGGAAGCCAACTTGCAGGAGTGCTGCTAACAGAGGAGCGGGAAACCATTGTCCAGGTAATGCTTCCTTCTGTAACAGTTTCCCCTTCGACAGTAGGCCACGAGGGCTCAACATTTCCGCTCACGCCACGGTCAGGGAATGCAGTATAACCAGAGGTCTTCCCTTGAAGTGTTCCGGCAACAACCTTAGCGCGATAGAGAAGGTCAGTATATCCAGCCTCGTCAAGTCCAGCCCAGCCCTTCGTGTAGTCCGTAGCCCTAGCTGACGGTAGGCCGCTGAATCCAGGAGCAGGAGCACGGTTGCTAGGAATTACAACGTCCCCGTCTTTGCATAGCATGCCTGGCTGCCAGTTCTTGGTCTTGCTGTTCTCCAGACAATATACGCGGGCTACCCGCACATAGTCGAGGTTCTGCTCAAGGACGTTTTCAAAGTCAATAATGCGCAAGTCCAACGCAAGCACCTTCTGGTACCTGTTAAGTATGGCTTGCACATCAGCCCTCACCTGCGATTCATCAACCTTGCGAAGCAGGTCAAGATAGATGCCAAGACCAACATGAACAAGAACCGGGTCCTGTATTACGGGAGGCTGCACACCAAAAGGCCTGTAAGCCTCAAGGGTACGCTGTGCCGTATTCTTTTGATAGACTTCGGAAGTGAGAGTATCGTAGCACTCCCATTCAATTTCGCCGTCAAGGCAGGTGCTGCATATGGTAGTAGGCCAGTCAGGTTCAACTGCACCGGAGGTGCCAGCATTGCGAGCCTTATAGAAATAGCCTGTTTCAAGAACCGGCTGGACAAGGTCGCCTGCGTTGTATGCGGTATTTGTCTGGTAGTAGGAGGCAGTATAGCCCTCAAGATATATGGTTTCTGCACACACCCACTCCACCTCGTTATCCACAACCGTAGAGCCTATGAGTGCCGGCCAGTCAGGTTCAGAATCTACGCGGTCAACGCGGAACATTATACCGGGAAAGGATTCGCTGTCGCTGGGCAGGCAGTAATCTCCTACGTTGTAAACAAATTTTGAACGCCATTTGACTGCACCAGCAACGGGGTTAAGTGCAAGGGTACGCCATATGACCTGCCCGTCCTCAGTGAGGGTATTCAGGGACTTTGACCATATAGGTTCCACATCCAGAGTTTTACCACTCTGGTTACTTGCGACGTAGCCTCCGCGCGTTGCCTTATAGATGAAGCCGTTCTGGTAGCTAGGGAGAATTTCATCACCCTCGCTAACCATGATGCTAGGGGCCCACGTTTTCTGCGTGTGGTCCTTTACGTAGGTTACGGCAACAACGGCTGGGCTAATGTCGTAGGAGTTTGTATCTGAAATGTTGGAGATAACCGAGCGCAGGAGTTTCCTGTAGTCCTCACGACCGCGAATAACATGCTGCGTTTCATGGTACAGTGGAGCGGTTTCCTGGATACGCGATATTGATTCAGGCTCCTGATACTTGCTCTGTATTGTGATGGCACTTGCAACGCCGCAGTCAAAAGCGAGCTTGTCAGAGTCAAAGGTAATCTCTTCCGTTTCCACATACAGGAGTTTGAGGATGTCACCGGTATCGTAGTTGTACTTCGATTCGGTATAGGTATCCACGCAGCCCCAGGTAATCTTTCCTTCTGTAATGGTAGCACCAATCACGTTAGGCCAGTTGGGCTCGGAATTGCCGCTTACAGCCATTCCCTGGGTTAGGCTCTTAAAGTAACGGGGAGTTTCCTTCTTTCCCGTGTTCTTCCAGGTATTGTTTCCTGCATCAACGGACTGACCCTGTACTGTAGGCCAAGTAGGCTCAATAGAACCTGAAATGCCGGCTTTTGTGCAAGTGTAGAAGACCGGAAGATTGCTGCTATCTGACAGGCTTGTGACCACATCGCCTACGTTGTACTGGTGGTTTACACGCCAGGTATAGTTAGGCTTGATGTAGTCATAGAAGGTATAGCGCGACATGGGAGACCAAGCAGCCGGAGGATAGCGGTTGGTGTAAAGAACGTCAATGCCACCAACGCTGTTGCTGAGGACTGCAAAACTATCCTTCAGTACATCCAATATAGAACGGCTATATGGAACTTCGCTGCCATTAAGCTGGAGCAGAATATCTTCTGATACCTTGTCAGAGTAGAAACGGAACCAATGGGTTTTTGCAGAGGGAATGGAGATGGATTCTTCCATCAACTTGCCCACAGAAACAAGCAATTCAGCTTTCTGGCCGTAGGTAAATACCTTGTCCTCCAGAGAAACCAGGTCGAGAGTAGACATGCTGCCTACAATGTCGAACTTCTTTACAGTTCGGGTAGCGTCCGGGACGAAGGTAATAAGAAGATGAAGGTTCTGGCCGCGAAATACAGGATAACCAAGAGTAGAGGCAACGGAAAGAGCGGAGCTCCTCTGCTTCGCCTCAAAAAGAAAGGCCTCTCGCCTGGCTGTGATTGCATTGTAGGCATTGTATTCGGAATGGCCAGCCATAAGCTGCATAATCGTGGTGCCAACCGAACCAGCCCAGAAGTCCTTCCAGCTGCTTTCAGGGTCTTTGCTGAGGACAAACTCCTGGGCAATCTTGTATATGTTGAGGTATGAGGTCTGCTGCCTGTCAAGAAGGAACAGGGTATCCACAGACCCAGAGGTAGTTCTCTTGTTAGGATTTGTCGTGCTGATATCCATATACCCTTTCCTTATGAACCCGCCAGGTCCTTAGTGAATTGCTTTTTGTATATACCGGAGATAATCAACGAAGTATCATCCAGACCAACCAAATCGAACACTAGGTGCATATCATATGCGTTGTCGTCAGGGAGGGGTGTAATAACGGTTTCGGTAAGATTGGTAGTCACCCTGGGCTCCCAAGCCATAACGGCATTGATAATGCCGAACCGTATTTCATATGCCGTAGTGTCGTCTACCTGCTCGAAAAGGTTGTCAGGAAGATTTACACCGTAGGTAACCTCGTTTAGACGCTCGCCAACAACTGTGGTGAGAAGGTTGTGCAGAGAATAAAACACTGCATCCCTGTTTGTCGTAAGGGGAGGTGTGCCCGGTGTGATTTTTGCGGAGTTCACGTCCGTATAGACGCATTTCTCAATAGCTAGCACGTTACCCTCCAGTTACGTGGGCCCTGTAGAATAGGGCCCGTATCTGCATTAAAATTTCTTGTGTTATCTAAGGGGAAAAGACGTTCGGTGAACCCTGGCATACAGAATCACCACAGCTAAGTGGGTGACCTATGCGCTGAACCGCACTACCATTTGCATACACGTTAGACTCACCTACGTAAGTAGCGCCGTGACAAGGAGGCGGGCAGCAATGAGGAACGCGAGTATCACCGTTACGAACTACAGGTTTTCCATTAATGAATACGTTAGGGCTCCAGGATGAAGGAACCTCAGGAGGCCAGCAACCATGACCACACGTAAAGTCTCCCTGTCTGTGTACGGCCGGCATATGCACTCCTTATTCGAAGCCTGGTGAGCTATGTCGGGCTGACCGAGACCCTCCAAGTTCAATCATGCTTGTGTCATGACGGTGGTGAGGAACAAAGCCTTGCAGCTTCATCCAGCACTCTTCGCATCTGTAATCTGTAATCATTTTATTGCAACCTGGGGTATGGCATTTACGCAGGTTCCGTTTCGTTTCTTCCTTTATTCTGCGGACTCTAGGGGTTCCCATCTTAACGCCTCGATTCCTAAAGGTTTAACTCACCTCTTTGCAGAGTTCCCTAACCGACAATAACACTACTTTTATCGAATAGCAATACAATCAGCGGAGCAGCGTGTCCTGGAAAACCAGAACACGCTGTCCGCAGGTAGCCACCTAAGAGGTGAAGCCGTCAGCGTAAACCGAGGGGAAGACCAGGTCTGCCGAAATCGCCTCTTCCGTGAAGTAGTCAAAGGCGAAGCTGATAGCAGGCTGCATCGGGTCTGCGGTAGAGCCGTCGAAGTCACCACGCTGGTAGCCTTCCACATACACACCGATAAGGGTGTATTTGTAGATGGGTTCATCCAGGTTGTTAAGCTGGTAAAGTTCAATGATGCCTTCAAGGTCGGCCTTGAACTGCGTGATACCAGAACTGTTGCCTGTGGGAACTTCGCGGTTGGTATCCCAATACAGGTTGTGCCAATCATGCAGCATCTTCTGCACGAAGGTATCGTTGGTTTCCATCAGGGTGCAGCTCCACGGGCTGGTGTATTCAGCAGTACCCGGCTGGCGCACTTTGTTGCCGCGAATCTGTATTTCAGCCGAAGTACCGGTCTTTTCAGGCACCGAGGCCGAAAGGGCGCGGATGTTGAAGTCCTGACTGGCATTTGCCCACTGCGACATTTTGTTGGGCCACTGGGTTACCTTAATACCCCAGCGAAACATCTGGCTGAAATTACCAAGTTTTCGCAGGTTATTGGTAGAGGGCCGAAGGGAGTTCGCCATAACATCTCCTGTTCGTTTAATTGTATGATATTGGCATAACCAAGCATTTACAGTACCTGGGTTAAAAGGGGATACTCGATGAACAAAGCTTCAAAAACCGTCTTTGAAAAGCACGTGGCTTCTGCTTATACAGGATACGATTGGTCTTCCTTAGAACTTGACAAAAGTGGTAAACTATCCCCTCATGGTAAGAAAACCAACCTTAAATGCTATGAGTCCTTTTCTGCGCAGTACCCCTCGGTATGCCCTACCTTTGAATATTTCAAGCTCCTGTCCAGGTTCTTCCTGTCATATCACTTAAATACAACCAGGGTTATAAGCAGCTATGTTTGCCCGGTTTGCCGAAGCGCCCCTAAGAAAGGAATATGCAATAGCGGCAAGAACGGTAAGTACAAAGGTGAAACCTGCGGTAGCCTAGAGTGCCAGACCGAACTTAGAAAAAGAACTAACATGGAGAAGGGAGGCAATACCTGCGCTCTCCATCGTTCTGATGTAAAGTCTAAGGTAGAAGCATCCTTTCAGCGGAACTGGGGAGTTAATAACGCAGGTCAGTCCGAAAAGATACGGAACAAGTGGAAACAGACAAACAGGGAAAAGACAGGATATGACTTCCAGTTTCAGAATCCGTCTATTCGGAAAAAGATAAAGGAAACCTGCATAGAGAAGTACGGAGCTCCTAACGTAATGTGCGCAGAGTCCTCTATGCGGAAAGAAATAGACAAGAAGCTCAATTCAGAGGCTACCGTTCGGAAAAGACGGGAAACCATGAAAACCCGCGGTGTAATAGGATGTAAATCCTCTTCAGAAGATAACCTATACCGGACGTTACTAGAATACTTCCCTGAGGTAGAGCGCCAGTACGGGGACGACAGGTACAACTTTAAATGCGACTTCTATGTACCTATAAATGACCTGTTTATTGAATACCAAGGATACTTTTGCCATGGTGGTAGGCCGTATAATACAAAAGACCCAGTTTGCCGGTCTTTGGTGAAGAAATGGGAGCATAGGGCGTCTTTAAAGTATAAGAAAGGAAAACACGCGCCCTTTTACTCAAACGCCATCAAAATCTATACAGAATTGGATGTGCGGAAAAGAAACACCGCAAGAAACAATTCCTTAAATTGGAAGGAATTTTTCTCTGAACCAGAAGTTCTTGCTTGGCTAAGTAGCCTGTACCCTAACACCTACTATGACAAACTAAAGGTTATATTCAAGGTCTCCGCACTAAGACGGGAATATGAACTAATACACGCCTCAATACCAGGCTATGATAAGGTTCCAAGGCATAATAAGCTAGTCTTACAGTTTCAAAGTAGGTTATTCTTTAAGCAGGAACTGAAAATGTGGAAAGACCAGAGAGTAAGGGAGAAGCTTGTAGCCAACAGGCTTAAGTACATAGGGAAAGGCTGGGGAGAGCTGACGGCATGGGAGATTTTAAGGGGATTCAAAATAAGCGGCATGGTGAAAGCACCATTTTCCCACTTTAGCCAGCACTGGATGAGAAAATTTATAGAGGACTACAAGGTTACCAGCATATATGACCCGTGCGGTGGGTGGGGGCACCGGCTTACTGCGTGCACGAGGGAATTCCCGTATATCTATAATGATATAAGAAGTAAGGTTACCGCGAACTGCAAAGAGCTAGCCGAGTTTCTAGGGATGGAAAATAAAGTCTTCTATAACGAGGACGCAGCCAGCCTATCCCCTAAGGAAAACTATGATGCAGTCTTTACCTGCCCGCCTTATTGGAACACGGAAGTATATTCTACGAAGGGGGCCGAAAACCTGCCCAGGGAGGGGTTCTTTAAATGGTGGGGTAAGGTAATAAAAGCTGCATGCAAAAAGAAGCCCAGGTTGTTTGCTTTCGTTATTTCAGGGTATTTAAAGAAAGAAATGGTTGAGGTATGCAAAAACAAAGGTCTTAATTTTGAAGCCTCTTATGAGTTAGGGAGAAGTAAAAGCCACTTCAATAAGGGGCCTATTAGCTCAAAAGAGTACCTAGTGATATTTACAACATAGGAGAAAAGAATGCACCAGGGCACAAGATACTTAACGGCGGAAGCCTAAGACGGTTGCAATCACCGGCTCTACCAAGTTCAGGACGCTAGACGTGTATATTGACACGCATTGCTGAAAATAGCCCAAAAAGAGGCTCCTATGATACCCCAGGATACACCACAGGGTACTCATAGGAGCTTCCTTTTCCTCATTTCCTGATGCAACGCAGGAATGTGGTTGCTCGGTTATTTGCGTTTGGCAGCACCGGGCATGTATTTGTGAACGTCCTTCATTTGGCGTTGAACGTCGCCTTCGGTCACCTTGAAGCCTTCAACGGCATCGTCAAGAATGACCGTGTTGGACGCAGTAATACTTGCAGCTTCGGTAATGGGTTCGCCCATTACACCAAGGGCAGCGCAAGCCGCAGTGATGGCTGCTTCTTCCAGTTCGTAGCCTGCGTAGCTGTGGTTGCAGCCAGGGCACACCGGGTCACCGATGCAGGCCGTAAGCTTGCACTTAGGGCACACTTTCAGGATATGCTCATTGGCCGCGGCCAACACGGTAAGCTTGCCTCCGGAGAAGTCAAACGTAAACGTGCTGTTTACAGAAGCGGCGCCAGTGAGACCGTGCGCACCAATAAGGGGACGATAGGGGCGCCCGTAGTTGTCGGCCACGCGATTGTAGTTAAGGATGATGGATACCATGTTGCGCAGGGTAGAAGCGTTGGCTTCTGCCAGGAAAGGGCATTCTTCAAGCAGGTTTTCCACGACAGCCGCTTCCAGGGCTTCCCGAGTATCAAACACTTTCTTGCTGAGGGATTCAGCAATTGATATGATGGGCATGGTCTATCTCCTTTTGGTGACGGACTTCAAATAGTTCATAATGTAGTTCAACTGGCTGGGTTTAAGTTCCACGCTCTTTCCAAGAACAGCCGAAGCAAGGGCATTTACTGACGCTGTACCCTTTAACGAGATAGGCTCTACCTCGGCATTAACCTTATCCGAGGAGTTCAGTTGGAACGGGTCATCACCCTCACCCTCCTCGTCTGCCGGCATCAGCTTCTTCACCTTTTTCAGGTAGTCCGCCATCTTTTCACGAACCTTAAGGTCATCCTCGTAGGAGGACACGATGGTGTCAATGTCCGCGCCGGCTGCCGTTGCAAGCATTGCGGCCGGAAGAGGAATGCCTGAGTCTTTCAGTTCCTTCATAAGAGAAAGCTCGGAAGAACTACCAGTAGGGGTAAGGTCCTTGGTCCACTTCAAATCGGGTATGACGTAAGTGGAAATTTCAGCCATATTGCGCGAGCCTGTAAGTTGGGCGAACTTATACAGGAACGCATTGCGCTTAGCCTTATTGGACTTAACGTCATACTGAATCTTATGGTCTCTTTCAGCCTGGGTACGCTCCCTGAAATTGTGGTACTTTGCAAGGGAGAGGAAAATCTTGTCACGAATGATGGCGCGTGTAAGTTCCTGCCGTTGGTCACGGAGGTTTTCCAACATAAGGCCGATAGTATTTTCCTGGTTAGAGTACGTTGCATCACCAGACAGGAAACTGTCGGATACGCCGAGAGCACGCAACTTGGCTTGCGTAAAGCCGTCGGATTCAGAAGAATGGCTCCACAAGTCTGTAGGGCTCTTTACTTCCGACACCGTAACGTCAGGTCGTGTAACAACTGCTGCACCAAGGGGGTCACGGTCAGCGTTTGCAAAGAGTTCCGCAACGGATTGATACTGCGACAGGTCATAGTCTACATCATCCGAACCCATCGTAATGTGCAGAATACTTTTCTGCCTGCGGGTGGATGCAAGAATAGTACCGCGAAGGAGGCACTTTTCAAGCAGCCAGATAGGAAGGATACGGGAGAATACGCTAACGCCCTCAGAGCCGGGCAAATGGGTTCGTGTAACGTAGATTGTTTTCAGCGGCTCCAACTCAATTTTACCGGATCCAAGCATAAGCTTAATGTCTTCAGGAGGCAACTCCTTTCGGGCCTCTATATCGCGCGTGTCCGTGGAGTTCAACCACTTCTTGAACTCCTTGCTCAACTTGATATTGATTTTAGGGTCGTACCCAATGAATGGGATAGGGATAATTTCCGCTTCCGACGCATTGTAAAGAATGCAGTCTGTGAAGATGCCCCGGCTCTTATCAAACACAAGCGAGCCGACACCGCGCCCCAGTACCATGTTAGAGGTCAGGAACAGCTTCATGAGCCTTTGGATGGAAAGCTCCTCAAGAGAGGACTCATACAGGGCCTTAATCTTTGGGTCAGACACCCCGAGGATGGAATAGTCGCTCCAAGGGAGCATGGACATCATGTCCACTACCGGCCCTGAAACAGCGTCCATAAGGTATATCTCTCGATAGGTATTGTCGAGAGTTATTGTATCGTTGGTGTTGAGGATATCCTGCAACAACGGAAAAGAAAGGTCAATACCACCAAGGTATGTACCGCCTGAACCAAAGTTGCCGCCGGCCCCTGAAGCAGAACCAGGGCCCATGCCGCCACCGGTCCCCTGGGATGCAGCACCCGTAAGGGTAGCCCTTGGTCTTGTTCCGCTAGCAGAGCCGGTTACTGCGACTGTATTATAATCAAACATTGGCTACTCCGTACTAGAGTGGTGTCTCAAGGTTCGTATCCAGGCGGCGTATAGGTACCACCTGTCACCTGTAAGGGGTGAATCTTATAGCTTGGGCTTTCTTTGATTCCCTCGCCGAAAGTGGAATCGGATACAGGAGCTCTGAAGTACCACGGAGTTGCAACAATGCCACCTGAGGTATCAGCAGTATAGTACCTGCGAAAACCCGATAGAATAAGCCACTGGTCATAGGCGTCCTTCTGCTTAGCCAAATCATCTACCGGATATGGGTCGTGGTACTTCTTCATCCACTCCACAGGGTTATAGGTAACATACAGGTCGGAGGAATCAAACAGAGTCAGGCCAACACCGCTGCTATCTGACTCCGCAAGCAACTTTGCAAGCAGGAGATTAAAGCCGGTTGGCTCTGCACTCATAGTATCCCATTTGAAAAACAAAATAGACCAACTTTTTTGCAGGAGATATTCAATCCTTTGGTCGTTAGTCATCCAAGATGGGTATTTTTCAATCTCCACTGCATACGCATTCGTTATCTCTTCTGGTATCTCGCCTACTTTAGGCTTCCTGCACCAGCATACGTGCCTTTCAGGGTCTGTAGTAGAGAAGGACGGCCTGTGGTCATACAGACCGTGAACTCCCTTTTCATTTAGCCTGGCTTGCGTTGCAATAAGCCAGTCCAGCATCTCCTTACCGGAAAGCGCCCAATAAGAAGTACCCCACACGCTTGCAGCATGCTCAAAGGTAAATACAGGAGTTCTGTACTGTTTTATTGCAGCCATGACAACCTACCTGTAAAACGGGTCAAATAATGCATGCCTTACTTTAGCTTGAACGCTAGACGCCACCTTTCTCATTGAAAGACCTTGCTTTCCAGAAATATCAGCATCCTTAATCTTGCTTTGCTGATTCCAATCTTCCGTGCTGATTCCTTTCCATGACCGCCGAATTGTGTAAGTATTAACCGGCAGACGCTCTGCACCAAGACGGAGATGCTCCTCTGTAATGCGGTCAATACGAGCGTACCCGTAGGCTCTACCAGGTATGGCATCATCAGGGATGTAGTCTGTAAGAACAATTTCTCCTACAGAAAAGCGTGGATACTTAGGATAGTAAACCACATCCCCGTAGCCAGGGCGCAAGTCATACACGCACCAGGCTTCCATAGGGACACCTTCAAAAGCGCGTTGTCTTTCGTTGTAAGTACGGAAGTCCGCGTACTCATTCCAGAAAGAAACAGCGCGGGATGGTATGGTGCTTATAGGGAAAGCACCCGCCATGTTAAGGCTCTCGCTGAGGAGCCCTATAATGTTTTCAGATGCAAGGTCTACCGATACAGAGGTGCCGTCACGGTAGACAAACTTACCGGTGTTACGGAATACCTTAATAAGGTCAGCCTCTTTAACGAAAATGTCACTACCAGGCTCACACTTTGCAGGGCGGGGCACCCGGAGAAGCCAGGGCCCCGCATTATGGATTACCCCAATCCAGTTAGGGCGTTCTACACTTACGGAAGCTTTAAGCCTGCCTGACATGGGGTTTATTCCGCCCTTATTGAACATACTCCCTCCGTACAAGGCTTACTTATTATTCATACGCAGCCAGTTATCGACCACGTTTTTCAGACCGGTGCTAGACAGGCTGCCCGGGCCGCCATTGTCCATATCGAACTCAGGGTCGATGCCAGTGCGGTCAATTTCTTTCGTTACCAGGTCGTCTGTGGTAAGACGGTCGCTGGTGATGTTGAGAACGCGGAAAAGGAAGTAAACAAAGGAGCCCTTCTTGTACACCTTTTCAATACGGAGTCTGCCCGAATTGTAGCGGGAATTTTTAGGAAGACCCGCGTAGGCCTGCACGTCCATGTAAAGATTCTTGTCCCACTCGGTTGGGTTAGTCGTCTTGGGGAGTTCTCCAGAGGAGCCGAGATTGGAGTTTACCTTGCGTACAGGAACCTTCACCGTAATGAAGTTGCGCTTGTTCTTGTCCTTGAGAACTTCAATGTCAGGGTCATTAAGAATGCGCAGGCGTTCCTTCACCTTCTCTATGCGGCTCTGTACTGTGCCTTCAATTTCATGGCCGAAGATAGCGAGGTTGTTCTTCTGCGCCAGATAGGACAGAACGTCCTTGGCTTCATTGACAGAGGAAACCTTGTAAAGGATTTTGGAAAGGGCAATAGGGTCATTGAACTTGTTCATCATGCCTATGCTGAACTGGGAAATCGCAGGCTTTTTAACACCGCGCTTATCCACAAGCATCATGGGGAGGATTTTGCCCCGCTTTTCCTCGGATGCAAGGAACGTGATGGTAACGACCAAGTAGGTGTTCTTGGTTTCACCGAAGATGGTAGGCACGTTCACAAGGGGAATGTAACGAGCCCAGCGAATCTGCCCTGACTCGGTAACGCCGGGAATGTACTTTGATTCCTTCACCTTGATGTCTGCATCTGTCCCGAGCGCCTTCAGGTCATTCACAACATAGACAATGAGGGGGCGGAAAAAGTCCATATCGTGGGTTGTAAGCTGCACAGGAACATGGCTCTTTGTGAGTTCGGAGAGCATTTTCTCCTTCTCGGTATTGAGCGCAGACAGTTTCTTTACAAGAGCCTTAGCCTGCGTGAGGAGCTTTGAGGCGGCCGGATTGTCGCCGAAGTCGGACTCAATCTGCACAACCAGGCTGGCAGCCTTGGCCCATTTTTCACGGGTGCTCTTGAAGGTAGCAACGGAGTCTTCAAGCTGCTTACGCACAGACACCCTAGCTGCCTTTACAAACACCTTCTTGAGCCGTACCATTTCCTTCTTCAGCTCCTCCGCATCATCCTGCAGGCCCTCAAGCGCCTTGGTGTACTTCTGCAAAGTAGAACCAAGGTCGCTGGTTTTCTTCGCAGTCACCGTAGCTTTGCGCTGCAAAGCAGCCTTAAGGGTAAGGGAGACGTTGCCCCGGATACGGGAAAGTATATCCATGACTAACCTCGTCTGAATTGTTTTGTAGTAAGTTATGCACTAGGTGCTATACAATAAAGATGGTATCTTCACACGGATACTTGGACAGGCTCGCCTTGCTTGGCAGGATGTAGTAATGCTGGTTGGGCCTTACAAGGTTTGCCTGGCAGTTCCAAGAGATAGTCACACCCAAGGGTCGGTTGCAATCTACCTCAACAATTCTGTATATGAAACCTTCATCATTAAGAATGAAGATATCCTGGGGAGTGAGGTTATTTATGCGGGCATCAAAGTTGGCAGTAAGACTTTCCTGGACTTCTTCCCATATGCGCAAACCGCTAGAGAAGTTCTTTGTCCAGTTAGGGAGGTCTACATTCACCATCGTTGAGCCTGTAACGAAATACAGGAAAACGCCAAACAGCCCAAGGTCCGGTGTATCTGCATCCTTGATAGTGACCGAAAGGGATACACGCTTTCCTGCATTAGCCAAGAGAGTGTCCGCAGTAAGAGGGCCGCCGTCAAGGTCAACTTTATATTTTTTAGGCGTTGTCTTCCACTTGATACAGACACCATAAATGGCCTGCACATACTTCGGAATGGTTACAACCCAGGAAACCTTAGAGCCCTTCGTAGGAAGCTCAATCCACCAAGGGCGTTCCTTAGCTATTGAGGCTTCCTTTAACGTAGTTACGTTAGTTGCATCCAATACAACCGATTGGGAACCCTGCAAATCATAGCCGCCTGAGTACCCTGTACCAAAGCAGATAGGGCAACGCTCCGTAACCGAGGACGGAACGAACTCCTTCGTCTCCAGGAAGCTCTGCAGGTCAAGATAGCTGTCGCGTTTTTCAACGCGGGTAGCCTCTATAGATTCCTTGGTGCAGGAGCATGCTGGGCCATTTCGCTTTGCTTTCCACACCTCACATAGCTGCATTACCACAGAGGAGTTAGCGTTTATGTGCTCCTGCTGGGCTTGCATAAGCATCCTCTTCGCGCGGGCATGGGCTTCCGGGAGAAGGTGCTGATTACGACCACCGTTTATCTTAGGACGAAACATCCCTGAAGTAGTGGTGTTTGTAGAGAACATTGCTGGCCTCCAATGCGCTTACTTTTTCTTTGTGCCAGGCTTGCGGTGTACCGGGACTTTCGTTACCTGGATAACGCCGGCATCAATTTCGATTATGTAGTTCCGGCTACCTATGGTGGCCGAGGAGCATACCGAACGGCCATTGTAAGCAGGAGAATTGAAGGGACGGTCACCGGGGAGCATCACCTTTTTAAGGAGCATATTGAGCATGGTTACAAATCCATGACAATTTACTCCAGGGCCGTCGGAAGACCAGCGCAAACAGAAGCCCTTGTTGGTTTCACGGAACTTGGAGAACCCTATCTTGTTTGCAGCCTTGGCTACAGGGTCAGCCGTAGGGGCAGCAACTATGGTTACTTGGGATACTTTCATAGGAACCACCTAGAACAGGCCAGACATGCCTTTCTTCAGGCACTCAAGGTTGGTGATTTCCAATTCAGCAGCCTGATTTCTTTCATCCTCGCTGTCAACGTAAACAGGAGAAATTTCAGGCCCGAGAGAGAACACGCCGGGCGCCTTGGGGAGGTTGAATACGGGGGTTTCCCCTGCAGGGAGCATTCCAAGTTTGCGCAAGCGACGGACAAGATAGTCCTCGCGGGTAATAGGCTCTTTACGAAGCCGCCGCTTTATCTGAATAGTAACAGGCATAACATACTCCTGGTTATTATCATTAGTGAACATGCAAAACTTCAAGATAGCCAGCGTATAGGCATGGAAAAGCGCCTAACCTACATAAAGTAAGCTAGGCGCTTTTAGTTCAGCTAAGGCGCAGTGCCGGTGAATGAAGTCTACTTCTTGGTCTTCTTGGCCTTCTTGGCCGGGGCCTTCTTGGCCTTGGTAGCCTTCTTGGGAGCCGCAGCCTTCTTGGGAGCAGCAGCCTTCTTGGTCTTGGGAGCAGCAGCCTTCTTCGTGGCCTTGGTGGCCTTGGTCTTCGTGGCCTTGGTGGCCTTGGTGGCCTTGGTGGCCTTGGTGGCCTTGGTGGCCTTGGTGGCCTTGGTCTTCGTGGCCTTGGTGGCCTTGGTCTTCGTGGCCTTGGTGGCCTTGGTGGCCTTCTTGGTGCCGCCCTTGGCCTTGCGGGTTTCGGCAGCCTTCTTGAACGAAGAGGCATCAGCGCGGCCGACCTTGCCGTACTTCTTGCGGCGCTGCATCCAAGCAAGCTTGGCAGCGCGTTTGCGCTTGGCCGGGGTGTAAGAACGCTTCATGCCCTTCAGGCGCTTTTTCTGTTCGGGAGTCAGCTGACGGCGATGGCTCTTCTTGTACTTGCGCAGTTTGGCCAGGGTGGCAGCGTCGGACTTGGTGAGCTTGCCGCCGGCGCGCGACTTCTGGAACACAACGGCAGCCTTACGGGCGAGAGCGGCGCCCTGCTGCTTTTTCTTGGAAAGACCTTTCATGCGGTCGGCCACGGAAGTCTTTTTCTTGGCCGGGGCCTTCTTGGTCTTGGGAGCCGCAGCCTTCTTGGTCTTGGGAGCCGCAGCCTTCTTGGTCTTGGGAGCCGCAGCCTTCTTGGTCTTGGTGGCCTTAGGGGCTTTGGAAGCGGCGGGCTTCTTGGTCTTCTTGGGGGCCTTTTCTTTCGCGGCAGTTTTCTTGGCCATGATGTATCTCCTCGGATTGTTTCTGGTATAGTATGCGCTAGTGTTTCTGGCACCTTACCGTACCAGACCCGCTAAACGTACCCTTAAGGAGCAGCCCACTTCCCTATGAAGTGAGCTTTCTTGCGTATTGGTAAAGTCTGCTATACTGCGCAGGGTCTAGGTCAGACCCCAATGACATTGCCAGCATCGAACCTGCAAGGGCGAGCTTGGAAAGCGTTATTGGGTCGTCAGTGCTAAGTGCATTACTTACCAACACCTGTGCGAGTTGAATAGAGCGAGTCCTTGATACCTTCGGACCCAACTTTGCCAGGCTACGCTTTTCTTGCTCATATATGGCACCCATCGGGATTACAGCCCCGGTGAGCTTTGCCTTTGACCTTGATGTGCTAATGACCTTGTACTTGGCATTTGCAGGAAGCATGACTTTGTTATCCAGGATGTCCTGAACAACTATGCCTTTCTTCTGAACCTCTACCACAGTAACAACGTCACCTTTAGGTATGATGATGCGTCCGGCTTTGATTGCTGTAAGCAGCTTTATCCGAAACCCGGATTTGAGTTCCATACATGAACTCCTTGTGTATAGACTAAACTGAGGTTCATAAGGCAAAAGTAGCCTATGTAAAGACTAAGGCTTCTGACAATTATTTCCTGATGACCTAGGAGGTCCGGCTTCGGCAGTGCCAGGGGCGGGGGCATCTGCAGGGGGTGCATTAGGCTCAACGGGAGGTGCATACGGCGGGCTACCGTAACCCGGCCCGTACTGCGGACCGTAGGGGTCTCCTGGATACCCGCCGGGGCCCCGTTGCCTGTTGCGGAGAAGAATAGAGCTAACGTCCACTCCCTTCTTTGCAAACTCATACAAAAGACAGGCATACAGCATTTCCTGCAGGCCGGGAGGAAACGGCGTTGAGTAGGGAATCTCACCCATCACGTACCGTAGCCAATACGAAAACGCAAGATAAAACAACAACCAGGACCAGCACCTGCCCATTGACAAAGTATTAGGGGTACTGCTGTCCTTATCCTCGTTATCGTACAGGAGGTCCTTTCTATTGGTATAGAGAACCCAAATGCCTGCAATGTGAAGTGCGCCAACGAGAACCAGTTGTGCTGTTACGTGGTACCCCAATAGAGTCATTTTTCCTCCAGTGCCGCTTTCCGTTTGGTTTCCATGAGGTCATACCAGTCTCTCAGGAGCTTCTTTTTCCTGTTGCACTCCTTAAAATCCAGCCACAAAGTCTGGAAAGAGATAAGTATTTCCGCATTGGTTGTCAGGGCAGTAAAGGGCGTGGGCTCGCAGTCGTCCAAGAGAACAGAGGGCGGGCGCTCCTGCTTGGCCGCAACGACCTTTGTTTCCTTGGTAGCGCAGCCTGCAAGCGCGAGGGAAAGGGACAGCGTAGCAAGCATAAATAGATACTGCAAAGTTTTCATTTCTTCTCTCCCTTTTCCTGCGTAAGGTTGCGAAGGAAGTTGCGAACTTCTTCAGGTGCCTGGCTAGCGCCCCAGGAGGAGCTACCTGGATTGCCAAGAATTTCCTCAAGTTTCTTGTTGGTTGCCGCGCGTTCGAGAGCGAGGTCTCGGTTCTGCTGCTCAAGGTCTTTTGTGACCTTGTCATTCGCCTCTATAACGCGTGTTTTCTGTTCCACATCTGCCCTGGCAGATTCCAACTTCTCCTCGGTTTCTTTCAAGTCCGAGCGAAGGCTTGTAGTCTGCCAATACAGGAGACCGCACACGATAAGAAGGGCTATGCTTACGCCCGACAAAATCTTGGTGAGAAGCATGTTTCCTCCTGCATCTCCAATAAACAGGCCTACTGTTGCTGCTTTATCCAGGCTGCGCGAGCAAGGTCCATCTGAAGGATTTGACCTTCAATGAACACCTTGATGGAATCAAGAAGGTCTTCGTCCTTGGTGACGTTGGTCTGAAAGTTGAAGTCCTCGTCAAAGTAGTTGAACACTACAATGCCGGTAAGCCAATGTTCCTTTGTATAAACAGGAACAGCCAGAGCCGACTTGGCGGAGTCGTGCAAAGGGCTGCCAGAGAACGGTGAGTCCATTATGTTCGGTATGCGAAGAATGCCGTTTACTTCCAACTCCGCGCACCAGGACGCTATGGAGGCATAGGGAATGCGCTGAACCTTCTGCGCCTTCTTTGTGCAGCGCGATATGCCTGAGGTTTCCGCTTGAACCGAAACATACATGGAGTGAATCCTGCCCGGCCCGACAACGCCATTTTCAATACCAAGGTAGAGAATTTGGTCCGTCATGCAGTACGGGTTAGAATCAATACCATCAAGATAGAATCCCAGACTCTGGATGATGTTTCTGGAAAAATTTGTCTCCCAATCACGCAACCGTGCGTCATAGCCTCGGCCAAACCCGGTTTTAAGGCTCTTAATATGCTTGGCTATCTTGTAATAGCCGGCATACAGGGTGGGAACCATTATGACGATGAAGGGGACAAGCGCATCCGTAACAAAATCACGCATTTCCTGGAGCGTGTAAGGCCACTCAAGCATTCACATTCCCCTTCAGGTAGGCCTCAAGGCTGTTGATACGGTTGAACCATCCGCCACCGAAGGTGCCAAAGGTAGACAGGCCCCTCAGGAAGTCCTTGCGGAGTTCGCATACCTTGAGCGCGAGCTTCAGATCCCATTCAGGGGACGCAAAGTCCTTAAGGCGAGCAAATGTCTTCGGCCCTAAGGCACCATCACACTCAAGCAACGGCACACCTTCAGTGACAAAGCAATTGACGGCCCTTTGCAGGTAGCTCTTGCCACGATACACGCCGGAGTTCACACAATAGTCATAGGTAGCGCAGGCAGCAAGTCGGGTAGGAAGCTTTTCAAGCCCTGTCCATACCCAAAAGAACTGCATAAGAATCAGGTCGCACTGGCGGGGCGTAAAGGACATAAGAAGTTCCGGGTCAAAGATGCGGGTCTTTTTCGAGGACTTCTTATTGGCGTATCCCATAATGAACTGGGCTTCTATACCTATGGAGCGCAAGAACTCCAGCCCCTCCGGCTTGGAAGCAAAGTCCGTGATGAAGTGGGTGGCTACACCATTATTGGTAGCACCGCCGGGGTCATCCTTGTGGTTACATTTTCCCTTTTCCCAAACCGCGGTCACGGCTGCATGAAACTGCTCGATTGTAACCATCGTGTAGCCTCCTTAAAAAGTTTTATATGCCAAGCCTAGCAAGTTATTCTAAGTTCCAAGCGGATGCGTCCTGGGTCTTGTCCTGCTAGTTCTTTGAATGAAAAGTACAAGTACGGAGGCGTTACTCGGTTTAGATACGGGGCAAGCCAGGTTTCCTGGAGGATTTCATCCGTTTTATCAGTAACGCCTTTATACAGCCAGTCTACGCCCTGACACTCCGCGTAGGGCCTGGTATGCAATGCCCATTCACATGACGGAGAATCGCAGGTCATGCGAATCTGGAATATCTGAATATAGCGCTGAAGGGGCGGCCCTATAGGTATATTCAGAATGCTGCCGCTTGCCCCAATGTCAGAAAGATGCACACTAGCCATGTTATAGTATTCACTGTCATGGCGGATTGGCGATATGGTTAGTATGGCATTGGGAAAAAGCTCATAGCTTCTTATGCTCATGTTGACCAGCCTTTGGTATGGAGATACGGTTGAACTCACCGTTAGTGAGAAGTTCTGCTGATAGGAGGTTATCCATTGGGATAGTTTCGGCAGAACCCGCGCCTGAAACCAGAACAAAGAATTTGCGCCCAATTAGAAACTCGGCAACCTTCTTACGAATAAGGATGTCACCTGTCCTAAGACGCAGCCGAAGAGTCTTTTCAGGCATTTCCACATTACAACCCCTTGAATAGGATGCTGTCTTCCGCCCTTCTGTAAACCTCAGCACAGAATCGGGGATTCCGTACGTAGGCGGCAAGAATGGTCTTTAACAATGCTTTCCCTTCATCCTTTGACGTTCTCGGGTTCTTGTGATTTTGCAACCGTGTAAAGGAAGAAGTGGAGTAGCAGGATTCAAGCTGAATAGTTCCGTTGGCCGATTCTGCTGCACCGCGCATCGTTCCAGGCAGCACATAGTCTATGAAAGGAGACGGACGGTCATTCCAGGCTTCGCCGAAGTGGTTCCCTATATCAACGAGGAATCTCCCTACGTTGCTAAAGATGGGAGTACGCTGGGCGAAGATACAGTCCTTGGCTACTATACTTGCCCCGGAGTGTGCCCAGGCACCGAAAGCTCTTACGTCAAAGGCCTCGCCCCAGTTTTCTATGATGCACTGGTTCATAGTAACGCGCACGCCATCTTGTGCTTCCGGGCAGCGGCGCCCGCAGCCTAAAAAGAGAACGCGGTTAAGGTTCCACTCACCGAACTCTCGGTCAATTGATGGATAATCGCCGTTACCGCAGAGCATTGCCTTTATGGAGCCGATAATAACGGAGTCTTCTACCGTAACTTGGGCTCCATAGATTCCTACGAGGGCTTCATCCTGCCTATCGTGAGGTATGTGGCTAAAGTCAATGATGCAGTTCCTAATAACGGTTTTCTTTGCGAGGGCTTTTTCATGGCCCGGGCCATAAATTTCAATGCCATGCCCTTCCGAAGCTATTTGCCCGGGTTGGACGATAATAAGGTTTTCGTAAAGTTGCACGTCCTGAAGTTCACCCGTAGGCGCCAGGGATGTATCCACGGTTGTCTCCTAAAAATATGAATCGTATAGAGGTAGAAAACCTCCCTTACGCGCAAAACTTTGCAAGGGAGGTTCCTATTACTAGACAAAATAGCTAGTTACTGATTGTTTAGGGTTCTACCGAGATAGAAGAACGGCAGTTCCGATGCCCGGCAGGGTTGTTACTACGTTGTTAGAACCGCCAGAGTTTCCTGAATACGCGCCTATAACACCATCGAACTTTTCGCGGGTATATTCACCCTCACCGGTAAACATAGGACCGAACTCTTCACTTTCAACAAGGGCAACACCAAGGGCAGCGGCCCTAAGAATGTCGTCTGTAAAGTCGTCTCCTGCATCCGAGTTCTTGGTGATGGTTCTTCCTGTATCCTTCGATACTAAAAGCTGAATCATGAGGTGAGAAACAGGCTTCTTGAACACCAGTTCCTGGAAGTCCTTATCCATATCAAGGATGTCCTTAAGCTCACCGTCAAGGCGCGGAAGAACCCAGGTTTCTGAATTGATACGTGTCCTTAAGGATTCAAAATCATCATATCGGAGAGAATACTGGGTTGCATCCACACCGAAGTCCGTGTACACCCTGGACTGAAAGTCCACACCTTGCCAGCTATCTGTGGCAAACAGCTTCACGTTGTAAGCCTCTATGATAGGGGCAATAACGTGTTTGTACACCATGTTGTGACTGATAGGGATACCGTCCATAGGCTGGATCTCTAGTAGACCGCTGGTTGCTATCAAGGCATCTTCTGGGTCGTCCGGGTGCGGTATAAGATGCGTAAGGGCAAGAGCAAAGGAGTTCTTCTTCCAGCCACCGTCAATAGAAAGGCAACAAGGGAAGCTGTGAGGGTTCATCTTGATTGTAGGATACAGGGCCCTACCACCGAGAGAGTCCTTAACTACCTTGATTTTGTCGATGGCCAGAACATTAGGACGTTTGGAAAGAATAGGAACAATCTGTGAAGCCCTACGGATAAACGGGTCGCTTGCAAACGGTGGGTTGGAACCGTAATCTCGTTCTGCGGCAACCGGGTCTTCCATGTACTTTGTCCGAATAAACTCGCAGTCCCTTGGCATATTGGGGTTGAACTCCCAAGTAGCCATCTTCTTTCCGTATATGTTACTGACGCGCTTTGACCTCTTGTACATGCCCATGATAAAGTCCTGCTTAGACCTGGTAGACGAGGTATACAGGCCATAGGCAGAGGGTGCCCCAGGGAAGCGCGGGAATATGCTTTCAAATGCCGTTTGTACAGTAGACAGGCTGTTGTTTAGAGCATCATAGGCTTGCCAGGCGTTCATCATAATCTTGTCACCAGTCAAGAATGCGCCTTCGTCTATTGATGCAAGTATCCTGGTCTTACCGCGAAGCTTACGAAAGTCGCCATTAGAGAAGGATGCGTAGAGGCCCTTGTGGTTGTAGGCAATAAAGGTGTCCATATGCTTATACAGTTCAGTGCCAATACGCTTGCCCTCGGAGTCCAAGAACTGATGGTACATTCTATACCAAGGTGACCAAGTAAAGACGTTATCCATAGGCGACCAGACGTTCTTGTAGGTTTCCTCCGACGTAACACCTACAAACGTAGCGTGAAACTCGGTAACGTCAAGTTGCCGCATGAACTTAGCCGGGCTAGGGAGTTGCAGATATTCATGGATGATAGCCGGTGACACCATCCACAAAAGACCGGTTTTACCAGAACGCTGACCAACGGCAAGAACGAGGCTAGCATACAGGGTGTGTTTTCCATCCTGCACAGCCTCGTACTTTGTCTTTTTGCACTTAGGGCATACACCCTTTGAGTACAGGACCACACGGTCAAGTATTTCATCGGGTGGAGTATCAACCTCAATCTTTTTCCGTACCCACTGCGTGTCCGAACAATACGGGCAGTATGCACCAAAGAAGTCAAGGGATATTTGCAGCTGCCTTGGATACAGTGGCTGGTTGAGGAAAGACGGGTCAATGATGAACTTGATAATGTTATCGGACTTTGGAAGGTCACGTTCATCCACCAAAGCAAAGGCTTCTGGGTCGTAGTTCCTCGATACAATCTCCTCAATCTTGTCCAGCGCAGACCATTCAGACCTGTCTTTGTCCTGTAACGTAGGGTCAAGAAGCTTTTTAGGTTTCGGTGACTTTACAATAGGGCCAGGGATAGGCGTTGGCGTATCCTTGTCCAGGAGCTCAATCTTTCCTACGTCCTTCTTTTTCTTCTTTTTCCCCTTGCGTTCTGCCGATGCAGCCTTTTCGGCCCTCTTAAGCCGTTTCTTTTTGAGGTATTCCTCGTACTCAAGGGCATCAGGGAATATGGAATAGTCGTTGCGCTTGTCTGCCTTAGAAAAGGAGGTACAGAAATTGCGGCAACCCGGATTGTTCTTGCAGAGGACAATACAAGAGGTAGCGTATTCGCAATGCCTGCAGGTGTACTTATAGTTCACCCACTTGCCGCATTTCTTTCCTGGCTTTTTGCATAGACCGTGCTTCAACAATGCACAGGTATCACAGGTCTTTTCGACCTTCTTCTTTACCTTCTCCATGCTTTACCTCTAGCTGGATACAGGGCCTACCGCCATGAACGAATATCGGTCGTTCTTTGCTGTGAGTTTGTACAGGTTACCGTTTGTTCCCACCTGGAAAGACACCCGCTCGGCGGAAGAACTTGCAGTTGCCAATGTAGAATGGAGGTATACCTCGGGTATTTCAAGGGAGACCTTACCCAGCGTATTCTTTTCGACTTCAAAGGAGTCGCCGCAAGTGCCGTTCTTCGATTCCAAGCGCATCTTTCCCCTGGTACCGTTGAATGAAACCTTCACAAGGTCAGCACCGCTGGACGTTGCACGAACGGAACTGAGGACAGGAAGAACATCCTTAGGAACCATTGTGATTTTGCCCTTTGTAAAGGCGCTGTCGTCCAACAGGGTTGCGTAGAAGTCCGTGTAGCCCTTCGTTTCGTCTTCAATGGTAGGAATGACCGCTTCAACGGTATCGCTTTCTACCACAAAAGAGTTTTCCGTAACCGAGATTCGGGCTTCGGAAGAAACAACGGACAAGACATCCATCACACGGGCCATAGGCACTGTAACTTCAAACGGCGTCTTGGAGATGGGCTCCGGCGAATCGTAGAATGCGCAGGAGTTCACCGATGCAAAGCGGACAGACATGCCGTCCTTTGAATTCCTGAAAAGAGCAGAGCCATTGAAGCTTGCGTCAGGTGTCTGGAACGTGAAGTCCTTGAATACCTCGCGCAAGAATGCCACCTTCTTTGCAGGTATGTTGATGAAGTCCAACCCTTCCCGGTCACGCGCAATGCTGTCCTTGGTGACGTCCAGGACATAGATGCTATTCTTGGAACCGCAGGCGATATCCAGCTTGGAATTGGCAGAGTCATAGGTGGCCTCGTACTCTGCACCGCGCATGGAAAGGGTGTTGTTGAATACCTCGGATGCAAGTCCGACCAGCCCTTTCTTTGTAACTTCCGCACCAAGAACAGCAATGCGGAGATAGTGAGTGGGCTCGTTGGCAATGAGCCATAACGTGCCTTCTTTCGGCTGTGCCAGTATGTAAATGGTCGTCAGGTCTTTAACGACCTTGGTAATAACCTTGAATGCCTCGGACAGGGCCTTCTTATCTGCTTTGAACATTGGCTAAATCCTCCTTACTATATATTAAACGCTACCGAGCGATTCGTCTGTTTTTAGAAGGTGCTCCTCCCCTATCCCTCTCAAACTCATCCTTAAGCACCTCATACATATAAAAGAACTTTTGGTACTCCATAGAAGCAAAGGAGTTGTAACTCGTATGCCGACTAAGGGAGTATTCCATATTCCAGATTGACTGGGGTTCTACGAAAGGGAATAAGGATGTCACCTGCCACAACATCGACTGTGTTTTCAGCACCACATACCTTGATGCCGCCTTTCTTTGCAGCTGGGGCGTCCAGATGTGCCTCCATCCATTTCGGTAGTTCCTTGTCTGGGTTAGGCGTTTCTGTAGAAAGTTCGCCATTCATAACACCCTGAACGAGGTCTGCCGTAACCGCAGCCATTTCTTTTTGTTTTGTTTTGTCTAAAGGAATGCGACACCGGAACTTGATAGGGTCAGAGCCATGATACAGCACCCGACCAAGTTCCCGCATGATAGCTCGGTCTTCTGGGTTTTCGGAAGCCTGCAAGAAATTGAAGTAGGATACTTCCCAAGGGTGAGAAACACAGCGGCAAGCATTCACTGCCATTGTATCTATGATTTGGTTGCCCTCATCTGTTACGAGGTATTCAGCACCCATCTTCCGCCAGTAACGGTCAGTCTTAATGAGGTGCATTACATCACCGATGGTGTGAGGCATAAACACAAACACCTCATCCGGGAATGTATGAAAACGAACCTTCAAAGGAAGTTCAATGTCTTCCAGAGTAGTGAAAGACACATCACTGAGGTGAAACTCGGCAAGGCCTGGTCTGCCGCAGGACTTGCATACGTACGGGTAGCGGAAAAGGGAGTCACCGAGGGACTGCAAATGCCGGGTATCACCAATAAAGGTGAAGTCCGAGAAGGTAAGCTCTAGCGGGCTCATGCCGAGGGTGTATATTCCCTCAAGCATAATTTCGTACTTCTGGTACAGCGAAACGTCCGGATTGTTGATGGCCTCAATGTCGGCTACGCTGTAGGGGGAGTAAGAAATAAGGTAGTCCTCAGGGTACACAACCCCGCCTGACGGAACAGCCGGTATATGTATAGCCCTGCGCTGCCTTCGATTGCGATAGTATTCCCGCTCTATAGCTAGTGAGGCCTTGGTAAAGCGTGCCTGGTCGAGAAGTTCCTTCTTCTCTAGCCTCGTTGCGTTGAGGTCATCAAAGGCTGCCTGCAAAAAGGCCGGCACATTAGACGGTACGCCAGTAGGGGCAACCGGTGCATCTACCACTCGGGTACCGGCCAGTGCTGGGTCATCAGTCAACACGAGGGGCTCACCGGAGTTGATTGCGTCAACCATCCAGTCTTCCAGGGGCTTCATGTTAGCCGGGTCGTCAGGCTTAGGGAGGACGGCAGATTTTGGCGGTTCTTTCTTTTGGTTAAGAATGTCGTCCTCCCGACCGGTCTGTATCGTAAGAACCTTTTCGGGTTTATGTGGTTTGGGAGGCTCTTTGAATTGACGGTTTACACGCTCACTGCTCATTGTTGCTCCTAAAGGTCTTCCTTGCGAACGTAGCCACGCGCTAGTGTAACCAGGTCGCTCATGGAAGAAGTAGCGGTGCTAAGGTTAAGGGACGCTTCCTCGTCCTTGCCAAGAGGCTCGAACTCTTGATGCACCCCAGTGAGGCAGTCTGCATTCTTTCCGTACAGACCCTTGCTGTCACGGGCAGCGCACACGTCCAACGGTGTGGAGATGTATATGAGGCGGAATTTATCCTCACCAATAATACTTTGTGCTGCCTGCCGCATAGACTTCATTGGCGTAATCATGGACACAACGCACGATATGCCCTGGTCATTGCACAACTTGCAGATACCAGCAACCCGTCGGACGTTTTCAAGCCGGTCTTCCAGGGAAAATCCCAGGTCAGAACAGATGCTTTGGCGGATAACATCACCGTCAAGGTGAAGGTAAGGCATCCGCATTTTAGTGATAATTTCCTTGGCAAAAGTGGTCTTTCCGGCTCCTGACAAACCGAATATCCAGACCGTCCGCACCTTACTCGCGTTTACGCACATTTAATCCTCCATTCAATACGTTACATCTGAATCGGCAGGATATACCCGCCCACACTTGATGCACTCCACTATCCTCTTTTTAGCCATGAAAATCTTAGGTTCAGTAGGGCTACCCAGTACGGTCGCCGCAGCAGATGTAGAAGAACCTCCGCTCATTATAGCCTCCTTTAGGTAACCTATCTTCATATACTTAAACGTCATTTAGGATATTGGAACAAAACGTGTGTATTGACACGCGCAGCGAAAATATAACCCAATAGGAACGCCTACGGGTGCCCTATGGTGTGTCCAGGGTACTCATAGGCGCTCCTATTTCCTAGTTTTTCAACGGCCTGGTCTATTGGTAATCACCCTGCAACCGGCGTTTTGCTGCGGCATCCAGTACCTCATAGCACTTGCAGAAACGGGTACCCGTGATATTACCCTACGAGGAAACACGGTAGAAAATGCCTTGGTATTAGGCGGAGTATAAGACATTCTCCTCGAAGGGTGGCGTTTCAAGAAGGGAAGAGGCCGGACACGCCCGTAACCTACGCCTTTAGCTCAAGGAAGGCTACAACGTCTTCCCTCAGCGTGTTATCCGAATCTATGTAGCCGCAGCACTTCTTTGTGCAGGGCCCCTGGCGAAGGCAGGTATTGTTCTGCTTGTGACGGTCACCCATGTGCAGCCAGGTTTCATCATCCAAGGTGTAATACAGGTTGGTAGAATGCTGGCTAACACTCAACAGCGTATTGAGGTCAATGTCGCCTGAGCTATCGGCCTTTTCAAGAAGCCGAAAGAAGTCCGCCCGCTTAGGGAAGAATCCGGGAAGGTTATCTTCCATGTCGGCCTTGTCTTTGAACTTAATGAAAGGAACATACGGTGTGTTGAAGTCCACCCTACAGCCCCATTTTTCCTCGAACCCCTTCACTGTGAACTCACCCTTGAGGTAAGAATCAATGAATGCCTGGGTCATAATGATTTCCACATGCAGGGGTATTTCAGGATACAGGTCATGAAGGATCTTGACGTTCTCCTCCCAATGCTTCCGCGTTACCGGATTGAATCGGTATGCCGTATCCCAAGAGGTGCAGAGGAGGAATCTGTTAGCTACACCGAAGAACCGCAGCAACCCGCAGGCATGAAGCAGCCTGGTTTCATCGCCGTACATAAGGGACGTGCAAATAAGACCACGCTCGGTATGGCCGTACTTTATTCGGTATGCAATGGATACCAGAAGGTCTTCAAAGGCCCACTGAATCTTCCGTGATTCAAGTTGGCCGTCAAAGAACTCGCCGCCAATGAGGGAGATAGAGTCGCAGTTACCTACTTCCTCTATCTTCTCCTTAGCAAAGCGCAATGATTCCAACTTATCCCTGACGTGTGGTATATCACGGTTACAGCAGAATGGGCAGTTGTGCCTGCAGTCCTTCCACAGTTCAAATTGAAGAAACATGAGGCCTCCTAAAAGAAGTCTTCCTCCTCAAGGAGGAGATAGGGGAACTTGCCCATATCACCAATGACCAGGGTATCCACGCCGCCCACATTGTGGACATGCTGCGTAAGATAGTGGTTATTGATGTATCGGCCAATAGCAGACAGGAAACGCGCATAGTCTGCATGATATTTCATCTCGGCACAGAACATTCCCCGAACCATGTCAGGGTCGGAAGAACCTGCGCAGTCACAACCAATAGACAGGGCAAAGTTGCCGCGGGTGGCTTGACGGTAGTTGTACAGGTCACCCTGCTTGTGGGTGACGGTAAACAGGTCAATTTCGCTGACCTGTGTTACGCACTTTACCGAGCCGTCCGTGTTTGTTCCGTAGGAGAACAAGTCCATGTAGAATCCGGGCTTGATGCACACAGGGTTGTCCGAGTTGCGGATGCTGGACAGCACCAGGCGAAAGTCAAGGTCAGTGTGGACTTCAAACACCTCGAATATGTCACCGCTTTCCGTGGTCACAATGAGCAGGTCGTCAAACTGACCGCCGAATACCTTGCTACGGATTCCTATAAAGAGGAGCTTGGTAAGCCCTTGGCCTGGCTGCTGCGGATTAACATCCTTTACTGCCCTGGCCTTAGCAGGAAGCAGCCCCTTACTGTCGATGGTATCCAGCATTTCCCTGATGATAATGGTGTTTTCTTCCACATTGGGAATAGCATCGGCATCGAAATTGTGGTCGTTGAAGACCTGCTGGACTACGGCAAGAACAGGCTTGTTCATCACAATCTTATAGAGGAAGTCCAGGGGAATTTCCCCGGATATAGTATTCTTGGAAAGAGAGCTTTCAACGGCAAAAAGGTTACTGTAGCCTTTAGCCGCAATAGCAGCCTTTATCTGGTCAAGGGTAGGTACTTTCATGTATTCCTCCGAATTACGGTTTAGGACATAAGGAGCTTGTCACAAAGCATGCAGGCTTCGGAATCAATGTAACCGGCATACGGGAAAGGGTGGCCACAAGGGAGAAAAGTTTCTGAGGCTATTTCGTAGCGCGTGTCTTTTTCCCTGTATTCAGGAACATCCGTGCCGGAGCGAAGTAGCGTATCCGCACGGAAGTGGATGTTGCATATTTTGTCAAAGACGTAGCATTCTTCCTCGGTGGACACCTTTGCAAGAAACTTGAGGAAGTCCTTGCGCTTTACAAAAAAGCCAGGCACCCGACGCTCCATTTCATTCTTGTCCTTGTACAGGCCCTTGATAAGGTGAGGCGGTTTGAAGAACAGCTGGGTATTGTAGGTATCCATGAAGTCATGGAAGTGAAGTTCACTGTTCAGGTAGCGTTCGATAGCATGCTGCGTGAGGATGATTGTGGTGTTGCAGCGGATGTTGGGATAGTTGGTCTTTATGTTGACCATGTTCTGCTTCCACGTCTCTTCCGACTTAGGCTTGTGAAAACGCCCGATGGTGTCGTAAGAGGTGATAATCCAGAATCCTCCTGTCTTGGACACGGGGACAACGTCCTTAAACATGTCCAGCACTTCACACAGAACGGCACTTTCTTCCGTAAGGGCAGCACTCAACCAAGCACCCTCAAGCTTGCCAGCAAGAATGAGGTCTTTTGTAAGCTGGAGCAGGCGGAAGAACTGGTCGCGTATTTCAGGCGTATTGAGTTGCCCCTGCATGAACTCGCCGCCAATGAAGGCCACGTTGGTGTAATCCTTCATATCACCGGCGAGGAGAAAAGCTTCGGCTCTGTCCATTTCGCGCTTTTTGTCTGCGTCTTCCGTTTTCCGAATGCGCTTGTTAAGGTAGCAGAACTTGCACCCTACGTTACACTCCGGCCACAACTCAAACTGAATAGCTTTCATATAGGCTCCTACAGGGAGGTATCGGTAACGTCAATGTAAAAGAACCGACCACCCTGAACAAAGATAAGATGAATAGGAGTACCAGCAACGAACCTGCAAGCCTCGTCCAGCGTTTCGCATATGGGCTCTCCTCTACCATTCAGGCTTGTGTTAAGCAAGATAGGCAGATTGTAGTTCTCCATAAAGTGGTACAGTGTGGCATTCTCAGGAACGTCAAACAGAACCTGAGGTCTGGATGTTCCGTCTTGTGCCACTATAGACGGGTACTTGCGCTGATACCACGGTCGCACGTCCTCAGTAGCAAGCATGTAACGATGCAGGTTATGGGGTTCATCCACTGCAAAGACCTTCGGGAAGAAGGTATCAAGAATGACAGGAGCAAACGGACGCCAGGACTCGCGTTCCTTGAGGCCATTAACGTATTGTGCCATCCACGGGAAAGACGGATTGGCAAGAAGGCTTCTATGGCCCAGTGCGCGTGGGCCGTATTCACTGCCTCCCTCAAACCAAGCAACCACATCACCGTGATTCAGCCATTCTGCAATGATTGGAGCTTCAATTTCTACATACTCATGGTTAGTTGGGAGGCTATACTTGCGGGAGTTGTAAGTAAGCGTACCGTTGACCTCGAGACCCTCTTCAAGGTGCGCTCTGCCAAGCATAAGGCCGGCATCAGTGCAAAGGGGAGGAACATAGAAGTTCTTCCACATTCCAAGCCGTGCTATCTTGCCGTTAAGGGTGCAGTTAAGGCCACACCCGCCTGTGATTATGAGGTTCTTGCTGGGCAGCTGCTTCATAAACTGAAGGAGGCTAAAAACGCTCCTCTCAAAGATGTGCTGCGTGTAACCGGCAACCCGGGTATAGTCGAACGTAAGTGTATCCGTTTGGGGCAGACCGAACTTCCGTTGGAAGATATCCTGTAGACCTGCAACAGGTTCAACCGTACTGCTAAGGTTGCCAGTGTTAGGGCTTACTGTAATGATGCCTTCCTTGTCTGCCCGAAAGTCCTCGTTGCAGTAGGTAGCAAGACCCATAACCTTACCGGCATGGCAAGTGCCTTCAAATGGGCTATTAGCACTCAACCCGCAGTGCTTTGCGGCAATGGAGAACATGCGACCAAGGGAGTATTCAGCAGAATAGCGGCGAACGGTATCGAACTTGGTTCCATTCGCCGTAAAGATACCGATAGCGTATTCGTTGTTTTCGTCGCACCCGTCAATAACAAGGATTGAGGCATCTTCAAATCCAGATTGAATGAAGGCACTCACTGCATGATACAGGTGGTGATTGTCACCATCACCGCAGTCTTTTGCAGGAGTGCCATCACTATCGGAATGATACGGGGTAGTTGTTTCAAGGTCGAGCTTGGAGGCAATATCTGCGCACCAAGCCCGTGCCTTACCGTGGTCTTGCTTGTCTTTCTTCCTCGTCAATCGTTCCTCCTCTATCATTGCAAGGAGTACGCCAGAATCAACGAGGCAGGATGCCATGCTAGAGGAGTATATGTTCACGATTATTTTCCTCCGAAGCTTGTCATGCAAAGAATGTCGCACAGCATGCACTTAGGGCTGTCAGAGTAGCACCTGTACAGTTCCGAGTGCCCGCAGTCCATAAGGACTTCCTTACCGTCCGCAAGAACAGGCTTCTGGTCATTTGTGCCGTAGCGATTGTGAAGGCCACCGTACTTGTAGATGCCAGAGTGATAAGAGGAAGAAACCGTGTCCATGTATATCTTATGGTGAGTCTTCTCCAGATAGAGGAGGAAGTTGAGGAAGTCCCTGCGCTTGAAGAAAAAGTCGGTAAGCTGCTTTCCTGTATGAACCGGGTGAGGGTACAAGAATACCAGGGAGCAGCCGGGTATTTCTTCATCCAGGAAACGCTGAATGCTGAATTTGCCGCTGAATACCTGGTCAATGACGTGCTGTGTAAGAATCATTTGCACACCCACGCCGTAGTTGTAACGGTCACGGAAGGCCAGGATATTCTTCAGCGCAAGCAAGCGCATTTCTTCCGTCTTGTACCTGTATTTCAGGTCGTAGGAGAAGTTCACGTCAAGGACTTTGGAGGTACATTCCTCAACGATGCGGTCGCAAACACGATAGAGAAACGAGGGCTCATACATGCCATTGGTGACAGTAGAGTAGCGGCAGCGCGGGTTCTTGGAAACCTTCAGCACCTTCTCTATGATGTCCTCTATGAGGAGCATGAACTCATCCTCATAGATAGGGTTACGGTAGCCGTAAACCTCACCGCCCAGCAAAGATATACCGTGGGAGAACTTGCCAGCCCAGTCAACGTAGTTGAGGTTATCGCGTATGTTCCGCACGTGGGTGATTATTTGCTGCAAGGACCGGTCTTGCCGGTCCAAGCGCAAACAGAAGTCGCAATTGCCAGTGCAGTTGGGAAGGACACCATACTGCACACAGTATCCGTCAGGGCCAGAACTCATAGCCGGGCTCCCCCTTCAGTATCCAGCATTTTGAGGATGTCGCATGCGTAGCATTCATCCGAATCGGCATAACTGCGGCAGTACACAAAGTGGCCGCAAGGAGCAAGCAGGTCAAGGTCGTGGCTAGTGTGGTTCTTTACATCACGCCACACCGTCATGTCCTGGATTGGTCGGTACACGTTCGTAGCACGCCGCCCTGACTGGTCTGCAAAGCGACGCCACAGGGGGAAGTTGTTCTTCATAAGAAAGAAGCAGAAAGCCACGAACGAAGACCGCTTCGGAAGGAAGTCTGCCGGAAGCATAAGGCTGTGCCTGTCGCCAATTGTACCGATAAGGTCAAGCAAGCGACCAGGGAATACCTTGAGCATGCGCACGATTCGCTTGTCGCCGCCCATGTAGGCGTCGATAAGGAACTGCGACAGGATGGTGGTACAGTGGACTTTGCAGCCTGTACGCTTTACCTTGCCCAGGTTAATCCACCATTCGCGCTCGTTGGCTTTCGTGAAGCGGTACTTTATGTCATAGCTTGTGCCGACCATAACACGGTCAATGAAGCCTGCCGCTTTGAACTTTTCCAGAGTAAACTGGAGCAACGAGTCTTCATACTTGAATTTGAGGCTCGTGATGGGATACAGCTTTTTGAGCTTATCCTCCTTCATAAGGAGAATAAGCTCATCCAGGAGCCTTTCATAGGTAGGGAGCCATTCCTGGTCGTAACCATTCATAATCTCCCCACCCTGAAAGGACACCTCGTCAAACTGGTTCCAGTCGATAGTGGGCAGGTGGCCCAGAATCTGCTCCAGAATGTCTTTCTTTTCAGCGGGTGAGCGGAACCGCTCAGGGTCGCAGGTATTGTCGCCATTAGCCGTATAGGCTAGGGAGCAGAATGCGCACCTGTTCTCTCTGCATTCATTCCAGAACTCAAACTGGATGATTTCCTTGTCCTTTTTCATATTCCCCTCGGTCTATGCTACAAGATTATACCAGGCGATGTAGGAGCAGGAGCTTGAAGAACTGGAAGAGCAGGAACTGGAAGAACTCGAGGAGCACGAGGAGCTGGACGAGCTGGACGAGCAAGACGAGCAAGTAACTGCCATCGCGCCCCAACTGACAGAGCAGGGGGCGGCTTTGTATGCGTCGATGCCGTCCTTCAAAGCAGCCAACATGCCGGTAATGTCAGAAGCCTTGATGGGCTCAAGTTCCGACGGCTCCGTGATTGCAGGAAGGGGATTGTTCACAAAGCAGCGCGAAGTGAGGCCATTCGTGGGGTTTGTAACCACCACAAAGCGCACCGAAGTGTAGGTGGCCAGGCATGTAAGGAAGTGAATCAGACCCTTCAGAGTGATAAGGTTGTCCATCTTGGACGCAAACCCGTTTTCATTGATGAAGGTGTTCCATGCCGCAGTGAATGCCGCTGTGGTAACGATGGGTGGGCGGCCAGAGAAGTTAATGTCCAACCTGGCAGCGGCAGCCTTCAACTGGCCAGTAACCGTAACGGTACGGCCAGTGAAGCTGGGGTCTGTGATATTGCCTTTGTAAACGTCAAGGTTGTCGATAGAGGTCTTGAGGGTTTCAAAAGCCTCATTAACAACCTGTCCAAACGTAATAACTGCACCGGGTAAAATAGCCATAAGCTCAATCTCCATGTAGTAACGGGACTTCTCCTAGAAAGAAGCCCCGCACGTTTTGTTTTCAGAGGCCAAAGCCGTTTTTACAGCTTTTCGAGAAAGGCGCCGACCAGGGCATGGTTGCCGAGAATACGCGAAAGCACAGAGAAGCCTTCCTTGACCTTGTACAGGTTCGTCATGTCGATGCGGGACATATCGACCTTGCCCATGAGCGAGGACATGAGGGGCGCCGTGCCGAGAAGGAAGATGCCGTAGAACATGGTTGGAATGGAGACCTTGGAATCATCCTGCTCAATGGTGAGGGGAATGTCGCAGGAAGTAAGGATGGAAAGGTACCACTTGACCAGTTCCAAGATAAATTCATGGAGTTCGGTCTGCAGGGCCGACTTCACGTCAATGAATTCGGAAATTTCATTGAAGTAACAGTTTTCCTGCTTGAAGAAATCCTCGTCAAAGACGTTGTAGGAGTTCACCAAGCGGTACACGTTGAGAATGTCCACTTCGTTGCAGTCATTGCCTTCGGCAAGATAGCCGTTGGTAAGGAGCTTGCGGAAAACCTCAATCTTCTGTTCCAAGGGAAGTGCTTTGATTTCCTGGGGTGTCATTGTAACCGTCTCCTAAAGGTTTAGCCCAAATGCGGGCTTCGTTGAACAAATCTCATTTGAACGAAAACCTACCCGATACGCTATATTTAACGTATCCTAGATGCGCAGAGCAGGTACTCGGTGAAGAGGAACGCCGGCAATTTGCATACCGTCCATGTATGGATATCTCCAGGAAGTGGAAGGCCAAGAGAGCCCAAGGTGGCCAACAGGGCGCATATTCTTGAGGATTTGATTCTTTACAGCAACAAGCTGGTTATCCAAGCCGTCCTTGATTCTGCCCAATTCGCTTTCAATGAACTGGCTTCTGTCTGAGGACAGAGATACCGGTTGGCCCGAAAAGTCGAATGAGCTATCCCCTTCAGCAAGATACTGCGCCCTGAGGGCAGCCCACTTTGCAGCCTCAAGGAGCCAATACTGGCACCCTTTAAGCTGATACATTGTTTGGTAGCTTTGGAGCGTCCAGTCAGTAGGAATCTTCAGGCCATTTATGTATTCCGCCCCCTGTTGGAGATAGAAGTACAGTTCTGAATCCCGGTAGCCTTGGTATATGTCAACAGCCTTGGCTACTTTATCCAGGTACATGCGCAAATCAGAGATTTTCTGCATATCCCACAGGGACGCGCAACGGATAACCTGGGTAAATACACAGGTATTACCGCTATCCTTCATAACCCATACGGCCATGTAGTCCGAACCTGACACAAACGTACCCTCAGGTATTGTGGTACTGTAAATGTAATAGTCCGAATACAGGCCTTTCTGCTCCGGCACCGCAGAAAATACCTTGGTACCTGTGGAGTTAAACACCTGAAGCTCTACATCCATAACCCGTCGGGGCAGGGGTATTGAAAGCTCAATAGAGGTTAGGGCCAGAACCAGCTTTTGCTGTTCCCTTGCCTGTGTAAGGTCATAGGTTGGATGCACAACATCGAAGGTTTCCCGAAAAGCATGCTCCTTGCCGTTAGTAGCCAGGAAATCCCACGATATAGAGTAGTGGCCTACATCCGTGGAGAGCATTGCGGTTTCAGGTATGGTGAATGTGGCATCATAGCCCATTGTTCGGTCGTTGAAAGAGCCAACTCCAGCAACCACCAAGTCGCCCATAGGGTCAAGGACCTGGTAGCTGGGATACAGGGTTGGGTTGCTGGTTTCAAGCGGTGCATTGAACTTGTCGAGGAAGAAGGCAGATGCCGTAACTTCCTGTCCCAAATACACTGTTCTTTCCATATAAATACCGCCTAGCTAGCGTACTGCGAGTGGTTGTAAGACCAAGGGCCCCAAACTGTGCCGTTGAAGCAGCGGCTAAGCACTTGTGCTACGCCACCTATGTCGGTGTTGTGCATGCGGGCACTCTGCAACACCTGCAGGGAGTCGTCGAGCATTACCGTAGACACATCCAGCCACCAGTAGGCAGTAACGTCCTGCGGAGGGTTAACGGATACCCCCTGAATAGACTGCATCAGGAACTTGCCATCCATCTTCATTTCGTCCCAGTTCTCCTCTTCGTGAAGAACCGTGTGGGGAACGATGCAAGTATCAATAACCTGCCAGTGATTGGGAGAAAGGCCGGGTTCCCTAGGCCCGCCAAGCTGTGGGCCACTTGCAGCAATCCAGACGTATATCTTGTCCTTATGCCGTTTGATTGTGGGAATGTAGTAGTTATTCCCTGAGTTCCAATCCAGGGCAACCTGATTGAAGATACCGGGCAACATAAAGCCTCCTTAGTCGTGTTAGTAGTGTTCTTAATGGTCATTCAATGGTCATTCAATATGTCCTGTGTAATGCAGTGGACACCTAGTCCGATAGACAAATCTCTGCCTTACCGTATGCGCGTATCCAGATACTTAATCGTTGTATGCTTTATGCTTCTTACATAGTCTACCTGGTAACTACCTCGAAATACGTTTAAGCGAAGAAAAGAGCGAAAGAAGAGAGTTAGCTTTCGTAGCGTTATGAGTGAAACGAACTTGCGATAGCAATGTAAGTGATAACGGAGCGTGCGAACGAGCAAAGCATAGTATCACTTACTTATTGCGTAAGCAGAGAGCTTCCGAGACGAACGGGAGAACATTCAAAAATCCAGAGAAAAAAGACCAGGAAACAAGGTGTAGATACATGGCGGATATTGCTGTGTTCTGCACCTTTTCCTCTACCTAAGGAATCTGTGTGGTAAATCCTCTATGTTAGGATTCTGTGTGGTACTAGACGTTCAATGCTATGCGAGAGAATACATATTGTGTACCTGAATCCTTATGATGTACGGAGTAACCTATATGTCTGCTAAAGAACGCAGTATGTCTGCTAAAGAACGCAATGTTCCTAAGACAAGCAAAGAAGCCTGGGTAGCGGTTAAGCGGGCTGAGGAAGACCTTAGAAAGAAGACAAAGAAGGCTTTGAATCTGGAGAAGAAGGAAACGAAGGGTGGTAGGGCCTGGATAAACATAAGTGTTAGTACCGAACTGAAAGAAGCCCTTATTATGCTAAAGCAGCACTATAGTGCCAAGGCGGAGAAGAAAGGGAAGAAGTTCCTATATGATGACCTATTCCGTTGCTTAGTGAAGCAGAATCCTAAGACTAGGCGGGTTCTGGAAGAGCTAGGAATAGACCTTTAAAAGGAGAAGCTTATGCTGAATGGTATTTCTGTTAGCCCTGCGGATATGTACCCGGTAAACCTGGGCATTGAAATGGGTGAAAATACCTACACCGTAGACTTAAAATAAGGGAGAACTAACATGGCCGGTTTTTGTACACACCGATTAACTCGCCTCTTTTGCACGTTCTGCGCAAGGCTATCCGCAGGGAAGATGTATCTCCTATTGTACCTGACTGGTGCAAGGAGGGAGTTGAATGGGATAGCCACTGCACCATGTACTACGGTCTTACCAATCCTAATGGTACCGACGTAACGAAGGAATCTCTTCCTGAGATTGTGGACTTCCTGCAGTGCTTTATTGCAGACAATGAAGAACTGGTGTTCGTGCCTAATAAGTGCGAAGTGTTTGAAAACCCCAACTGGGACTGCCTTGTGGTGACAGCCGTAGCCGGTGGGCTGAATGCACTTCACGCCGCCTTCCAGAAACGCTTCAACTACAAGGGCAGCGAATATGAGTACAACCCTCATGTTACTCTTGGCTATGTTAAAAAGGGTTTAGGCAAGGGCTACGCCAACAAGTTCAACACCGGCTATGCAGGCCACAAGGCTATGCCAGTGAATAGCATTGTGATTGAATTTGAAGACGGTTTCAAGCACGAAATATATGTGTAAGTGACCTCGACCTCGAGGATGATTAACCATTTAATAAGGAAAATTACCGTGGCAAAGAAAGCCAAAGAAGCAGAAGACCTTCCTGGGCGTATAATCGCAGTTGACCCTGGTGTGGACAACCTGGGCTGGTGCATATTGACCTGCGAGGGGAAGTTAACTGACTGGGGCCTTGTTACAAAGACCCTGGATGACGTTAAAACTACTGCGGACATTGCCTCATTCCATGAAAACATGAAGCCGCTCGTGCAGATTCTTTCCGCCTCCCCTAACCAGGAGTTCATCATGGAACGATATATGCCTCGCGGTATGCGGCGTGGGAATCAGGTGGAACGTATCAATATCGTTATTGGCTATATAATGGCGGCTGTTCCTTACCTGTCTTTAACCATGGTGCCCGCAAGTAGCTGGAAGAACCACAGCGAAAAGCACTATACCTATGTGGACAACCCAACTGTTCCGCCCCACATCGTTGACGCCTACACGATGGGTCTGTATTATGCCGAGCGTGTGCGAGGCTTCATTACACCCAAGGAAGTGAAGCGGCATCTGCGTTCCGTGCGTGAAAACGAATGGGGTTGGAAAAAGAAGAAGAACGTCTGGACTCGCATTGACCCGAAGAAACGAGGTGCATAATGGGAAAGGGAGAAGCGAACATCATCATAAGCGACCGATTGTATGTGCCGCTGAAGGCCTGGAAGCGCGTCCCTGGCGATACGCGGAAAAGCATAGTGAAGTGGTTCAAGAAGGTGTACGTTTCTCCTAGCACCTATTGTGACCTCATACAGAATAATAGGCACTGTACCAACTGGGAGAATATGCAAGATGAAGAGGGCAACCAGGCTGCCGATGAAATGTGCAAGTCCTGCCCTATGGCAAAGCGGAAGTTTGTTTGCGCTTTCCGCAATGAGGAATACGCTTCTTTCTATCGGGGTGACCTTGATAAGGTGAAGAAGGTCATTGCTCTTGTAAAGAAACACAACAAGGGCATTGAATTGCAGGATGACCGAGTGCTTGCTCCCTTGAAAACGCGGTTCTCTGTAACCGAGTCCGGCGACTCCCGCAGCGAAAGCCAGAACAAACTAGCCCGTTCTTACATAAAGAAGGGCTACGGTATCCTGGTTGCAGCGGCCCGCTTTGGCAAAACGCGCATGGCTGGTGTTGTTGCGGCGGAACTAGGGCAGCGCACTTTCGTTCTTGCTCACCAGAAGGAACTCCTTGAGCAGTTTCTTTCCAACTGGTTGAAGTTCACCAACATAACACCTGACCAAATCAAAATCAATCCTACCGAAGAAGAAGCGAAGAAAATCGCTGTTAGCCTCTTTACATACCAGCACTTCCTGCAAAAGCATGGCAGAAAAAGGCTCAAGGCCCTACGCAAAGTCCCTGGCCTTGTCATTGTTGATGAAGCCCACCGATGCGGTGCAAAGGGATTCAATCGAACTGTCAATGCCTTTCATGCCATGTATCGCCTGGGCATCACTGCAACGCCTAACCGCAAGGACAAAGCGTCCTTCCTCATATACAACACCTTCGGCCCTGTCACAGCAGAGGGCGGTGTCGAAATGCTTAGTTGCGACTACAAAGTGGTCAAGACTGGTGTTATCTTCCCTGACTACGATAAGGTTGCGCATCGCCGGCGATTCCAGTACCTGCAAGCAGCAATGCAGAAGGATGAGGAGCGCAACGGCATCATTGCAAAACGGGCAGTGCGCAACGTGGATAAGGGCCACCAAGTCCTCATTCCCCTCAAGGGTGTTGCTCATGTAAAAGAGGTAGCCAAGCTGATTCGTGCCCGCATGAAGAAGGAAGGTTACAGGAATGCCCGCGTCTGTGAGTTCTCCGCTGCCTTTGTAAAGGGCAAGGCTCGTGAGGAAACCGCGCAGAAGATACGCGACGGCTACTACGATGTGGTTGTTGCCGTGGAGTCCATGATTAACGTAGGCTTTGACGCGCCACACATGAGCAATCTTGTCCTTAACGCAGGGACATACTCCTTCAACAACGAAAACCGCTACCAGCTGTTCTCGCGTATCCGCACCAAGTGCGAAGGGAAGAAGAAACCGCTTATAGACATTCTTTCGGATGACTGCAAGTGGTCGGACTTCTCCCTTAAGGCCACGTTGAAGCAGATGGAAGAATACAAGTTTACTGAGGTTAAGGCGAAGAAGAAAAAGAAGGCAAAGGCAACATGAGTGACCTGGAATACATAATTCACACAATGCAGGCAATGTCAGAGAGTGAGGATGCAACAGAGCGCCTTTTAGCGGAGCGCATCACCAACTTGGCAAGGTCAGCAGAAAAGGCGAGGCATCGTGCTCAATTTGCTGGAACCCGAATGCTTAGAATGGCGAGAAAGTACCGGGCAGCACTGAAACTCATACATAGTTAGCCTAAGGGGAGGTAGTATGGAAATTTCTTTGAGGGATTACTTTGCAGCACCCTGCCCTGAGCAGGAGTTGCTTCTTAGTGGTATATCAAGCAGTGAGGACTGGCATGTGGGCCGTGTTTAAAGTGCGGGATGATGAAGGAAACAAGGTTGCCGTTCACATTGCTCCTTGTGACTCTGGTGGATGGCTTTCTCCATTACATGGACTTATTCCCAATTGCAGGTGCCGCCCGGAAGAAGAGTTGAATGAGGGGTGCGTCCCTATCTATATCCATCACCATCTACATTAGGAAAGAGAGGACAACATGGATGAAGTAGTCTACATATCTGGTCCTATGGCAGGCCTTCCTGAGATGAATTACCCTGCATTCAACCGTGCTGCGCGGCATCTCCGCAACATGGGTTACCAGGTTGAAAATCCGGCTGATAACCCTGAGCCTGAATGCAAGTCCTGGGAAGGGTACATGCGCTTGGCTATCATTCAGCTTATGCGCTGTCACATTCTTGTTCGCCTGCCAGGCTGGGAAAACTCCCGCGGCGCCTCCGTTGAAAACGACCTTGCGCAACGCTTAGGGTTCAAGATATTTGACCTCCATGTTTTCCTCGGTTTGCAAATACACAAAAACCTGCCCGTTGTGGGCGAGGCAAGCAATGCGTAAATTCGCGTTCCTTATTGTTGTGGTTGCCCTGCTGGCTTATGCGAGTTTGCGTCCCATAAAAGAATAACTTCCCAGGGAGGGAGTATGCTTACAGAAAAATATACAGGCGGGGGCAAGGTAGTCCTCATTGCTGGCGGAGGCAAGATATTCACTGACATTGCTGCACGTTTTGTGCAGAGCGAGCGCAACCTGGAAGAAATTGTCTCCTCTCCTTACAGCCGCCAGATTGTCCAGAATATCCTTGATTCCGGACACCGCGCTGCTTTGGAGTTTGACTTCTTCCTGTTCGGGGTGGAAGGCTATTCTCGCGTTACCGAAGTTCAATTGGTGCGCAAACGCCTTGCCTCCTACCTCATAAAGTCGGGCAGGGCTGAACTCGGCGGCAAGCGCAGCTACAGCGTGGTCTATCCCCGTGAAGCTGCCGAGTTTACAGCCAATGTAACGCTGCCGGACGGGCACATGGCTGCACTTAGCGGCCGTGACCTCGCCGATGTATCCAGGCAATGGTACGAAGCTGGCTTGGAAGCCGGGCTCCCTGAACAGGACCTTCGTTACCTCAAGCCTCAGGCTACCGAGTTCAAAGCCATCATTGGCATGAATGCACATGCCTTGCTTGATTGGTTTGGCATTCGCTGCTGCCTTAATGCGCAGCATGAAATTCGCCATATGGCTACTTCCATGCTTTCTCTCGCAAAAGAAGCTGCCCCGGACTTGTTTGCAAATGCAGGCGCCCAGTGCCTTCAGCTGGGGTACTGCCCTGAAAACGACAGGCAGAACCCTGCTTGCCGCGGTAAGGTATACACGCAGAAACAAGCCATCCAGATTCTCAAGGAAGCACGGGCTTACAGAAAACCTGAGATTCTTGAGGAATCCCACTAGCCAGAAAGCCCGCTTCTAATAACACAGGGGCGGGCTTTTACCCTACCACCCACGATTAAAATATATAGATACGAATACGGAATAACATAAGGCAGGACGCGGCATGAGCAACTATACCCTTGAGGATGTCTGCCTTACCTGGAATGAATATCCGAATTTCATGTTTACGGACGTTCTGGTAGGGCCTGAAAAATCTTTCGTTTTTAAGTTTTCCAACTGCCATAATACCCAGCACAGGCCTATTTTTGAGAGTAAATTTTGGGATATATACTCTGTCGTCAGCAGGGGAATATCTAAGCCTGCTGGTCTTATAATGGTGGCAAAGGGTGAGACCGTTGTTTGTACAGAAAAAGCGGTTTCGTCCTGCAGGTCAGATAACTCTAAGGACTATATTGAGTCCCTTGAAAAAACAAAACCCTGGTCTTTCAATGGCCTTGACCTTATCCGTTATGAGGAGGCCGGGGAAGTTATCACTGACTTGTGCACCATAATGGGTGTAGACGTAACAGTTGAACTATAACTACAAGGAGCCAGTTATGGCCAATCAGTATGGTATTCCTGAAGGCTTTGGTATACCCAGGGCTCGCATCAGCGTTTTTGAAAAGCCTAAGCCGAACCCGGCCGAAGTAAACATGGAACGCTGCAGGGTATGCGGTCGCTTTGTAAATGACCATGAAAAGCACTGTCCCCGCGGCCTTGCTTCTCCTCCAGAGAACGACACCTCCGAAAAGGAGTAGCACGTCATGGCTGTAAAGCGTCTTGCTTTTTGCAAGTTACTGAAGGCGCAGTATGTGCCCTACTATGCGTATCCTCGGTTTCGCCCGTCAGAGGCCGTGGACTTTTACCAGTTTGGCAAGATTGAAAGACTGCGCAAGCTGTCCGGAATTATTCCCCGCGAGGAGATGGCCGTAATACGGCCCTCGTTACAGGTAAAAACTTGGGAGCGGCTGCTCAATCTGGCAAATATACCAGAGGCTACTATCGTTATCTCTTCCGAGATTACGAACTACCTCGCAATACAGGCAGCTGCTCTCCTCAACTGGCGCTGGGTGAACTTGTTCCCTAACTCCGATTGGAAATGGTTTACGCCCTCGCAGCGCGTGAACGAATACAACCGAGATATGTCCTTTATGTTCATCCGCTCGGTGCTGCCGTCTAAAGACCAGTCTTATCAGATTATGGACTTGATTGACAAGCATCCTCGCGCTCTCAAGGTCATTATCGTTGGTGGAATGCAGGGACTTGAATACACGGATACGTTTCTGCGCATTCCGGTTCATATTGCTCTGCATATAGAAGGGACAAGAGAGAAGTTACCTCCTGCTGTTCAGGTGAGGTCATCCGTTGACGTGGACTGCGCTGTACCTGTTCTTACCATGAACTGGTCTAGCACGTTGTCTACCCTTAATGTCTTGAAGAAAGGCGGCAAGCAGGTATGAATCCATTAAGAGAATGGGCCCAGCACAACCTGATACGGGCCCTAACTGCTCCTCGAAATAAGGAAATCAGCAGAAAGATTCTGCCTGAAATCCGAAAGAAGTGGTTCGTGTCTCCCAGATACAGGAAGGCCTTCGTTGTCCTAAAGAAGGAGTTTGCTGAAACAGGGAAGTTCCCCTCGTGGAAATCCCTCATGTCGAACCCCTCCCTTCCGCCTGAGGATTCTAAGTACCTTCGTACAAAGGAAATAAAAAGAAAGAACAACGAGAAGGACGATGTAACTCTCCGCATTCCGGTAACAGAGCAGGACTACAGCGGTCTTACCGCGCGTATGCGGTTTGACTCGCAGCATGTAGCCCTCATAAACATGCACAACAAGGTTTCAAGTGCCCTCGATGACGATAACCTTACGCCGGAAGGTCTAGAGGCTATAACAAGGATTATCCAGGGCACGACTGCTACCGTAAGCGACTTCAATAACACCAAAGGTGAGCATGTTTCCCTTGACAGGAAGTCTGCAAAGACTTACCTTAAGAAGGCCTACAAGAACCTGCAAAATCGGTTTTTTATACCGACAGGCTTTAAAGCATTCGACAATGTCAACGTAGGTATCCCTAGCTCGGCGCTGTTTGTTATCCTTGGAAAGACAGGCGCTGGTAAGTCCTCCTTGGCTTTGAACATTTGCATGAATGGTGCCCGTGCAGGGGCTAGGGTATGCTTTGTTCCGTTGGAAATGTCGATTGACGAAATGCTGCTTAAGGTTGGTTCACGGCTTCTAATGCAGCCTCTTGCCGAACTGATGCAGGACTTCAAGAAGTCCTTCCGCAAGATATTCAAAGTCACTGACCAGTATCTCAAGGACATACAACTGCAAGGTGATGCCTGCTTTGACTTTTATGTGCCGGAGCAGGGCGACACAGTGCAGGATGTGCTTGACTTCCTTCAGCCCCATGGGTACGACATTGTTTGCTTGGACTACCCTAAGCTTCTGTCTTCTGGCAAGGATGAAGAATGGAAGGCTCTGGATAAGGGGGCAGCCTATGCGAAACGCTGGTCAGCCCGTAATCTTACCTATGTCATGTGGCTTGCCCAGATGGATGATTCTACCGAAAGTATTCGATACTGTAAGGCCGTGTTGGAGCATGCTTCCAACTCATGGGCAATCTCTGGTGACGTGGAAGAGAACAGAGAGTCTGGTCAAGTGCTTATAAAGCAGCGAAAGGCCAGAAGCCAGGTACCAATGTCCTTCCCCCTCAAGGCCGACCTTGCATGCTCCTATTTTGGTGATATGGATGAGGACGCTTTAGGTATCGGTGATGAAGGAATAGGGGACGAAAAGTACAAAAAGAAAAAGAAGAAAAAACGCAAAGACGATGAAATCGAGGACGATGAAGTCACAACGACAAAGAAGAACCAGGACAAAACAAGGGTGCGCCGTGAAAAGGGCCGCGTTCGTATGCAAGTAGGTCCTGGTCTTGATGATATTAGCTCCAAGAATGACGTGTTCTTGGATGTTCCTGAGGAGTAGACGATGGATCCTAAAGAAGAAGGACTTGCTTCCTGCCCTGGCGTTGAAGAACCTGCAAGTACAGATACCAACGTGAGCGGCATGCCTGCAGGCCTTACTTTCAGGGAATACATGGAGCGCCATGTTACTGCGTGTAAGCGCACAGGTAATGTTACAGAACGGATGATTGCCCTCACGTTCGATAACCCGCAAAGTAATGTCACTTTGACCATGACTTCTATGGGCATGACAACGGAGCTTTCGGAAATTATCGACATTATCCAGAAGAAGGTGTTCTACGGAATCCCGATGGACATCCCTTCTCTCCTGGAAGAACTCGGTGATTTTACATACTATTGGGACTTGCTCCTTGACCATCTGCGCAGGGAACTCTGCTGCGATGCAATCAACGACATTACCATCCGCGACTTGAACCGGAAGAAGCTGCAAATACGCTACCCTGACGGTTACAGCAACAAGCGCGCCCTGGAAAAAGACAAAGCGGCAGAGCGCGCCGTTTTTGAAAATCCTGAACTGTACTAACCGCCCTCGGAGGCTGTATGAAAGACGTTCTTTTCCCTATCGTTCCTCTCTGCGAGAAGCAACTCCGCGACGTCCGTGAAGAAGACCGGGTTTTCGTCAACGGCGTACCTCTTGCCCGCACTTGCCGCATTGATAAGGCTGGCGGCGGATATGACCAGTTTCGTGACATTTTCCTTGCGCGCTTTGGCATTGATACTGGCCCTGACCACTTCATTGCCCAGCTTTATGGCTGCACCCACGAATGCCCTTGGTGCTACATCACTATAGACGGCGTTTGGGGTGATGCTGTCCAGCTTAAGGCTCGCGAGATTGTAAACCTCGTGCATTACGTCAATGAAAAGCGCCGGGCCGCGGTCTCCGTGTACGACGCACGAACAGGCACTATTCAGGACGCCCAACCACAGATTCAGGTACTACATCTTATGGGAGGTGCCCCTGCACTGTACCTCAACTCCTGGCCTGCCCTGTATCACGAAACCCTCAAAGCCGACCTTGTATTTCACAGCGACTTTCTGCTGGACGAAGGGCTGTACAATATCCACGTTCTTGAATGCCTGGCTGGCCTGTACAAAGAGTATCAGGAACGCGGTGCTAGCCACGGCTATTATACTCCCTGCAACTCCGGCCAGCTTCATGCGGTTTCATTCAAGCCCGGTGCGCCTCTTTCGCGTCTGCAACTTGCCAATCTCAAGGCTCTTCATGCAAGCGGTCTTCCGTTCTACATTACTTTCACCGGCATGCAGGAAGAAGAGATTCAGGCGCGCAAGGCGCAGGTTATTGCAGCAGGCATCACCGAAGAGGTGTTCAACGACAGCTTCTCCATCAGCCTCAAGCACTACAAGTCCTTGGATTAGGGAGCTTGCATATGCCATCCTGCCCCTCTAAGTCAAGCTTGCATCTTGAAGGACCTTGCCCTAATACCCGATGCTACAACTACGTTCCGACTCTTGACTACTGCTGCCTTCCTTTGCATGGCAGTATCTACGGGAAGAGCCCGTCGGACATTCTGGCCAGCCTCTACGGGAAGTCCTACAAAATGACGGTAGCGCTTTCCATAAAAGCTTCCAGAATAGCTTATGCACTTAAGGGGTTGGAGCACCGGCCAAGCCGTGATATTTCTCCTTTTGAAGGAACTTGGTGTTCTCGCGTTGTTAGCGCAGGCCCCGTAGACCCTCGCCTGCACTGGACGGAGTTTACAAAGCAGAATGAAGGTAAGAAATTTACCGACAGAATGCTCCAAGTTCTCAATACAATGGAAGTACATGAGTATTCCCTTGCTGAGGTACTGAAGTCCTACAAATCAACCTTTAGCACTCTTGACTTTGCAGCGTTCGCTTTGCAGGACACCGATGCGGAGTCTGTGGAGCAATTGATAAGGAGCCTACGATGGACCTGAAAAAGTTTGTTCACTGCCCTAAAGTCGGCTGCAATAAGCCTCTGCGCGGTTCTTGGAGCGACTACCTTACAGGCGAGAACCACCCTAAGACGGGTCTCCCTGTGTATCAGTGCCCTCATTGCCATATGAAGTTCACTGCGGATTCCTTCAAGGTGAACGCAGTGCCTGTTACCTCGGACGACAAGGATGTTGTCCTCTACGATGTATTTGCCAGGCGCGTCATTGACATTATTCCGGCGCGCTTGAAGTTTACCGACGGCAAGTTCCACTACGTCCATATTCCCATGAATATGTGCATTCAGGAAAACCTGCGCTGCTTCTCCTTTTCGGTAAAGGGCCTCGAACCCAACGAGATTGAAGCCCTGTGCGCGGAAGCCGTTAATGCAAAGTTGGAGGTACTACGATGACCGCAGAACTTACCGGCGGCCTGAACTCCAATTCCATAGTCTATACAAAAACCCTTCTTGATGACCTTGGCATCTACCTCAATCGTCGGCAGCGGGCTTCCGAAGTCTACCCCAAGTTCTGTGCCCGGTATGGAGTGGATGGCATAGTAGCCGCTATGGCTCCGTTTGAAGAACTCCGCACTTCCGTTGCCCTTGATACCAAGGCCTACTCGGATGCCGTTGACTACGTAGGGGCATTTCAGGATATAAGTGGTAGGACAGAAACGGCCTTTGCAAACTATACCCACAGCAACGTGGCCCTGGAATACGTTTCCAAGGCTTTCAAGTCCTTGCAGGCACTGTTTGAGGAAAGGAACAATCTCGTAAAGGAATTCCTTAGCAAGATTGCTTGCCACCTGGAATACTACCCCACTATTCAGGACAACATCGACACCCTCAATACAATTTTGTCTAGGAATGACCAGAAGGACACCTATGCCCTTATATGTGTCCTGGAACTTTCCAAGTCCCGAGACCGGGGCCTGGGTGTTGCAACGCAGCAGTCTATCTTCCATCTTACCCAGACCGATGAAAGCATGAAGTCGGTATTCACGCGATTCCGTTGGCTGATGCTCCAGGAGCTTGGGTATATGGAAACCTTTGACTTTCTGTGTTCCCGGGTAGAGGCGTAATCCATCATGTATGCTTGCCAAGAATGTGGTGGCTCACTTATAAACATGGGTCATTGTTTTCTATGCGAGTGCTGTGGCTGGTATGAACGGAGGTATTGGTGGTATGCCAAAAGAGGGTACAAAAGAAGGGATGTACGAGATACACGTCACGGTTGCCTGGGTTGACGTGTATATGAGGCAACAGGTTATCAAGGATATCATTTACAGCAAAACACCTAGCGTTACCGATAGTGACCTTGATGACCTGCAAAGCACTTCTGGTTGCGGCAGGGAGCCTAGTATTATCGACGTTGTGGTAAAAGGAAAGTGGGAAAAGGGTGAGTTAAAGCCCTACTTGCCTACTTAGGTGAATTGAGCTTCGGCTCGGAAGTTGTGGTAAAAGAAGCGCCTACAAGTACCCTGTGGTGTCACGGGAGTATCTGTAGGCGCTTCTTTTTGGGCTATTTTCAGCAATGCGTGTCAATACACGTCTTTTCTATTCCTCGTCAAGAATCGTCCTAAACTGCGTTTCTGCACAAGCCGTAGCCAACTTATCCTGTACGGACGGAGATTCAAATTCGGCTGCAACGGTTTCGAGACCTGCAAAAATTTCATCAACGGATTCGGTTATTGTATCCGTTTCCTTCTCAAGGTTAGTCTGGAGTTCGGTGAGGGCAGTATTTGCAACAACAGTCATACCCTCGATGGTCTCCAGTGTAGTATCCAGAAGAGAGGCTTCGGCTATATCCAGGTCAGCAATAATCTTGTTCAGGAGCTCCAGCACCCGTTCAAGTGCCTCTCTATACCGAATGTCGTCAGGAGTGCTACTGCTATCGTGGTCAATACTGTCCTGAATAAGAGCAATTACTTCCAGCCTTGCCTGCTCTGCGGAAGCCAGTGCTGCCTGTATGCGCTCAAGAACTTCCACCCTTAGGTAGTTTCCTTCGGCGTAGAATCCACGGTTAGCTGCTATGCTATCCTTGGACTCATTTATTGCAGTACCGTATTCCCTCTTTAAAGTCACCATGTCATGCTTGGCTAGCTTTCTGCTATTGGTAGTGACCCTTGAAATGGCGCCAGGGGAACTTGTTTGGGAAGAACTGGAGGAACTAGAGCCTGACGAATTGGACAGTAGGCTAGCTCCCACTACACCGATAGCCGCGCATGCCGCTACGTCGCGCAGAATCTTGTTTACGGCGGCAACAATGGTAGAAGACTTTCCGAGGATGGAGCGGAGTTCTTTTATTACATCCTTCACATTCTGAGGGCAGTCAGGTAGGACTTCCATTGCTGCACTTACCGCTCTTTGCACAAGCTCTACTGTCTGCCTTCGGATGCTATCAATCTTTGCCAGCATGGTTCGCTGCATACGCAAGGCAGACGCTGCCAACTTTGCTATGCAGCCCTGAAGGAGGGCTGCTATAAGAATACATGCGGCCATAAGGGCGAGGGCTATGACGCCGTTTGTTCCTGATACAGCACCCTTAGCCGCCTCGAATGCCTGCGTATAGTTGGAAGAAATACCTGTTATTGAACCAGCTAGACCTGACATTCTCTGGCTTGTTCTTGCCGGCCCGTACCGCACCGCTGTTCCAAGACCGCTGCCCAGCAGGCTGTTATTCGAGTTGAGAGAGGTCTCAACGTCACTAAGTGGACTTCGTGTAAGCGTATCCACTCCAGTCCGGGCATTCTGCAAGGAAGTCTGCGCTAGACCACCAAGCATTCCCAGAGAATCAACGGAACCCTGCATGGGCTGTAGACCTCTTAGGTATGTATCAGCTACTGGGCTACCAGAAAGACCTGGCGTTGTAGTAGTTGTTGGTATAGAAACTCTTGTTCCCATAATTCCTCCTGCATATGCAGAAAATAAAAAACCCCCGCTACGCAAGTGTCCGGCAAGCGCAGCGGGGGTGACCCAGGGGAGGGAGTAGGGCTTGGAAACATCCTGGCGAGAGATGGGGCTTTGGCGTACCCGCTGTTTCCAAACAAAGCTTTACTGCTGCATGCCACTATCGCGTGTTGCTTGAAAAGACATTTTTGCCATGCCATCGGAAATGCCACGAACCACTTTACCAATGAGATACTTGCCTGAGGAATCTTGGTTCATTCTGCTGCTAGTGGAAGAGGTATCGTGGACTTTCACCACATCACACACTTTCACATCTTTATCCATAGCACTTGTGGTTATTTCAAATACTTCCATGGACAAAAGCATTTGACCGTAGTCATAGTTTACTTCCGCTTTGCAGAATCCAGCATCTTCATTGCTACCAGAGAAATACACCGGGGCCAAAGTACGGCGTTGCACGTTTCCTGTTTCAGGCGGCCTCTTACCTGTAAGTCCAAGGTCAATATCAACAGAATAGTTCGTGCGGATACCGTGCTCGGCAGATACAATAGGTAAGTCCAGACCATACCCGCCAAAGGTATTGAGAGCACCTGAGCGTGACTTTACAGTAGGGACAGAAATTAAGGGTATGCCCGTTGAACCAGAACCACCTACTACCCAGGTTTCCTTGCCACTGCACTCTTTGGCGGTGTCAATGATGATATACTCACCATTCATGGTGATACCGACAGTAACAAAGGACTTGTCAATGTAACTGTGGCGTACCACATGGTCCATAAACTTCTTATACGATTGGTTCCCTTGATACCAAGCATGGTTACCGGAGGACTTTGCTTTGTTAGTAACCCTGCTGAAAAACTTCTTAGCGCAGGCTTCAAGGCACTCTGTACCGGTGCAAGGGCCAAGGGTTTGAATATACGGCGTTTGGCACATTACTGTGGCATTGTTGTCACCAACATACACGCCTTGTGCGCTGTACCTAAACCGGCCGTTTCCTACGTCAGTAACATCCTTTGCGAGGATGGCAACGCGGGAATCAATAATCTTCCTTGAAGAAGTTCCTGCCGACATGGACAGTTTCAGGTGAGAGTTCTCGTTCCAATACCTTTTCCAGGCTTCGGTTGCAGAGAACTCAATGGAGAACGTAGGGAGGTTGTTCCCTGTCTCCTCTATCATGTAGAACTGGTGCATATCGGCCGGGGCGATACCGCTTAGTCTGCGCGACTCTACCTCGCTCCCTTTGTAGATAAGACCAATCCCCAACTTCCACTGGTGCTCAATGCCAAGAGTAATCATACCTACCTCACCGTGGTGTCAAAAAGAATGGCTTCCATTGAGGACAATGAGGGGTAGGACAGCGTGATACCAGGAACTACCTCGGTATAGGAGTTTAGGTTATTGTATAGCATGAGCATAAGTTTGTACTGCTCACTGCCGTAAATTTTATAGGAGATAAGGTCAGGACGAAAGCGTTCGGTAGTAACCGAATACGTCCCGGCTACCGGTAGTTGAAGCAGCTTTTCAACGAATACCGAAGTAAGAATATCGTAGAACCCCTCGTTGAACTCAAGTATCTTACCAAGGTCAAAGACCGGTTCTGCATTGAATGAGGTATTAGGAGCAAACATATGCCCTCCTAGGACATGCCAAGAAACATGCGCTTGTATTCCGCAGCTTTCAGGTCACGGTAGGTAGTAAAGGTAACTGTTCCTGTAACATACAGGGGATTACCAAGCTTCGTGGTTTCTTTCGAGGCTTCAAATGAAGATACTTCAGGTAGAAGGCCGTGAGCTTCAAACCAGTTACCTATGCGAACGGAGCAGGTACCCTGAATATTGCCACCGTAACCGAAGCCGTCATTTACTATGTTCTCCAGCACCCTAGCTGGGCTGTATCCGTTAGGTGCCCAAAAGAAGAGGTCTCTATCCGATTGCGTTCCAGCAAACGGCTTACCTGGCATGCTTAGTGCAAGCAACTTAGCCATGTCATCTTGTGGTCTATCTTCAGGCTTCAAGGCCACAAATAGAAGCTGCAGTGGAGGGAGCTGCATCTGGGAACCATCCCACTTCTTAACAGAACCGGCTACTGTCTTTCCCTTACCTGTAAGAGAAGCCATCGCATTGACGCTTTCTATCACGCCAAGAGCGGCAGCTACACCAGCTCCTACCCTACCAGGAAGCGCCTCAATGAGCCTGTTTGCAATGTTACTGGCTGCCGCACCGAACATATCAGCAACTTCGGTGTATGCAGCACTGGTCGAGAAAGAGTAGGTGTCTGCCGTAGCAAATCCTACCAGTGGACGTGAACCCTCGGCATCATTTATGCCTATTGTAATACGGGTATTCTCGCAGTCCATGATTTTCTGAATTTCCCACAACGCATCCATATATGTTTCCCCTTAGGAGTGTACCGGCGTAAGCGGGTCTATTTGAAAAGCCAACACAGAAAGGTTATCTACGCGCATCGGCAAAGAGCCACCCGCACCACTAGACTGCCCTTTATCTTCCTTCTGCGGTGGAGCCTGCTGAATAATTATAGGGGCCTGTGCTACGGGTGCAGGTTCTTTTGCAGCTACCGGACGAATGGGAGCAGCCTTATTAACAGGAGCTACGTTAGGAGCGAGAGAGCCGCCCTTTGCCTGAGGAGCGCCCAGAATACCTGCTCCTGTATGTGCTCGATTGCGGCTTGGATTAAGGCCTGCTAGCTCGGACTTAGGCTCCGGTTCTTTAAAGAACGGCGAGTCGGTATTATCCGGGCCGGGGTCAGTCAAGTTGTTGCTTGCAAGGTAATCTCGATACCGCTGCTGGTAGGTGCTTGCTCTGTCACCAAGGCCGTAATCTGCCTCCCGCGTAAGCCTAACACCAGAGTTCTTGAGGTACTCTTGGAAGGAGGGGCCTGTTGCCTGTGCGGTATTTGCACCAGGCGTCACTCCCTCGGTTCCATTCTGCGGTGCGGATAACGCATCTGCAACCTGAGTTCCAGGTATGCTTGCCTGCTGTGCTCCAGCCTCCGCAGGCTCTTGCACAGGCTGACCTGTAAGTGCCGCGGTTACCTCAGGGGCGGCCTGAGTTGTATTAGCTGCAAGGTCTGACGCCTGCTTCGCATCTTCTGCCTTTGTATCTTCTGCCTTCTTTATCTGGCGAGAGGCTTCAAGCGGGTCTGACGTAAGAAATCCGTATTTACCGAAGTTCCGCTGGAAAGAAGCAACAGGTTGCCAGATAACGCCCTTGCTGGATGAAGAATGAGAAACCCCAAGCTCGCCAGTATCTGGATTGCGTACAACAATGCCGACGTGACCGATACCGCCCATTCGGCTACCGTTGTTTCGTACACCAATAAGCTGGCCTTCTTTCAGCCCGCCAGATGAAACATCATTGGTAGCCTGCAAAGTGTTATTTCTTCTTCCGGTTCCTATAACCTGTTCAGCCGCATTCTTCCCTGATAGCTGTTCAATTACATTCTGCGGGGCACCTGCTTTTTTCATAGCACTCTGAACCCATCCGGAACAATCTATAGCTCCGGTCGCTAGGTTCTTCGAGCCGTATCCATACCGCGTACCCGCAGCTTCCTTTGTAGCGTTGAACAGGTCAACATTAAGGTCACCGGACTTGCCGGCAACCAAGGCTTCAGCAGCACGCCTTCCAGGTGTATTCTGTGGACGCAAGTAGGCAGCATGCTTTTCGTAAGCTGCGTCCTTTCCTAGAAGTGCCCTATCCGAACCAATTTCAATGCCCTTGTTAATCTCCGCTTCTGTATAGGCTCTAGCTCCGGGAGACTCGTTCTTCATGATGGTCTGCACGAAGGGCTTTAGGAGTTCCGGATTTTGTTTGAAGTCAATTTTTTGGTCAGGGGAAATACCTAGCCGCTTAGATATGCTGGCTATATATGCCTCGGTGTTGTTATTGTCAGACGCCGGAGCATAAATCTGCATAATCTCGCGGATTGTTTTCTTACCTGCAAGACCAGGGTTCCTGTCACCAGGCTGCGCATCTTGGTTATAACGGTATAGCCGGTCAACAATGCCTGCCACACCAGCTTCTTTCGTAGCGAACTTGGCATGGCCTTTTTCGTCTTGACCTACCTGACCAAGGTAGCCGGTCCCCTTTACGTTACCTGGGTTTACGTTGCGCGAACCACGGTCATTGAAAGCAGAAAGGTCTTCATACTTCTGGCTTTCACCTGGAGTATAGCCAAGACCTCCACCTCCACTCCCACTGCTAGAAGAGCCGCTAGCTCCACCGCTAGAAGAGCCGATAGCTCCACCTACGGCACCACCGGCTATGCCCCCAAGAAAGCTAGGAAGCAGGGTCTTAAGGAGAGTTTTTAGGTTGCTGGTAAAGCTGCCCATACCAGGCTGCGTTAACCCTCCCATAAAGGGGCGGCCACCTATGCCCGCATTACCAAGTCCTCTTGCGTTCAAAGCATTAAGATTGCGCTTTATCTCGCCAGATATAAACTTGCCAAGAGGGCTGGTTCGAAGGTTTGGCACTATGGTATTGGTACCCATAAGGGAGCCAATTTTATCAATCTGCTTGCTTGAACGGCTGTGCAGACTTTGTATAGACTTTATCAGTGCCATGTTGTCATCCAGGTCGGACTTCAACTTGGCTTCTCCTTGTTTGCGCTCCGTACCTTCTTTCTCCAGGGCAGCAACTACCTCAGAGATTGAGGTTTTATCTTTTTTGTCACGGCGATTCATATGCACATCCTGTCCTTAGAATAAGGGCGGATTCTGGCCCTACAATCAAAACTTTCACCAAGGGTTTATACCATGAATACAGCAACCGAAACTCTTCCTCCGATTTACGAGTTCCTTCTCTGGAACAACTGCAACAACAACTGCAAGTTCTGCCACCAGAAGGCTCGCAAGGCACGCTTCCCTGGCAAGTTCTTGGATGCCAAACAGCAGGCGCATTCCATTCAGTTGGTACGCGACTTCCTTACAACGGGACACCTCGTTGGTCAGGAAAGTATGCCGGCTGAAAAGAAGTTTAACATGCTTCTTATGGGCGGTGAGTTGTTTGATAACCGCCTTACGCCTGCGAATGAAAAAGCCTTCTTTGACCTTGCAGACGTTATTCTCGTCCAGATGTTGGAAGGCCGCATTGACCACCTTTACGTCAACACCAACCTGCTTTATGATATGAACATCATGCTGTTGGACTTTCTGTACCGCTTTACACGTGCTGGGTTGAGCAGTCGTATCCGCTTTACTACCTCGTGTGACGTGGCTTACCGCTTTGCGAATCACGGCGCACTTGCCTTCATGACCAGCAATCTGAAGAAACTGCGCGTTACCTACCCTGAAATTCCGATGGTTGCAAACTGTATTCTTACTGATGCTGCGGTGCAGTTCCTGCTGAACAACCCCATGTATCCTTCCGTGTTTGAGGAACGTTACGGGGCGAGGCTCAACCTTATCCCATACATCACCCTCAAAAACAGCATGGCACCGGAAAGGGCTGACGTTCATAAGGTTCTCCTTCTCCTCAATGAACTCAACCCAGGCTATTTGAAGGCATACGTTGACGGCATCGACATGCCACAGAAGAAATTCCTGTATGAATATGACAGTGGTAGCTATCATTCCGCTACTTCCGCTGATGCAGCCTGCGGCCACGGTGTGAACTTCGGCCATTGCTACAAGTCTACCGACGATAAAAAGTCGGGCGCCTGCTTCATTTGTGATTGCAAAGCCCTTCTCGATTCCGTATCCTAGGAGGATGTATGTTCAACCCTAACGATAACACTCATCCTGTTGACCAGCGGGCAAAACCCCTCATTGGCATTGTGATAAACAACCAAGACCCGTTGCAGTTACGCCGGGTTCAGGTGAAGATTGAGGGCCTGCTCGAGGGCGTAGATACAAAGACCGCACCTTGGTTTCGCCCGGAAGCTTCTGGCCTTGGTAGCCGTTCTGACTACGGCACTTTCGATGAAGTACCCGAGGTAAACTCCCCGGTACAAGTTACGCTCACTGGCGGTGACCTTCGTAGCGGCACCTACAAAGCCTGCCATGATACCTCGGTTGATAGCTCTATGATTCGCCTCTTTGGCGAAGATTACCCGGCCACCAGCGGTAAATGCGATGCAAAAGGAACATTTACGCGCAAGAACAAAAAGCGCGGATATACCGAGAAGATGCACCAGTCAGGCTTTTATACTCAGGTAGACAAAGCCGGCAACTTGCACGTTTACATTCCCGGTAATATCTTCGTTCACGTCAAGGGCGGTATTGCAATGCAGGTCGACAAGGATTTCCTCATGAAATGCCTGGGCATGCTTGGCCTAAGCAGCGACGGTGATGCTGGCATAAGTGCTGGCGGAAACCTGGAAGCTCTTGCCGGACAGGATATTTCTATTGATTCTGAATCCAGTGGCCGCATTGATACTGGTCTTGGCGTGCGCTTTGGCGTGAAGGATAAGACCAACTCTGGCACAAGTAGTGCCGCTTCTACCGTAGATGCTCGCCAGGCTGAGGTTAAGGAGTTGCAGGATGCTGTTCTCCTTTCTGGCGAAGTTGCCAAGGACTCGATTGAAGTTCACTCCAACTCCCTTTTGGGCACCCGTAGCTAGGTTCGTTTAATACTGAAACAAGAACATAAGGAGTTCATCATGCCTATCCAATACAAGAAAGAAGGTTTTATTTACGTTACGTTTGACGTGGAAGGCTACCACGCTTGGGCCAATGCGCCGGAAGAGGTTGCCTTCTTGCGTAATACCCATCGGCATATGTTCAAGTTCAAGGCAACCATCAGTGTCACTCACGATGACCGCGAAGTGGAGTTCTTCCTGTTCCAGCGCGAGGTGTCCAAGGCTATTGATTGCGTGGACAACAAGTCCTGCGAAACCCTTGCCCGGGAACTGTGCGAATACATCTCCTCTACTTACCCTGGCCGCTATGTGGAAGTGGAAGTTTCCGAAGACGGCGAGAACGGCGCCATTGTGGCTTATACTCCCGTTAACCGGCCGGGTAAAGCGGAGGCATAAATGCACATCGTCCTCCTTCCCATTGAGCCGTTGGAAGAGCGGTACAGCAAGCAGTGGCTTGACTGGACGCTGGAATATTTCAACTCGGATGAGCCCTACGCTCATTATACACCGAAGGACCTCACCTACGATGTTCTTCTGCCCGAATCCTACGAATCAATCAAAAACGGCCAATTCCTGGACTGCATTCAGACTAACGCCTTTAAGGCAAAGCAGTTGCAGATGGCTATTGACTGGATATCCAAACAGGATGAGCGCGTTTTGCGCAGTCCGCAGACTGTTTTCCTCCTGCATGACGGGTGGTTTCCAGGCATTGAAATGCTGGCATATATCCGCAGTGCTATGCGGTACAACTTCCGCATTGCTGCCTGCCTTCATGCTGGCACCTGGGATACCCATGACTTCACATTCCGTTCTGGCATGAGTGTTTGGGCGCGCGGTATAGAAGCGTCTTGGATGGCTATTTACGACCACATCTTTGTTGCAACCGAGTTTCACAAGAGCCTTATGCAGCAAAGCGGCGTTTTTGCCAATCCCCTTGCGGCCCCTATCTCGGTTACGGGGTTTCCCATATTTTCTCCCCCTAAGTTGGAACTTGCATTTCCGCAGGCTGTGAAAAAAGACTTGGTAGTCTTCCCCCACCGTGTTGCCCCTGAAAAGCGAAATGCTTTGTTTGAAATTCTTGCAGAACGAGCCGCTAAGGTGCCCGAGCTTCGGCATTTTTCATTCGTGCAAACGAAGGAAGTCTGCACTTCGGACAACCCGAAGATTGCAAAGGAGCAGTATTACGACTTGCTTCGGTCTGCCCGGTATGCTGTGTCGTTTGCAACGCAGGAAACCTGGGGTATCGCAATGCAGGAAAGCGTCATGTGCGGCTGCATTCCTATTGTCCCTGACAGGCTTTCTTACCGGGAAATGTACCCTCCCTGCTTCCGCATACCTGATTCCCTCACATTGGACGCTGAAGTAGAGCAAATGCTTATTCGGATGGTCAAGCTTGAAGGCCTTCGTGAATATGCAGAAGAAAAGCGTGCTAACCTCAGCGGCATCTTTCAGGTAAAGGGGTTTTCTGCCCTTATAAATATGATTGATGACCTGGAGTCGAACAATTCGTTTTCACGGGCACACTCGGCTTATGCCAAAGAGGTAGCCAAGCTGGATAACCCTGGCTCTATTCTCGACCAAGAGTTCAAAAAGCTTCTGTAACCAATAAGGATATCGCAATGATTATTTGCGTAGCCAACACTTCACCGGCTAAGGTGAAGAAGCAGTTTGAAAAGAAGGGCATCGCGTTTTCCATGTGGAAGCCCGATACTGAAATTGACCCTGATACTACCTACGGGTTCTTTAACTTCAATGACCTTCGTGCCGCTAAGGTGAAAAGAACTCCCGTGTTCTTCAACATTGTGAGCGCCTTCGGGCATATTGCAATCAACCATCCTATCTATCGGTACGACTTCAAGGAGATGGACAACGGGATGGTGTTCTTTCACGAGCCGAAAATGAACAAGGTGGCGAAACTCGCTGCTTCCAAATTCTCTACCAAAGCGCTCAATGACGTTATGTTCAAGCCTGCAAAGGTATCCTCACACGACGGCTCCGAATTGGCGCGGAGGTGGAATAACTTCATCATTACTCTGCCGTCGTGCGTGGCTGAAACCTTCATGGTGTGCTTCCTTACATGCGTAAGGTCGAATGACAAGGAGAAGTTTCAGGCCTTCGTCACCGATAACCGTCTGGTAGGAACGGCAAACAAGGCGGCTTATCAGGAATTGCAGGCAATCATTGCCTGCATGTGGGCCGTCATGCACGCCTGCGCAATGAAGACGGAGAAAATGGAAAAACTCCGCAAGAGCTTCATCAAGAAGAATCCGGCTCTGGAAAACTCCCTTTCAAGGTTCCTCTTCTGGAACAAGTCCTACAAAGGGAAGGAGTTGTCAGACTATCTGGATGATGAAAACAACGTGTCCCTGGGAATACAATAACAACCTACCCTGGCGAGGAATACATGAATCCTGTAAAAGTTGCCCAATTGATTATGGAGAAACTGCTTCTTGACCCTGAAAGCGAGGTTGTTCTCCCCGTTGTTGCAGTGGCTCATACCTCTGACACGCTTAAGGTGGTGCAGGAGCTGGTTAAGCTGGAAGTGGCAGACAAGTTTCTGTCCGGGTACTCTTCGGACTTGGATGTCCCATCAGGTTACAGCGACCGCTGTCACGACTTTACGTCCTTGTGTGTCACCGATGAACCATCTTCTATCGACTACATTAAAAGGTTATTCAACCCTAACTATGTTATTACCGTGAATGGCGACGACTCTATTCACGTCATTCACGCCAGGGCGTCTTTCCCTCATTGCACCGTCCCCTCTCATACGCTTCGAAAGAAGTTTCTATACCTTCCTGAAAGGAAGCTCGTTTACTGTGTAATGAACAAGTGCGGCAGCACCTACATCGGCAGGGGGTTGACTGGCCTTGATACGGACGATGCCATTCAGGCCCGTTCGTCCTCCCTTTATCACATGCAGGACATATTCTCGCGCACCAATGACCTGTACAAGTTCACCGTGGTGCGCAACCCCTACTCCCGCTTTGTGTCCACCTACCTTGACATTATTGCAGGGCCCGAAGGTGTACCGTCTCCGCGAAACATTTACTACCGTAGGGCCTTGAAGCTCCCGGTTGACCGCCGTATCGAGTTCACTGAACTGATTGACGCGGTTGAAAAGCAGGGCTTTATCTGGGGGCCGGGCCACGAGCATTGGCTGCCTCAAACGACCATCGCCTGCATAGGCATCATCAAGTATGACGATGTTGGTCGCCTTGAAGACCTCAACAACTTCCTTGAAACCAAGGTTGTTCCTGTGCTGCGCGCCAACGGTGATACCAGGCAGAACATATTCAGTGGTGAACACTGCCGAAAGTCTGGCGCCTCGGATAGCTGGACACAATTCTACACGGACGACGGTATCCGAAACCGCGTGTACAGCCTGTACGAAATTGACTTTGACGTTCTCCGCTACTCGAAATGGATTATCTAGCGGCTACGTTTAATACAAAGTATTGTTGCAATAGCCTATAAGGCATAGGGCCTTTTGGCTTGAACTCACAAAATCAGGAGAAATCCAATGGGTGTCATTTACTGCAAAGAATCCAATGAGCTTGTTGCCTTCAATTTTGCCAATCCCGCCATGGTCATCAACATCTACGAACAGGACAACGGCATGCTGGTCGCCTTCAGCGATGGCCTCCATGACATTCAGGCCCTGCAGTACGCCAAGCGCCCGGCCACGGAAGTTCTGGCCGAGCTTAAAACCGAAAACCCGTTTATTGCCGACGAACTGTTCGTGGTTACGCCCAGCAGCGCCGACGCAGAAGGCGAAGACGACGAAGACGAAGACGGTGAAGACTGGCAGAGCCAGTAATCCGGCGCCGGCCTAGGCCACGAGCGAAAGCGGAAACCCGTAGTTCCATTAGGCGCTACGGGTTTCCTTTGTTTCTGACAAGGAGATACCGATGAATGCTGACTTAGCTGGTAAGTATGCGGTTGTAGTGGACCGCGAAACAAAAAGAGTTATAGCGGCAGGATTGGTAGTGGATGTAAAAGCAGGAAATTTCAACCTTATAAGCTTCGACCGTATTGCATTTTACCACGAAAATGGTAACTACCACTATCGCGTTCTTGTACTTCCGCAGAATGTTATTGAAGACCTTACGATACACCCTACCCCTTCGAGCTACCTAGTATTGCCATTCAACAGGAACGGAATGGCCGCAGATATTTATTTGGAGAATACCGAGTATGACGTTGAAGTAAGTGAGTTGGTTGCTACCTTGAACACCGTATCTGGTATACAGACTACCGGAAGCTGCTCTGGTCACGGGCGTGACCACCTGTTTGTGACTATGTTCTTTAGCTCCCTCGACCCGCTGTCCAGGCTTGCCTCTATTATTGAGGATAATGGACTTTGGTTTACTCTTTCTACTGATACCCGTGTTTACCAGGCTAAGACACCGGGTAAGATACACTTACGGCTGCAATCTGGCTATTTAGGAAATGCAGCATATGAAGAGGCCCAAAGGCTGGCCAACATTATTAAAGAAAATTGGGTGAATTAAGATGGCAGCGAATAGAGGTCCTACTCCCCAGTTTGTTAAGCAGGAATTGAACAGACTTAACGTAAATTTCCAGAAGGCCGGTGATAGCTACATGATGATGTGCTGCTTTCACCGGGATGTTAAGACACCCAGCCTATCTATCAAGGTAGAGGCTGGTGGAACTTATCCTCCTGGAACTTTCAACTGCCTGGGTTGCCATGAATCAGGCTCTTGGAACACCCTTGCTGCACGGCTTGGTCTAGCGCAGTGGGGTAAGGAGACAGAGCAAGACAACTTCTATGTGGACAAATCCATCAAGGAAGTAAAGAAGGAAATCGAAGACTCTACCTTGCGCCTTTCCAAGTGGGACAGGAAGTGGAAGCGGTATGACCCTGCGTTTTTGCGCAAGTTCCAGGCTCGTAAGCTTACAGACTCGCGTACAGGAATTGAATATCTGTGGCTACCACTGAATTATGGTGGCGACATGCAAGGTTACATTCGGGTGAGGGTATCTGAAAAAGACCAAGGACCAAAATATTTCTTCTCCCCGAGGATGACCAAAGTTCTTTTTCCTGGCGATTACCTATTGAAGTACCAGACACCTGTTATTATTCTGGTAGAAGGAATAGCCGATGCGCTACGCCTAGTGCGGTATCGCATGGCGGCTGCCTCTATACTGGGTACTATCCTTCTCCCTACAATGAAAGACCAACTGGAGCTCATGGGAGTTCAAACTATTATCACATGCTTAGACGGTGATAAGGCTGGACGCAGGGCAACTAAGGGGTACAGGCTTGAATCAGGAAAGAAAGTAACCGGTCTTATTGAAACGGTTGAAAATATGGGGCTGAAAGCGGTAGACTTTCGTTTGCCTAAAGAGAACGACCCTGACGATGCTCCTGTAGAGGTTCTTCGCAAGCTGTGGAAGCTGTATAAAAAACATGGCGGAATAAAACTTCCCAAATGGGATGCCACTATATAACAAGTTCTGGAGCCCGCAATGTCCTATAAGAATGTTCTTGATGCCGCATGGCAGAAAACTACCAAGATGGAACCCTTCAAAATGGACAGGGGCCGCCCTCCGAGGTTTCGTCTTTCTGGCAGCCCTTTCTGCCCCTACAAGTTTCTATACCAGTGGTATGACTATGTGACAACTGGTAGGGTAGACTTCTGGGACTATCCGGCGGACTTCTATACCGGCATCGGTACAGCTATTCACTCCACTCTTCAGAAGTGGGTTCCCCTTTGCAATCCTGGTCTATACCTCGGCAACTGGCAATGCCCTGAATGCCGTAAGGTAATTCAGTCTGCGGTGGGCCCTAAGATGTGCCCTGACTGCAACCGCTGGATGCGCTATGAGGAATATGAATACTCGGACGGGTGGTACTTCTCGGCCCATTGGGACGGTGTTCTTATTACCGACACCAATCTCATAAAGACCCTTGGCATTACGCTCGATAATACGAAGCCGATGGACAAGTACCTGCGTAAATGCAAGGTGCCGGTGAAGGCCATCGTTACAGAATACAAGTCGGCTGGATCTTTCAAGTCAAAGAGAATTGGTGGGCCTACTCCTGAAAACAAGGCACAGGCCCTCATGTATGCCCCATGCGCAACGCGCAAGCTTAAAGCCGAGGGGCTCAACATTGAGATAATAGGCTCCGTCGTAAAGTACCTGTCAAGGGATAATCCCAACTCTGCCAGCAATGACTTCTTCCTTCCGGCTGACGGCGACGGCTTCTACTACCACAGCAAGAAGGTAGTGAAGTCTGTCGTTAAAGCTATAAAGGAAGGTAGCATTGACCCTATCGTGGACTTCGGTCTCCCCTGCAAGGGCAAGTACAAAGACCTGCATTCCAAGTGCGGTTACCGTGACTCTTGTGAGGGGTTGCGAAAGAGCATCAAGTCCATGTTCAAGGACGTGAAAAAGGATATCAAGAAGGACTTCTTGTTCCTGAAAAGCCTGAGGAGTGAGTAATGTTTACTCTCGTTCACGCTGGCAATACCTACGCAACACGCGGCGGCCTTGCCATATATGTAAAGTTGAAGAAGCGCGTAGGCGGATATTCGGAGTTGCAAACGCCGAACGGTACCTACGTTTCTTTGAAGGACAGGGAAATCTTTATTGCACGCCGCGGGTTTCGCGAGTACGGTATGCCCTTGTTCCTTGAGGGCTATGACTTTGCGGTAAACCTGGACATTGCAAACAATAAGTCCGCTGTTCACTCTCCAGGAATAATGTTCATCAACGAACAGAGCAACCTGGAATTTGACAAGCGCATGTTCAACCCGCGCAAGATGTTTCTGGACTCTGGCGGATTCCTTCTGCTTGCAGGAACAAAGGACTTCCTCGATCCTGTCGAGCTTGCCCTTACTTACAACAAGTACGCCAATCTTGGCATGGCACTGGATATACCTCTCGGGCGCGCAAGCGGGCAAACCCTTAACCGGGCAATCTTTCACGCGCATGTGCAGCGCCTTAATACGAATATTATCAAGAAGCACCTTGACGATTCCGTTACACTGTACAACATATCCCACGGTTCTACGCCTGAAATAAGAAAGGCATACATGGATATTGTGCAGGACGATGACCTTGACCATTGGGCCTGCGCAGGTTCCATTGGCACTCCTTTTGACCGCATCTATAACGTCCTCAACACCATTGACTTTGCCGGGCGCAAAAAGGTAAAGAGTATTCACGTTCTCGGTGTTGCTTCGGCTATTTTCATTCCCGTTCTTGCCTGGCTTGGCCGCTATATAGACATTTCTTCAGACGCGTCCTCTGCAATGAAATTTGCAAGCAATTACTGCGTGAATGAGCTTCACGGTATCAAGTTGTCCCAGTCCTACATAGGGAACAATTTCAAGACCGAGGGTAAGGTAAGGACAAAGAACTTTCACCCTAAGTTCATGTGCAGTTGTGGTGTATGCCAGGCCCTGGGTTCAACGGAACTGTACCAGAAAATTGGAACTTACGGCGCGTCTTCTCCGCATACCGAAGTTCTGTGGATACATAACCAAAGTATCTATGATGAATACACCGCTAGCTGGAACGCACTCGCAAAAGCCTGTACGCCTTCTGAATACAAGGCAGAATACGCCCGCATCCTGGCTCGCAGCGACATGCGCAATACCAAAATCATTGACCTTATTGAAGACTGGACTGGAACAAATGCAAAGCATGCGTGTTCCAAGTACAAGACCTACATGCTTAACATGCTAGGCAGTCAGGTACTTCGTACCGGCGATCCTAAGAAGTTCAACCTCATTGAACCCGACGTTGTGGAGCCAGCCAGGCTGAAAGTTCTGGATGCGGCAGCCCATCGCTACCTTGAATTTCATGGGAAGAAACTGGCAAAATACGCAAAGTACCTGAAAGGATAATGCTATGTCATCAGGCTGGCCTAAAGTAAGGGGATTCGTTGGCTTGCATGCTAAGTCCTATACCTGGATGGTAGCTTTTGACGTGTGGGCCAGAAACTTCCTGTGCTGCATCTATAATAGCCCAGGTCTGAATAGGTACTATACGAACTCCCTTCGGAGATACCATACATACCAGGACAGACACAAAGAAACCACTAACTACTTGAACTTCCTGGTTACTTCCGATGCGACCAGGATAAATTGCATGTATCTGACAAAGTCCTTTTCTCGAAAGACTTTCGTGGAGATGCTAAGTTATCTTGACTCCCTTCTGAAGTCCAAGAAAGAGGAAGATAAGCACGAACTGTACCGAAGCTGGCCTGTATCAGACCTTCTACGGATGCAGGTTCATGAAACCCAGGAAAAGGTAGTGGAGTTTCTTGGCCTTCTGTATCACTACCTGAAAAGCTTGGTAATCAAGTTGCTTCTTACCAATCGGTCTAAGGAGAGGGCATACGATGCGGACAAACTTCGCTCCGAAGCTTTCAATGTTCTCCTCTCAATGCTGGAGAAGTACCAACTGCATCATTCAGGTTTCAAGGTACCCTTCACCTCCCAGCTTATGTGGCTTGCAAAGCCAAAGAAGAAGGAAATAGTCGAATATGAAATGTGGGGATTCGGTGAGGAAGCAAAGATTCTATCGCTTGACCTCACCACGCTAGATGGCGAGGATTACTCAACTACGGAAAACAGGGTTATCCATCTTGAGGCCATCGACAAGATACAGCAGGCTTCTGACTCTGACGCTGAAGCCGAATCTGACATAGCCAAAGTAGAGGATGCCCTTAGTTATATACCAACCCAACTTCGTGACTTTTTACTTGCCGTTACAGGACTGACAACCTATCAGGGTGATCCTGAACAGTATCAGGACTAGGCAACTCGGGGGATGAAATGAGTTATGTAACCAATATTTTTGAGGGTGTGGAAACGATGATGGTTTCTCAACCTCTGCGGGGAAAGACCGAAGATGAAATCACGGCAGACCGAAACAGGGCTATCAATTTCAGCATCCTGTACGGTTTCAACTTCATCAATACCAGGAATACAGACGACTGGTATGACCCCGAAGCGATGAAGGGGCGCGGCGTGGCCAACGTACCGCTGTGCTTCTTCGCCAAGTCTATTGAATCCATGAGCAAGTGCCAACTTGCATACTTCGCTTACGGCTGGGAATTTGCCCGCGGCTGTCGCCTTGAACACGCCGTTGCTGAATCCTACGGTCTGGTTATCGTTGAAGAAAAGGGCCCCAACGGTTCTCCGCTTCACGTTTCTCGCCAGGGCCCAGACGATGCAAGACGTGGCCGCCAGTGGTTTGAAATTTCCGAAGAATACCTCCGCAGTCTTGATGCCAAGAAAGCATAGCCTCGTTTAAGGCAGAAAGATACAGCGCACACAATGTCACCCAGCTAGGGCATACGCTCTAATAAATTCCTTTAGGAGGAAGACATGGCTAAGGAAAAGGTTCGTAAATCACGGGGTTTTGACCTCGAGGACGTTCCCCCGATTACTGAGGGTCGCCGCTTTGATTCTGAAATTGAAACTTTTGGTTTCTCCGAAAGTTCACACGCGCAAATACGCCTTATTGGCAAGGTCTTTCAGGTCAAAATACACTGGGTGCCCACAATCAAGAAGGACGGCTCACGTTCGCAGTTCCCGAAGCTGTGTTTGCACAACGACGACGGCAACGAAGAATGCCCTTATTGCAAAATGGGCTTGAGCACCAATACGCGCTACATGCAGAACGCCATCATTCGCGACCTCGAAGAAGCGCGGCCCAAGAAGGCCAAGTACAGCAAGAAGGCCGAGTTCAAGAAGCCCGGCGACGACAATTGGACTCCGGTGCGCGTTGTTTCGTTCCCGGCCTCGGTCATGCAGAAAATCCTCAACTTCAAATCGCTGTCCAAGGTCAAGACCAAGGACGGCATCAAGACGTTCCACGTGTCCGATGAAAAGTACGGGCGCGACCTTAACGTGAAGCTTGACCCCAACGGGTCTGGCTCCGGCATGTATGATGTGCAGCGCGAAGCAATCTCGCGGCTGGAGGGCGAAGAACTCGAATACCTGATGTATGACATAGACTCTATCTATGACTGCGTGGAATCCGAGGAAGAAGCCCTTGCCATCATCCGCTCTTGCTACGACCGCGGCACGCTTGAAGGCGCCAAGTCCAAAGACGGCAAGGCCCTTGTCAATATGCAGGCCGTCCAGGACCTCCTCGGCATCAAAAGCAAGAAAAAACGCCGTGACGAGGATGAGGATGAGGATGACGAGGACGATGATGTTCCTCGCTCCTCGAAGAAATCCAAGTCCAAGAAATCCTCGAAGAAACGCCGCTACGAGGATGAGGACGAGGACGACGACCTCGAAGACGATGACCTCGAGGATGACGAGGATGAGGACGAGGAAGAAGACGAAGCCCCGCGCGGCAAGAAGGGCAAGAAGTCCAAGTCCAAGTCCAAGAAATCCTCGAAAAAACGCCGTGACGGGGATGAGGATGACGAGGACGAGGACGATGATGAAGACAGACGTTCTTCCAAGAAGTCCAAGAAATCCTCAAAAAAGCGGCGTGACGAAGACGAGGATGAGGACGAGGACGACGACCTCGAAGAGGATGAGGATGATGAAGACGAGGACGAAGCTCCTCGTGGCAAGAAGTCATCCAAGTCCAAGAAATCCTCGAAAAAACGCCGTGACGAGGACGATGACCTCGAGGATGACGAGGATGACGACCTCGAAGACGATGACCTCGAGGATGAGGACGACGACGAGGAGGATGAGGACGAGGAAGACGAGCGTACTTCCAAGAAGTCCAAGAAGTCATCCAAGTCCAAGAAATCCTCGAAGAAACGCCGTGACGAGGATGAGGATGACGAGGACGAGGACGATGATGACCTCGACCTGGATGATGAAGACGAAGACGACGAGGACGAGGATGAACGTCCTTCCAAGAAGTCCAAGTCTAAGAAGTCCTCGAAGAAACGCTAACGCGGCGCCTGCTGCCTAGATACATCGGAGTGCCTTAGTGCCCAGCATTGAGGCACTCCTCATCCTATACATACGAGGTAAGGGATGGCAAAGAAAGCAACAAAGAAAAAGGCTCGCGAAGCTGCTGAAATGGACTTTGACTTTTCAGATGCTTTCGACAATGCAGAGCGGGCATCGAAGCTTACAGCCGTTGAGGTGTCGGAAAAAGTAGACCTTAATACGGTCATCCACTCCGGCTCCCTCGTTATGGACCTGGTTATGTACGGTGGCGGCCTGCAGGCTGGTCGTGTGTATGACCTTCACGGCCCTGAGTCCGGTGGTAAGACCACTCTTGGCAATATCATTCTCTGCCAGGCAATCAAATCCATACCGGGCCCTGCTAACAGAACGCGCGGCTACTACATTGACGCCGAAGGAACTCTTGACCGGATATGGTTCCGAAACATTGCACGTTCCTACGGCATCAAACTTTCTCTCCGCGAAATATTCGGCGAGAAGGACAAGGACGGCAACTGGATTACAAAGCCTGTTATACGTCTCCTTAAGCCCACGGTTGGCGATACGGCCCTGAAGACTGAAATTCGCGTTATGAACTCCATGCCTGACAAGGTATTCATGCGCGATATCTGGATGTATTCATGGACTCCAGTCGAAGCCAAGACTGCCAAGAAGACTGGCGGTGCTACGGACAAGCAACTCCGTGCAATGCTTACTGAGCGCGGCATTAAGTGGGATAAGGACCTCCTTTCTAAGACAGGTTCTTACATGGTACCTGTTCCTGACAACTACGGTGGCCCTGAGCTTATCATATTTACAGACTCCATGATTGCCCTTACGCCGCGCCAGACGGCCGAGGATGACTCTTCTGCAATGGCGCAGCATGGCCGCATGTTCTCCAAATACATCAACAACATCAAGAGCCTGGCGGCTGCAAAAGGGGTGACGCTGGTAAACGTCAACCAGTTGCGCAAGAATCCTGGTCAGATGTTTGGCGACCCCACTTACTCGCCGGGCGGCGAAGCAATCAAGTATGTTGCAGACTGCCGCAATATCGTTAGCCCCTGTGCAAACCCTGCAGGTGGCGGGCAGTATGAAGAGGACGGAAACAACAAGTATCGTTGGACGTCCTTCACCAACAAAAAGAACAAGCTCTCCACTCCCGGAACCAAGATTAAATTCCGCTGGTGGACCGAGCGCGACGGCAAGACTGGTTGCGGTCTCGACCCTGTGCATGACACCCTCGAGTACCTTGAACTTACAGGGCAGCTTGTTACTAAGGGCCGCAAGGGATTCTATATAGTCCTGGCCAACCAGTGCAAGGCCAAAGCGGTTCTGGACAAGCTCATGCTTACTGTGGACTCCTTCAAAGACCTGGCTGTCGACGGTAGGACACTCATCGGTGAAGACACCCTCAAGTGCAATATTCGCCGCATATGCCGCGACCAGATAAAGTCCGGCCTCGCCTTCACTCTTTACACCGATTTCAAGAACAAGAAGTCCAAGGATGGGGTGCTTGAGGAGGACGAGGACGATTAAGTCTTGCATAAAGACTTGGAGGACTAGCATGAAGCTATCGGAAGTACGCCAGGCTATAAAGGACGGCAAGAATGCAGACCCAGCAACATTGGTACGCATCCTGAAAATAGCCAAGAATGTCTACTACAACGACGGGGAGGGTCTTCCTCCCCGTGTGATAACTTGGTTTGAAACCAATGTAACAGACAGGGTGTTTGACGACCTGGAGAACACGCTGAAAGCAATTCAGCCAAATTCCAGTTATTTCTCGCCTAAGAACATCGGGGCCCCTATCAAGAACGCAAAAGCGCGAAAGGTGGAGTTGCCTGTCCCCATGGCCTCTTTGGATAAGCCTAAGCCTGGCTCAAAGGCTTTTGCCAAGTTTATCCTTAAGGGCCCGTTTGTGCTGTCTGCCAAAGTTGACGGTGTGTCCTTGCTTATTCTTACGAAAAGCAAGAAGCTGTATACCAGGGGCAACGGAACAGTGGGCCAGGACATATCCCATATGTGGGATGCGCTGCGTCTTCCGAAGAACCCTAAGGGAAACTACATTATCCGTGCGGAAATGATTATCTCGAAGGCTGCCTTTGAAAGTAATTTCAGCGGCAAGAAGAACGCCCGTAACACAATGTCTGGCTTGGTCAACAGCGGCTCCCTTGCAAAGGAGCTAAAGCACGTTGACGTTCTAGGCTATGCAGTGATAGGGAAGAAGCCTTCCGTGGCTTTTCCCCTCATTGAAAAACTGGGGTTCAAAACACCCTTCTGGAAAGTAGTGAACTCCCTTACGCTGGAAAAGGCCAATAAGTATCTGGTAAAGGTGAAAGCCGGAAGCCATGAGGCTGACGGCCTTGTTGTAGCAAAGGACGTGGTTGAACAGCCGTCTGAAAACAACCCCGTCAATACCATTGCATTCAAGAACAACGAGCTTGCAGAGGCCAAAGAATTTACCGTAAAGGAAGTTCTGTGGACTCCCAGTAAGCACGGCCTTTTGAAACCGGTGCTGCTTTTAAAACCGCAGGTTCTGGACGGGGTTACCATTGGTCGAAGCACTGCGTTCAACGGGAGGTTTGTTTACAACAACAAACTTGGACCTGGTGCTAAGGTTGAGTTGGTAAGGTCTGGCGGTGTCATACCTGATGTGCAGCGCGTGACCAAGCCAGCATCTGCCCCTCAGATGCCAGACGAGTATGAATGGTCTGGTGCTGACATTCGGCTGGTGGATGCAGCCAGTAACGACACGGTTTCCATAAAGAAGATTGCCTACTTCTTTAAGTACCTCGGTGCTGAAGGAGTTTCAGGGAAATTTTTTAAAAAACTGTATGATGCTGGCTATACCACACTGCAGGACATTCTCTCTATAAGGAAGAAGGACTTGCTGGAACTTCCTGGCGTTAAGGACAAGACGGCAAGCTTGGTGTACCTGCAAATTCAGAAGACCAAGGAAGCCACCCTTGCAGACTATATGACTGCTAGCGGGTGCTTCCCCTCAACGGTTGCATCCACCCGCATCAACAAAATTCTTGATACGCACCCGGATATACTGCGCTATTCGGCTGCTGAAATGAAGCGCCTAGTTTCTGCCCTGCCTGGGTTCTCTACCATAACCACAAAAGGCTTTGTAAGCGGTGCTACCCTGTTTAAGGATTGGGCAAAGAAACTCAAAGGGCTTATTCATATCAAGGAAAAGGTAAGAGCCAAGGCAAAGAGCACCAAGCTTAAGGCTATCCGTGCTGTACCTACAGGTTTTCGCTTTGACGCTAGCCTCGTAAAATACCTCGAGGAAAACGGTGGGTCAGTACAAGGGAACATAAGCAAAGAAACTACCCATGTGGTAACAAAAGACTTGGGCAGTTCATCAGGAAAGATACGGAAGGCCAAGTCCCTTGGCCTGAAGGTTATGTCGTTGGATGCGTTTAAAAAAGCAATAGGTTTATAACATCAACTCCTTAGGAGGAGCTACCCATGGCGTCTGCAATGTCTATCACCGATATTTCCAAACAGGCCAAGCATGTTTATGTCATCAACCTTACCAAGTCCGACCTGTCCATTACCGTGAAGGATGAGGACGGCGTTAGCCGCCTGCTGCGTTTCTTGCGTGCCAGCATTCCCCAGGACGCCGCTGAGGTACTCTCCGCGGCTATGCTCAAGAAGAATGCCCACTTCAAGCGTTCCATCGCGTCCGGCTATCTGCGCCTGGTTTCTGAAGAAGAAGCGGAAGCAATGCTTGCGCGCCCGGAAGCCAAAATCGAGCTGGCCGCTATCCGCAAAAAACTCTCGCGCATTCCTGCGGAACTGCTGGTTGAAGGGTCGGAACTGTCGCCACTGGAAGCGGTATCCGGCGGCGCTACTTCGGCCGCTATCCGCGAGGAACTCAAGGACATTGCGGTGAGCGAAGATGAATCTGCCGACGACAAGTTCGCCAGGCTCATTACGCTCAACACCGAAGAAGCCTTGTCCAACGAGGAAATCAGCTGGCTTCTTTCGCGCCTCCCCACCAGCGGCAACGAATACAAGGAAATCATTGACTGGCTCCGCGACAAAATCTCCTAGTAGTCCGCTCACTCGGAAAGTGCGGAAATAGAGGCTCCTATGAGTACCCTGTGGTGTATCCTGGGGTGTCATAGGAGCCTCTTTTTGGGCTATTTTCAGCAATGCGTGTCAATATACGTCTTTTCTAGGTTGTTCATATAATTTCAATAGGTTATGTATTAAGCTGCCCTATAACCCTAAAATCCGTGTTTTCGTTCAATATTGAAATATAGGATACTAGCAGGAGAATTACTATGCCTTGCAAGCACCAAGTTAAAGAATGCAAATGCTCCAATATCTCACTGGAGCTTAAGGGTTCTGCCCCTGTTGATATATTTTTCGTGACCGAGTTTCCTGGGCGTACCGAGTGCAAAGAGAAAAAGTTTCTGTCCGGTGCGCATGGGAAATTCTTTCGGGAGATACTGAAACGCCTTGTGGAAAAGACCAAGTTCACCTATGCAATATCTGGTGTTACTCGGTCTGAATCAAAGCCTAACATGCTTATGCACTACAGTGCTGAGGTAAGGGCATGCCTTCCTAACCTTGAGGCCGAGATACGGAGGTGCAAACCAAAGGTCATCGTGGTTTTGGGTGACCTTCCCTACTCGGTCTTCTCCAAGAACAACGCACTTCCTAAGCACGGGTCGCGTGTTGAAGATGGCCTTCTCCAGCCGATGAATGTATTTGGTAAGACGCGGCCCGTTATGTACTGCCAGCACACTACCTGGTATATGCACAATGATGAGTCCTGTGCTGTAGGCTTCCTCTATGAGAATATCCGCAAGGCCATCGACTTTGCCCAGCACGGTATCAACCCCAACATTCCAAACAAGTTCAAAAGCGTAACGCTACGCAGCCTTAAGGACGTAAAAGCCTGCCTCAATGACATGGCTACTGTGGATGACTACATATCGGTAGATACAGAAGGCTGCAATCTTTTGCGGGTATACGGAAACAAACTTCTTAGTGTTCAGCTATCCGGCGACGGCAAGACAGGATACCTCATTCCGTACCTGCACCGTGACTCTCCCTTCATAAACAAGATTGACCGCCTGCGGGAACTCTTTGTAAATTTCTTCTACGAAAGGGAAGTAAACACGCTGGGCTACCTGTTTGTCAATGCCAAATATGACTACCATCAATTTTACAGGGAACTACGGAGATTCAGCTTCAACGCACCTGTGATAGACGCCTCCTTCGCACAGTATTCCCTTGATGAAAATTGGGTGCGGGTGCATTCTTTTCCGAAGCAGAAAGGTATGTATTCCCTATTCACCATGTCATACAAGCGCGGATTCAAGTTCTATTCCGATACCGACTCTAAAGAAAAGCGGTCTATTCTTGAAAAAATCCCCCTGTCTGAATGGGAAGAATATGCTGCGGCTGACGTTGTGGCCCCTTGGCACATATTCAAAAAGCAATTGCAGGAAGCAACGCGAACTGGCTACCGCGAGGGCTTTCTGTACCTCAACAACATTTACGAAAACCACCTCGTGCGCTGTCTTACCTATGCGGAGCACTGTGGCCTGTCAATGAATCCTGCCAAGGTGAAAGAACTTGTAAACTCGGACTCCGTTATATCCTCGGCTATCAAGGACATTATGAACCGGTTCTATGCACTACCCTCAGTGCAGGAAGCTAACGCTATTCTGTCAAAGGGCAAGACGGGTATGGCAACGGGACTTGCAGGCGCCGTGAGAACTTGGTCGCCGCAGTCTCCTAAGCACAGGGAACTTCTGTACTTTGACATACTAGGACTTGATCCTGTCAATGAAGAAGACGACGGGGATACTTCGCATACAGGTAAAGCGTTTCAGAAAAGTTACGCCGGTACCCCTGAGGTAGACCTGCTTACCGAGTATATGTCCTTCACCAAGATGATGTCCGGTTTCATCAACCCAATGGCTGACTACCTTGATAAGAACAGTTCTAAGGGTAGCCCGGATATGTACATCGACAACAAAGCCCGGACTCACTTCTCTCCACTAGCCGTTACAGGACGCCTCCGTTCAGCTAACCCTAACTTGCAGCAGCGCCCTGCTGGCCGCTCCAAGGCAGCAAAGACCATTCTTAGCATGTATGAACCGAAGCCTGGTCGCGTTGTGGTAAAGCTTGACTACAAGACCTTCGAAGTTATGGGGTCAGGCTTTCTTTCAGGCGACAAGGTAATGATTAAGTCCTTCAGGGAAATGCACGCCTTGAAAGAACAGTTCCGTGCTAACCCTCGCAAGTTCATTGAAGATGGCTACGCGATGGTTAAGCAGGGATTGCGCGACATACGAAAAGGGCTTAAAAAGAAAAAGCAGGAGCTTATAGACTCCAAGGGAATAGCTGCGAAGGCCGACTACATCCTTGCAAAGGATTCCTTCAAAAAGGAACTTGCAAAGTACCGCGAGGAGCTTAAGGAGCTAGAAAACCTCAAGATTAACGACCCGATTGAACTTAGCCGCAAGTATGTAACCCTGCTTACGGACTCACACCGAAAGTTCGCGGCCCTTTTCTTTAAAACGCCAGTAATGGAGATTACGAAAACCCAGCGGCAGTCTGCAAAGACGCTGGTCTTCGGTCTCCTTTACGGTATGTCGCTTGCATCCATTGCAAAGAGCCTCAAAATTACGGAAGACGAAGCCGTCAAGCTACACGAAACCTACATGAAGTCTTTCCCGTATGCAGCAAAGTGGCTTGAACAGTCTAAGAAGTTCGGCCAGAAGTACCTGTATGTTCAATCACCTCTTGGTCGCCGACGCCGCCTGTGGGGTCACCTGCGTCAGGACAAGGGTGTTGCTGGCAAGATGAACCGCTATGCAGGCAATACAGTTATTCAGGGCGTGTGTTCGGACAACAACATTATTGCAGGGTCATTGTGCGTCCAGGCAATGGAAGCGCATGAGAAAAACAAGTATGCCGTCCCTGACGAGGAGAGTTGGGAACTGACCAACTTGGTGCATGACTCCTGCGAATTTGAAATGCCCTTGGAAGATACCTACTACTTCATCAAGGAATTCGAACCTATCTATACCGAATACCTTATGCTGTATCTGGAAAAGGTATTCGGATTCAAGATTGAGATTCCTCTTGAAGTTGACTTCACCGTAGGCACCAACTACGGTAACACCAGGGACTGGGACGGCTCAGAAGAAGACCTGCGCGCCTGCATGAAGTGGTTGTGTGAAGAAACTGCCAAAAGAGATAAAACTAAGGTAGTGAACTACATGAAGCTGGTGAAAAGCCCGCTGTACAAAAAGTATCCGAAGGGCTTTGTTTTGAAGGTAGTTAAGAAGGCAATCAAGCGCGACAGGGCTCGCGCAGCACGCCTTGGTCTATACAAGAACAAGAATAAGTAGGAGGGAATCATGGCGAAGAAAGAAACCGAATCAGTATCCCTTGTGGATGCTATTGCTGTTAAGTACCGCCCGCGAACTTTTTCGGATATTGTGGGCAATGAAAAGAACATGGACATTATCCGTGGCTATTTTGCCCGAAGAAAGCTCGTAAAGTCCTGGGGCATGTTTGGCCCAAGCGGCTCGGGTAAAAGCACCACAGCCCGCATTCTTGCAATGGCTGCAAACTGCCAGAACCTGAGTGATAACGGCGACCCCTGCCTCGAATGCAGCTCCTGCAAAATGGCCCTTACTGGTACCCACGTGGATATCCGCGAAGTCAATGCTGGCTCGGAAGAAGGGAAGGTCTCCGGTATTGAATCTCTTCTGACTACCATCAGCTACAAGCCGCGTTTTAATGCGCGTGTGGTAATCATTGATGAATGCCATCTGGCTTCTGGCAAGGCCATGCAGAGCCTCTTGAAGGCAGTTGAAGAGCCGCCTAAAGGCGTTATGTTCATTCTTTGCACGACAAACCCTGAAAAGCTGCCTAAGGCAATGCTGGGTCGGTGTGTGAAGATGTACTTTGAATACCCCGAACCCCGGAATACTGCAAAGCGCCTGTACAAGATATGCAAGAAGGAGTTTTCTGAGGAAGTAACGGCCAAAGTGAAGCCGTTCCTTATTCCTATTGCTGAATCCACTCAGGCTCAGGTTCGCAATTCTCTTGCAATCATGGAATCTCTCACAAGCATTGTGTGTGCGAACCCCAAAGTTACCAAGGAAAAGCTCAAGGAAATGTTCAACAACCTTGTGCTTGAAGTGGGAGACCTCGACAAGTATGCAATCCGCTACTGTACCTTCATGATGGCCGGCAACTTGCAGTTCCCTCTTTCCCTGGCTATGGAAATAGAAACGGCCAGGGTAACCGAATTTATTACTCTTGCTTTGCGCCATGCCCAGTATGCCGGCATCTATTTCCTTTACAAGGAAAAGGGCCGTGATAAGTTCTACGAACTGCGCCGTCGGTTCTGGGGTGTAAACTTCAAGCGATTCGATGAAGCTCTTGAAGCTATTGCAAAGGGCAGGAAGCCGAAAGACCTCGTCAACTCTGCTCTTAGCATTGCGGTAGGCCTTATTGCGGCACAGGAAAAGATTCGGACAGGCGTCATTACGTCTGACCAGGCCATTATGTACGGCATTACCCAAACCCTGCGAGGTTAGGCTTATGGAAGTTCGGTCGAAAGTGAAACTCACCTGGGAAGTAGTGGAGCTTCTCTGCACCCAAATTGCTCACGATATTGAAGACTCTGGTATTGTTTACGACGGCATCCTCGGCATTGCCCGCGGCGGCCTGATACCGGCCGTCCTCATTGCTGGTGTTCTTGGTGTTCGTGATGTAAAGACCATTCAGTTGTCCCGCTACCACGAAGGCGTGCCTGGTGAAGTGAAGGGCATTGCAAGCAATGACCCTCTTCTCCTGTGCGGAAAGTGGCTTGCAGTGGACGACATTATCGGCACAGGAGAAACCCTCGAAGCAGTAAAGACCATGTACCCTACTGTTGATACCTGCGCGGTTCTCGCCCGGCCTGGCTGGAATCATGACCCCACTAGCATGCGCACCTTCGTGGGGAAGGTGCTCCCTGAAGGGCAGGGGTGGATAGAGTTTCCTTGGGAAATGCTCCGCACTGTTGACGGTGCGCAGCGTGAAATATCAGAAGGTGAACGCAACCGCGTTCTGGCAAGTCTGGTGGAGCGTAATTAGTGAAACTCAATTCAGACCAGAGAAGAGCGGCAAAGGTCAAGAAGGGAAACCATCTTGTCCTTGCCCCGGCAGGGTCGGGTAAGACAGCCACTCTCTGTTCAAGGGTGGCCTGGCTTGCTCGGAATACCGAGGAGGAAATACTTCTCCTCACCTTTACAGTTAAAGCAGCCGAGGAGATGCTAGAGCGCGTAAAGAAAACCGTAGATGAAGAGAGCCTGGTGCAGATTACATCAGGCACGTTTCACTCGTTTGCATATTCGGTCATGAAAAGGTACCATAAGTACCTTGGTTATTCTTCACCCTTAAATATCATTGATACCCGCGACCAGAAGGAGCTAATGTCGTCAATTGCAAAGCAGCTGGAATGCCGCGTAAGCGTAAAGTCCATCCTGCATGCAAATTCCCTCGCACTTAACACTATGGAACCCTTCACCTCGGTTCTTACCGCGTCCATGAAAAATATGTCTGCGGCAAACGTAGACCTGTGCGAGAAGGTTTTGGAGGAGTATGAGCGTACCAAGAAAAAGTACAACATGCTTGACTTTGACGACTTGCTGGTTAACCTGTACAAACTCCTGCAGATTCCTAAGGCTCGTGCAAAGATAGCGACCTTCGGTCACATCTTGTTGGATGAGGTACAGGACAACAATAACCTTCAAATCAAAATCATTGAGGGCCTTATTACCAAACGGACTAAGCTGTTTGCTGTTGGTGATGAAGCCCAGTCTATCTATCAGTTCCGTGGAGCAAACCGCTCGTTCATACTTGCTTTCCCGGAGCAGTTCAATGCTACCACAACCATGCTGACGGAGAACTACAGGTCTACCCAGCAGATTCTCGACCTTGCAAACTGTGTGGCTTCTGGCTTCATTGACGGGTTCAAGGTTAAGATGAAGTCCAAGCTTCAGGGCGAGAAGCCGAGGTACATCCACTTCTACGATGAAAGCGAACAGGTAAAGCTCATAGTCAAGGAAGTATCCAGGCTGAAAGAGAACCTTGGTGATACTGCGGTTATATATCGGGCATCATCCTCGGCTGATAAACTTGAGGCGGCACTTAGGGCTGAAAAGATTCCCTATGCCCGAAGGGGTACGGGTTCACTTTTTGAGTTAGCGGTCATTAAAGACCTGCTCCTGTTCCTTCGTGCTGCTACCTCGAAAAGCGATACCATTGCCTGGCGTGGTGTTCTTCTCTGCATTCCTAATGTCGGCCCGGCTATGGCGGCCAAACTCTACGACTCGGTAAGCAAGTCAGGTATTAAGGGTTTGGAAAGCCACTTTGACTCTAAGGCAGGCCCTGGTATCAAACGCTTGCACAAGTACCTGTCTAAGGCTGCATTCTACCGCAAGAGTGCCCGCAAGGCTCTGGTGCAGGCTATTGAATACTGGTCGGAGTATCTGCCCAAGAGGACTACCAAGTCCGCAGACGATGTGGCAGAATATTACTCCCGCATCAGGGACATTGCTGTAAAGTATGCCTCTGTGCGAAAGTTCCTTATTGACATGGCACTCGACACGTCTAAGGACATTGACCCTGATAAGGGCAAACTCATTCTGTCCACCATTCACTCCGTGAAGGGGATGGGTTTCAAGCGCGTGTATGTCCTCAATGCCGTTGAAGGGAAGCTGCCCTCTACCTACTTCCTTCCCGATGAAGACGACCCGTCATACTTCGAGAAGGTAGAAGAGGAAAAGCGCCTATTCTACGTTGCGCTCACCCGCGCACGCCACTATCTAACCATATGCGCTCCGATGAATGATTCAGAACGGGCCAGCTGGGACAAGAACGGTAACCTCAGTGAGGCTGACGAAACCTCAAGGACTCGCTTTCTTGACGTTGAAGGCATTGAGAAGACGTATATTGAAAAGTGGCCTGACCGGACTCAGCAGAAGAAGATTAACAGCCTATCTGCCCTTCACCGCATGAGGATGCGTGAGATGGAGTAGGAGGGGAACGTGAAATTTTCACCTCGGTTGCGCGAAAATCTATGCCTTCCCCGAAAAGAACCGGAAAAGTGCGGTACTCCCTAAGTGATATCCAACACGCAAAACACTTTAGTTTAGGAGATACATATGCTGGATTTGGTTGTACACCTCAGCGGTAAGAGCGGCAGCGGTAAGGACCTGTATGCAAATGCTTTGAATATTATCTTCAATGAGCATTACATGAAGACAGGCACAGTGCCAACTCACGATTTGGACTACTGCTCTCACATCCTTGCGTTCGGTGAGAGCCTCAAGTACCTTGGTGCTGACCTTACAGGGTTTGCCGAGAACTTGTTCTTTGACCGCGCCACCAAGGACGCTATTTTGGATGACTCCGTCGTTAAGGAAGCTCTGTACTCCATCTTTAAGGAAGCGCTGTACTCCGTCGGCTTCCACAACCAGACCAGTTGGAGGGGCAAGACGCTGGTTGATATACGCACCGGCTTGACCGGCTGCCGCAGTATTCCGGTTGAAGTAGATGTCCAGAAATTTTACCGCTGGTTATTCGACAACTATCGTGTGAATCCCATAACGCCCAGGGATATACTGAAGAAGCTTGGCAGTGACGGCGACGTGGTGCCAAGTTGGACGTGGGTTATTGCTGTTCGTACCCAGCTTGAATACCTGCATGCCAGCCTGTTCCCGCATGTGGCAATAATTTCAGATACCAGGCGCATCGAAGAATTGGTCAACACCGATTCTTGGTGCGAGACCCGCGACATTAAGGTAGTTCGCTTCCGTATCAACCCGTGGAAGACTGAAAACCTCGAAAACGAGCATATTACGGAAACCGAACTTGAAAACAGGACGGATATCCGTTGGACTGAAGTCTTCTCGCCGAAAGAAGGCATGGCAGGCATAGTCGATACCCTTAGCTCTATGATGGCTAACGTGGTTCCCTATATCCAGTTCCGCAATACTGCCCTGCGTGACAGAATCTCGGAAAAGGAATACCTTGCTGGCGTCGTTGAGCGGGCGGCAGCGGAGCTCGTTTAAGGCAGAAACAACAAGGAGGTGCCAGATGGTCGCCGACAAAGATTCTGTATATCCTGATTCCGCATTCAGTGATAGCCAAGGAATGCCCGAACCGCTTCGAGTGCATGCCAACCCTGCGCGTATCATTGACCTTACCGATGAAGGCTCACCAATTGTTTCCGGTCTTTTGAAGGGAAGGCCTCCTATTCGTGGGAATAGCAGGCTTGCCGTTCACGTTGACGATTTTGCTTTTCACGTATCCACAGAAGCTGAGGAAACCAATATGAAAAATCCCGAAACCATTTCCACAGGAACACATTCTGGCCAAACCAGCGGTGCTTACGAGCCGCGCGGCGCAAAGGCTACCGACTCCTACGTCGGCCAATGCTCACCTGCTGTCAACCGCGCCCGTGACGGCTATAAGGAAGTTGTTGAACACATCAAATCGCTTGGCTATACAAGCGAAGAAGACCTTGCAAACTTTGAAGGAACTGAAGACCGCATGGCGCGCGCCCTGGGCGAGTTCATTCTCCCTAAGCAGGAAATTGAAGACGGTCTGACGAAAATCCTCAGCAAGTGCTTTCCCATGTCGGGCGATGCCGGTATCGTTATTCAGGACTGCGTGACCATCGGCATGTGCCCGCATCATCTGCTTCCGGTTATTCACCAAATGTATGTAGGCTATCTGCCTAAAGACAACGGCGCCATTCTCGGCATGTCCAAGTTGATTCGCATTGCGGAACTCCTCTCAAAGCGGGCCATTCTGCAGGAAAAGCTTGCAATCGACATTACGGCCACCCTGTTCAATGGCTGCTATGACGATGCCGGCAAGAACCCCACAGGCTTCCCGCACATTGAAACAGCCGGCGCAATCTGCGTCATGGGCTCACTGCACAGTTGCATGGCAACGCGCGGCGTGCGCAGCTTCTCTCTTGCACGGGAGGTATCACTTCGCGGCGCTTTCCTGCACGACAAGGCACTGAAGGAAGAAGCCTTCCACATCATCAGCCAATTCCCCTCCACCCAGTTTCCCCTCAAGTAGGCGGTCTCTTCCCTATAGGGTGCTCTGCGGTATCGTAGGGCACCCTTCCTGCGTTTCTATAGCAGGCTTGACAAATTAAGCAAACGGTGTTATAATGTAGTCATACAACAATAAGGAGAAAGTTATGAACAGTCTTACCACAGTTAGCGGTGCGCGGTTGGTTATGTGGCTCGTGGTGATTTCCACTATCTTGCTTCTGTCCTTTCTCTGGGCAAGCGTAGCCCAACCTGCTACGGAAGAGTATTCCCTGTCCGAAGAAGACGGAACGGTGTTCATCACCTGTCGGTCGGATTCGTGCGAACTCAAAAATGTGTCTATTGACCGTAATGCGAGAACAGGCTGGCGTCCCGTTGTTCTCGGCCCGGGTGTTGAAGACCTCAACTTCGGCAAGCGCACCGAAGCTCAGGTCGTAGGTGAGCATGTGCGTACCTTCAACATTGACCTTGCCGACGGCAATCTTGTTAGTTTGCTCTGTACGGTTCCGGCTATTCACCTTCTCGTTGAAAGTGAACGGACGAACAAGTGCACCGAGACCGTGCAGCCTATCCGAATGAAGTTCGGCTACAGGATAGGTATCTATGCGCCTAATGCTCTTGAGGTAAACCTCAACGGCGGGCAGGCTGTTTTCCAACACGCCCGGTAAGGGGAGTGCGATGAAAGTTTCATCCTACAAGGATATCATTGACGGTATTATCCGTCACCAGGAAATTGTAGACCTGACGAAGCTGAGGGTAAGCCTCAACAAGGCGAAGGATTCGTCTAAGCCCGTAACAACAAGGGTGAATCGCCTTATTGACACCCTTGCATTGGCTACGTCATACCATGAACGCCTCACACAAATCAAGATTTCACTAAGAAGGGTAGAGGCGCAACTGCAAAAGTCCCTTGCAGAAAAACGCGCAGAGGTCATGATGGACGATGTTTTCTCCTCGTCCCGCCGCAAGGCTGACCAAACTTTCCTTCTGGAGAAACGCTGTAAGTCCTTGCTTGCCATGAAAGAATACCTCACTTCGAGGCAAGAGAGTGTGCAGTATGCGCTGGACTATGTTACCGCGGCATCCTTCAATATCAAAAGCATCATTGCTGTTCTGAAGGAATTTTTCAACGCTGAAGGGGTCAGCTAAAACAGTTAGAAGGAGCACCGCATGGCTAAGGCCAAAAAAGTAGCGTACAACGAGGACGCAATTGAGGCTCTCGAAGGACTCGAAGGCGTCCGTGAAAATGTCGATATGTACTTGGGACACCAAGAGTCCCAGGTCATGCACTGCTTGCGTGAGGTTGTTGAGAATACAATCGACATTTGGTCAAAGGGTCTTAACTCCTTCTGTCACATCATTGTGTCAGGCTCAAAGAAGGAGCAGGTCTTCACCGTCATTGACGAAGGCCCTGGCATACCGGTAGGTGTGCATAAGAAGCTGGGCATATCGACCCTCGAGGTAGTGCTGACCAAGCTGCATGCCGGTTCAAACTTCAAAGCGAAAGAAAAGGACAAGACTGCAACACGCGGCAAGCACGGCGTGGGCGTATCTTGTGTTTGCGCAGTATCAAAGGAGTTTTATGCTTCTACCTCCCGCGACGGGAAATGGTACTCCCAGACTTTCTCTAAGGGCCGCAAGAAAACAGAAGTAGAGCGGGTGAAAAACCCCGTTACTCCCCTGTGTGCAATTCCCAAAGTGAAGTCGGGCACAGTCATCCAGTATGCGCTGGACAAATCGGTTATGCCGGATACCGTTCTTACAAAGAACCAGATATTCGACTATGGCCGCATCGTATCCGCCCTGTGCAAGGGCTTGAAGGTTCGCGTCACATTCAACGGCGAAGAAAAGACATTCCACAACAAACACGGCATCATTGACGCACTCGACTTCTTCAAGGAACGGAACAGCAAAAAGAATACGGAATACCTCGGTAAGCCGTTTCAGTTTGAAGCCGACAGCATTCAGTGCGCCATTCAATGGTCGAATCTCCCTGGCGAGGACAACGTAGCGAACTATGTCAACTTTGCGTCCACACCGGACGTGCAATCCACTTCGGTAAAGGGTGCATTTGACGTTATTGGGCGCGTGTTCAAGAAGGTGAAAGTGAAGGGCGCAGACTTCACAGTAGCCGATTTGCGCGAGGGCATGGTGCTTGTTCTGCACTATATGTGCAACAATGCCCGCTATGCTGGCCAGAACAAGGAAAAGCTCAATACGGTTGAAGCGGTCGAGGACGTCAAGCGTTTGCTTGAACAACCGCTCACCAAGTGGGTTAAGGAAAATGAAAAGCTGGTGCGTAAAATCATCAAGCGCGCTTCCGATATCCGCAAGGCCCGTGCAGAAGCCAAGAAGATTACACAGGCCGCGTCAAGTTTGAAAGCTTCCAAGAAGAACCTTGCAGGCAGCGATAAGCTGCGCATGTGTTCCAAGAAGTGCCCTGCTGCCGAGCGTGAACTCATCCTCGCAGAAGGTGACAGCGCAGGCGGCGCATTGTTCCTTGCTCGAAACAACTACAATCAAATCATCCTCTCACTGCGCGGCAAGCCGCTCAACGTGATGAAGACCAAGTCCATTGCGCAGGACTTGAAGAACAAGGAAATCCAGGACATCCTTATTGCTATCGGCGCAGACCCCAAGAAGATTGCAAAGGGTGAGCATCTTACGGAAGTGGCAGTCGGCAAAATTCTGCTTGCAACAGATGCAGACATTGACGGCGCCCACATCCGTACTCTCATTAACTGCATACTCTACAAGTACGTCAGGGCAGTGTTTGCGGCAAACATGGTCTACATCCTCAAGATGCCTCTTTACCAGGCTGCTTGGACAGAGAAGGGTGAAGAAGTTCGCTCATACGGCGATACGCTGGAAGAAGCAATGAAGGGCGCCCCCAAACGCGCTACTGTAACACGCTTCAAGGGCTTGGGCGAAATGACAGCGGAGCAGATGGAGCCCTACTCCCACTCTGGCAGCAAACTCCGCAAGCTGGTTCCGATAACCGAGATTGAAGCCAAGAAGGACCATGATGAATACATGCGACTGACTGGCGAGAACACCGACTATCGGAAGAAGATGTTCAACATCCAATAAGCCCTTGCGAGGACACAATGAATATACTTGAAATGGCAAAGCAGGACATGAAGGGGTACGGCGAAGAGGTTCTGAAAGAACGCGCTATCCCCGACTTTCGGGATGGCCTAAAGCCTGTTCACCGCAGGATTCTGTGGTCTTGCTATGAGTTGGGTTTGCACCATACGGGCGGCACAAAGAAGTGCGCAAGAATCGTTGGTGACTGCCTGGGCAAGTTTCACCCGCATGGCGACCAGAGCGTGTATCAGGCTCTTGTAGGTATGGCAACAAGCAATGCTCAGGAGCCTCTCATTCATGGACAAGGGAACTTCGGTGGCGTTGAAGACTCGGCTGCTGCAATGCGTTATACGGAAGCAAAGCTGTCCGCGTATTCAGACAAGTACCTCCTTGACCCTGACTATCTTGCAGTTATGCCTTTGGTTCCCAACTACGACTACACGGAAAAGGAACCGGTCTACTTGCCTAGCAAGATTCCGAATATCTTTGTCATGGGCACAGAAGGCATTGCATATGGCTGCTCCAACTTCATGCCCACTTTCTCAAGGCAATCTGTTATTGCTCTTGTCAAGAAGGCGCTTACAGGAAGCGAGATTAACGGCAAGCTTCTTTTGAAGACTTTGAAGTTCAAGTTCACCAACGGCGGTATTGTATGTTCCTCCAACAGGGAAATACGCAGCTACTTTGAATCCGGCGTCGGCCGCCTTGAGTTTACATGCGAGGTCTCAAAGGGAAAGAAGGACAACATCCTCGTTGTCGATACCCTCGCTCCCCGCATAAAGCCTTCGAAACTTGAAGCGCAGATGAATGCTATCAAGGATGTGGCGAATGTTGACCCCGTGAAGACCAGGACAAACCCCCACTGGTTCGAGGTCACGATTAAGAAAAGCGCAGACTGTAAGGCGGTCATTGACAAGATTCGCAATATGGCAACCACTGCGCTTAACTTTCAGACCTACGTAACGCACCGTCACGATGATGGCTCTGTTACTTTCAAGAAAACCACCCCAGTGGAAATCCTTGAAGACTGGATTGCCTGGCGCCTTGACTTTGAAAAGAAGGTCTTGGCTCGCCTCATTGGCCTTGAAGAAGCCCAGATAAACCGCTACAACTGGCTCATTTGGGCTTGCAACAACCTCAAGCTCATTATGCAGGCTCTTGAATCCAAGAATCCGGATGCGTTTCTCCGGAAGAAAGGAAAGCTCTCGGCAGAAGCGGTCGAGTTCATCCTTTCGCAGCAGGTTCGCCGGTTGGCCAAGTTGGAACTCTCCGGCCTTAAGGAGAAGTTGAAGAAGCACACCAAGAAGTGCAAGTCCCTCAACAAAGACCTGAAAAGCAAGGTTCGCTTGGTAGGCCGCGTGATTGATACCCTCGAAAAATAAGGAGCTCATTATGCAGCTTTCTATCCTCACCTCAGTCCATGACGTTCCTGATGCCGATTTGCGGCTCAACCTCACAAGCTCCCTTGCCCAGGATGCTGACCTTGAGGTGATTGTGATAGCCGATGCGGCTACTGAAAGCAATCTCAACACCCTCAGAGAGTTTGCCAGCGAAGACAAGAGGCTGAAGGTCTTTGGTGTTGAAGACGGCAAGAACGTAGGACCTGGCGCTGCTCTTAACCGGGCGCTCATGTATGCCTCAGGTGAATACATTGGTGTGGTTGATGGCGACGACTGGGCAGATACCAACTTCTTCGGTACTCTCCTTAAGACTGCCGAGGCCACCAGAGCACCGGTCGCGAAGGGCAATGTTATTATGCACCGTAATGGCGTCCCTGTTCGTGTGCTGAATATATGTGACGATATGCGCACTAACCATTACAAGTTCAGTTGGCAGCATTGGTCGGCTATCTACAACCGCAAGTTCCTTCTGGAAAACGGCATCCTTTGGTTCCCTGAAACCAGCAAGAATGCGGAAACTCTCTTCCTTGCCAAGGTCTGCGCCTTCACTGATTCAATTGGCCTTTGCCCTGACGTGTTCTATAATTACAACCGCAGACCGAACTCTGTGGATGCAGACTTGCTTGGGGAGCAGAAGTTTATTGATAGCTCCCATGTCCGTTATAAGGCGGCAGAATTTCTGCTTATGGTGTTCAACCACCTCGTGCCCGGTCACCTTGCCTGGTACGTAGGCGAAGAATGCCTTTCTCGCCTTATAATTGAAAGCGCCAGGGCAGACAGCAACAAAGCATACGAAGCCGCAGCCCGTGGTTTCGTCAACATTGTTACGCTCGTGGATGGCAGTTCCTCGGTGGTACCGTTCGAGCGTTATGTTCGGGAGCGGTTCCCGAAGTTCACTGGCGAGTTGAGCGACTACGGGGCCATTCTGTCCTATATGAAAAGCCAACCGTATAAGACCGCTGTGGAATGCTCCTAGGGCCCTATTTAGGGCTAAAACACCAGGCTTGACAAATAGTTCTAGTTATGTTATAATGCGAAGCATGATTAGACTTTGAAAGGAGGAAATTTTTATGGAATCATATAACGCTGCGGTGACCGCTATCAAGAAATTGAGCACCGGCACATTCCGCAATCGCCAGGCTTATGTTGACCAGTTCAAAGGAATCACCGCTGCACTTAACAAGGTGGCTGATGAATATGCCGAAATAGGGCACAACAAACTTTCCACCAGCGTTCTGACCCTGCGAAACAAATTGCAGAGGGCCATGCAGAAGGTTGCTGACGGCAAGCTTTCGTCCGTTTCTGAAATTAAGGAACTGGCGAAAGAGGCGGTGCGGTCAATGGCTGCCCTCAGCCCGAAGACGGCTGATAAAATTCAGGACAAGGCTGGTATAAGTGACCAGTCTAAGGTGTTCGCTGGATTCAACAAGAAGCGCGTTGCCCTTTCGACCGACTCCGCTACGGCAGCTTTCAAGCTGGAAAAGGCGCCTATGCTTCTCCTGTTCAAGAACCGAATCACCGGTGTGCAGGAAAAGCTCCTCAAGTCCTTTGGTGCTACGTTCTACCAGGGAACCAACGGCGTCAGTATCCCTAGCGTCCCCATTCTTGTGCTGAATAAGCGCGTGGTGGCCGAAAAGGACTTTGGGCGGACTGTAAAGTCTATCCTGCGCAGCTTGAAGCGGCCCGACCTGGCTGTGTTTATGAACGACGGCGTCACCAAGCGTAACTACGTTGCCTTCCCTGTCTTTGAACCGAAGCACGCCGAAATTATGAGCGTGATTTTCTTCGACTCTCTCCAGAGCAAAGAGCTTTGGGTATCCTAGGTTCAGGTATCAGGGAGGGTTTAGCATGATATGCGAAGTGTCCGGTCGCGACTGTCCTACATTAGATGAACACCACGTCATCCCCAGAGAGTTCGGTGGTAAAGATGGCCCTACCGTCCGTATCGACCCTGCTATCCACCAGGCTATCCACCGTTACTGTCGCAATAAAAGAAAGCTTGCCTCTTTTCTGGCAAGCTACCCGGAAAATGTGCGGGCCCGTATCCAGGTTCTTGTGACTGCCATTATTGAGGCAGAGAGTAACTTGGAGCGGGCCCGCTCCTACACCCTAACGCTGGAATTAACGGAGGAAGAGTATAAGAAGTTGACCCGTCTTGCTAAGGATAACCGTTCTACGGAGACCAAGATAGCTAAGACTCTTTTGTCCAACCTACTGTCGCGTTAATCGGCGCGTTAGAGGGAAAGAAATGCAAGCATTGCTTTTGCCGTTTTATACTCGCATGGAACTCGAAGCCTACTCAAGGTCAGATAGGCAAGAAATACTCCAGCATGTAGTGGAGTACCTTCTGGGATGCAGGCGCTTCAATGTCACTAAGCGGGCTTTGTCGGAGTTTGAATGTCATAATGAGTTTCAGCAAACTCTCCGTGACCTTACGCCTGAATACCAGAGGATTTACCGTAGTGCCCTACGAAAGTACGCGCAGGGGAAGAAGGTAGCTATTCACGACTTTGACAGGCATCACCTTAGGGATGTAGACCTCGCCAGCTTGAATGTGAAAAGACGGGCGTACCCCACAGAGGCCGAAGTTATGAAGTCCATGTCTTACACCATAAATTCAAGGGCGTACAGACTTAGGGCTAACCGAAAAATACAGCGCATGACCTCTTGTGGTGTTGACGATATAAAGCAGATAATGTACCTGAGGATACTAGGTGCGTATCGTGTGTATCTTCCGTCCGTTGGGCGGTGCTTGCCTACCCAGGCATTCTATTCTATCCTTCACAGTGCCCTTTCTTCTTCCATCATTGACAAGATGCGGGAACTGGATTCAAATAAGGCACAGCTTACGGTTCCGTTTGCGCTTCTTGGTCAGGATTTTGAAGATAGCGTAGATTCCTCGTACTACGGAACAGGTAAGTACCATGCTTCCCCCGAAGAGGTACTGCAGGCTAAAGAATCCCTCTACTCGGTAGTCTCTCACCAAGACCGTCTTGACCTCATAGAAGCATTTTCCCACTAAGACTAGGAGACCACATATGAAGACCCAGACTACGAAAAATGAAGCCGGCTCTACCCGTTCTGTTTCCCTTGTGGTTGTGTATGTTTCGTTGGGAGCGAAGAAAATAAATGCCCTTTCCAACTATTGCGGTAACCTCATTACGTCTAAGGTCAAGCGCGACGGTAAGTGGGAACTGGCGGCATTGCGCAAAAATGCAGAAAAGCTCCTCAAGCGAATCGTTGACTTTTTCCACAAGGAAAAGATTTCCCTTGAAACGAAGGGTGGTCTTAGCCGAGTGGTCTTTCCTTTCAAAGATATCCTGACCAAGCGCCGCAGGAAGAATCTCGGCCTAGAGATAACTCCTATCGGCCTCGTGTTCGGTAAGTGTGCCGAAGCCGTCAAAGAGAGCCTGGTTCCTCCTATTCCTGAGGAAGACAAGGCTTTTCACAAGTGGGATATTGTGATAGACGGCTTGCTTGCCAGCTATACCGAAAAGAAACAGTACGCGGCTCGGAAATGGCTGGAAATGACGGAGCCCGTTGTGCGTAATGCAGAAGCCTAGGGAGGGCTTATGAAATTCTATGTGGATTTACTTGGCCTTGTGAAGGAAAATGAAGAGTGGACAGGCGTCCCCTTCTTTCGCTTTACCTATAAGCCGGATATAAAGAAGTTGTCTATCCGCTTTTTTCGCACCGAAAAGGACAACGGCATCATTTACAGCGGTGAAGTGACACGCAAGACATCCGTTGAAACTGTTGTGAAAAGCCTGAAGGTCAGCGTCCTGAAAAAAGCAAAGAAAGACGCTATCAGGATGGCCCGCAGAATTATCACTTGGATGTTCGGTCAGATGGATACGGGTAAGCAACTGTACCCCAACGTAGGCGCCATCTTCTGCGAAAGTGAGCTTATGCAACCGAAAGCGGCTCAGGACTCGGCCAAGTACGATGAAGAGAGCAAGAAGGATATTGACGCCCTGAAAGCTGCAAGCAAAAAGACCACAGACGCCATACGAGCAAGGCTCGCCTCGGGCACCGTTGTCGAAGTTGACTTCACGCTCACCCTCACAGCGGATAAGGAAACAAAACGGTTCAAGCGTTTTGTTGTCGCGGCTAACACAGTCGGCATCACCGGTATGGTCTACTTGCCAAAGGGCACACCCGACTCACTCACAGTAAAAATCACCGGATAGGTAAAGGAGCACGTTATGTCCAATCCCGTTTACCTCGTTACCTGCCGCAGCAATCCAGACACCATATTCGGCGTGGGCTCCAGCCCAGATGAAGCAAAGGCCATAATCAACGCAAGTGTTGACGCTGCCAATGACAGCCTTTCATCAGCGCGGTACGACCACGTCATTGAAAATGGCCTTGACCCCATTGAAGACCTTGACATGGAAGAGTATGCAGAGCCGAGCATCATTCGCCAGTCTTCTCCGGACAACTATGCCATAACGGAAATGCCTCTTGACCGGCCTGGCGAAACAAACCTTCAGCTTGCCATTATGGCACTTCCTAACCATGACCCGGACGATGAAGAAGACGGTGACGGCGATTGCCCTCCCGGAGACCCCGACCCTGATGACCTCGAGGGTGACCCCGACTGGGACGAGGACGAAGCGGAAGAGGAGCCCGAAGCCGAGGGCAGTACAGAAGACCGCTAGCTCACCCGTGTCCTAGCGAACAAATGGGCCGTGGTCTATCAGGGGACTGCGGCCTGTCCCTATTTCGCCAGACAGTGACGCCAAACCCACATCAGATACCGATTTGACAGCACTTGCCATTCTGGCAGAATTATGTTATAATGTGCTATAGGGCAATTTCGCCCACAGCACGCAAGATGGGGGGGGGGGAGCCTAAAAAGTAAGT